ATGTATACTCGCTACAGCTACAACCCGTCGCTGGGTCGTACGTACGTGTACGATAACAAGTACTACAAAAATCTCGGCTCTGTCATAAAGAACGCTAAACGCAAGAAGCACTTTATCGAACATGAGCTCGAGGAGAAGTCTCTCGATCCCCTAGACAGATATCTGGTCGCCGAGGATCCTTTCCTGGGACCCGGCAAGAACCAAAAATTGACTCTCTTCAAGGAGATTCGCAATGTTAAGCCCGACACCATGAAACTCGTCGTCAACTGGAGCGGCAAAGAGTTTCTGAGGGAAACTTGGACGCGCTTCATGGAAGACAGCTTCCCGATCGTCAACGATCAAGAAGTGATGGATGTCTTCCTTGTCATCAACATGCGTCCCACTAGACCCAACCGCTGCTTCAAGTTCCTGGCCCAGCACGCTCTGCGTTGCGACCCCGACTATGTACCGCACGAAGTCATTCGCATTGTCGAGCCTTCGTACGTGGGAAGCAACAACGAGTACCGCGTCAGCCTGGCTAAACGCGGCGGCGGTTGCCCCATCATGAACCTTCACTCTGAGTACACCAACTCGTTTGAAGAATTCATCAACCGCGTCATCTGGGAGAACTTCTACAAGCCGATCGTGTACGTCGGTACCGATTCGGCCGAAGAAGAGGAGATCCTACTCGAGGTCTCGCTCGTCTTCAAGATCAAGGAGTTCGCTCCCGACGCGCCCCTGTACAACGGTCCCGCATACTAGATCGTTGTTACAATAAAACACATCATTCGATTCAAAACAACATTTATTACAATGTGGTAATTTTTTCAATCTCTCGTGCAAAAACATCTAGATACGATCGTATCTTGTCTAGATCCTTGTACGTTATTGATCGGCTCATCAGCATGGTCCCGATCGATTCCGACAAATTGGCAACGTTCTTGTCAGGCTTAATATTTTTAATTTTTTTTAATAAATTTTCGTATTGCGTTCGCAACGGTGGTATTTCTTCGGTTGGGTCGATTTCGTTCCAGTACTCGTCAAAACTGTTGTTATTGGCGCCGCTCGCTTCCTCGCTCGATTCGGCTCTCGCCTCTCGACGTCTACTGATGGCCTCGTTCATGGCGCTCCACAAACCGCCTTCGGCGGCAATTTTATTTGGTTTTGTCGTCGTCGTCGTCGTTGTCGTTGTCGTCGTCGATTTCGTCGCTTCCGATGCCAATGTTCCGCTTTCGGTCAACTTTGGTTTTTTAAACTTTAGCATTTTCTCTTTCAGCTCCTCCATCTGAGTCAGTGGACGCGGCGCGAGTTTTGGCTTTGTCGGCGAATCTGTCGTCGGCGTTGTCGTCGTCGGCTGCGGCGGCGGTGGCGGAGACATCATTGGTAACTCAATCGGCGGTGGCGGCGGCGGTGGTGGTGGAGGCGGCGGCGGCGTGATCATTGTTAATGACATTGACGGTGGCGGCGGCGGCGGCGGTGGAAAAGATTCAATTGGCTCCGACGCGGGTATCGTCGAAACTGGCGTTGCTGTCATCGAAACTGGCGTTGCCGAAATTGGCAGTTCTACTTTGGGCGCTTCCGGAGGTGTCGGTGTTGGCGGCGGAGGCATGTACACTTCGGGTGCGGTGACAATCGATCCCATAACGTTTGGTGGCTTCTCAATCGGCAACGGCGGTGTCGTCGTCGTCGTCGTCGTTGTTTTCGTCGTCGCAGAATCGAGTGTAACAATTTCGCTAAACAATTGGTCGAGCGTGGGCTCTTCTTTCTGATACAGTTTGTAAACGTCGAGGAAGGCCTTAAACAACGCTGCGATCTTTACTCGGTCGCGTTCGTTGACAATCTGATCGAGTAGGTTTTCGAGTGGAACTTTAAATCTGTTGGTGGCGTTGATGCGACGCACCATGCCATCGAGAGTGGTTATTTTATGACTCAGGGCAGTCTGTTCGACTATCGTCGGCGCAGTTTCGAGCGGAACACCATCGACGCGCACGCCTATTTTGTTTTCGAAAATATCCGAGAGTAATTTTAAGTATTCGATTGCTGTGCTTGTGTTGAGACGGACAAAGTCGCCATCCATCGCGTCCAGCAATTCGTTTGACACGGGCTTGGATAGATTCGCGAGCATATCGACGACATTGCCACCTTCGTTAAGATACTCTTTTACCGTCAACATGTCGTCGGCGCCTCAGGATGCCTCCTCGGTCGTCGCTGTCGTCGATCCGGCGCTGGCCGAAATTAACGATTTTTGTGCAGGTCTCAAGTTGGAGAGGAGTATCAAAGTTTCTGACGGCAAGTTTGGACGAGTGTCGGTATGGCGTCACGTGCCCACGCAATATTTATTTTTGAAAAAGACAATCAAACTGAAGCACTACAATGAAGTCGAACCGATGATCCACTCGTTAATGAGCAATCACAAGTATTTCATTAAACTATATTATAGCGTGACCACTCTTAAAAGTCACGTACTTATTATGGACTATGTCAAAGGAGGCGATCTGTTCGAGTTGCTCAAGACGGAGGATCATTTGTCGACGACAGAAGCGAAGTTGATTGTGCGGCAACTGTGCGAGGGTTTACACGCTCTACACTCGCATCATATTATCCACAACGACATTAAACTGGAAAACATTCTCTACAATCGATACAAACACATCAAGATTGCCGACTACGGCCTGTGCAAGATCGTGGGTCAAGAGTCGTGTTACGACGGCACAATCGATTACTTTTCTCCCGAAAAGATTAATCATCATCGCTACGACTTCCACTTTGATTGGTGGGCAGTCGGCGTGTTGACCTATGAGTTGCTCTGCGGCGAAGGCGAGCATCCCTTTAAAAAAGAGTGCAACGAAGTGCTGACGGTGGACAAGTTGGCGGGTAGGCAACAACAACAAAAACTACATTTCAATCGAAACAACTTTAATAAAGACGCTCAAACGTTTATTGTAAACATGTTAAAATACAATATAAACTATAGACTACACAAGTATAGTGAAATAATAAAGTATGACTTTCTCAATTACTCTTTGGCTTATTCTTTTCGACCTTTACACGCTTACAAATTTTTGGCTTAAACACCGCTTCTTGTTCGTTGACAATGATGATGTCATCGTCGTCTTTATTGTTGACGACGACAACGACATCACTGCCTCGATTGTCCGCCGGTGGCTTATCGGTGTCGCCTTTGCGTTTTCTGCGATTGTCATCGTCGTCGCTGCCGCTATCTTCGTCGTCGTCGGGCTCGATCTTGACAATGACGTCGCCGATGGGTTTATCGTTGTCGTCGTGCTCTTGATACTCTACATATCTAACCTTTTCGACTGGCACTTGTTCTTCGTCGTCGTCGTCGATCACTTCAGTCTTGATGACGTCTACTGTCGATGTAATCTCCTCGTCGGCTTTAGCGGCGGCAGTGGCGTTGTCATCACCTACGATATCATCAATGTTTTTGACAATGTCGCAAGTGTGGGTGTCGATGACTGTTTCGCTTTCGTTAATAGTATCGATCGCGTTATTTATTACAGTGTCAATTTCGCTGACGGTGGCTGTGGCGTCGGTGGACATGTCTACAGATTGTGTCTTATCAATAATTGTAGCGTCTTCGCCGCGCATGATTGAGAGTATTTCTTTTTTCATGTCGTTGTCGATTAACGATACGCGAGAAGATGGTTTGCGCGAATACTTTTTCTTGAATGTTTGATTCAATTCACCGATCGTAGATAGAATGTCGTTGCAATCGTACGGTTTATTGCGACTCAGCTTTGAAATTTTCTTGGATTTTAATTTTCTTGTCGAATCCAACTCTGATAGTATCGATGTAATATTTGTTGTCGTAGTCGTCGTCGTCATCGCCGTAGTCACAGGCGCTGTTATTGAAGATGTTACCGATGTAGTCGACGTAGCCGAAGATGTCGTCGCCAACGTCGTCGCCAACGTCGTTGAAAATGTCGTCGCCAACGTCGTCGCCAATACCGTCGAAGATGTCGTAGTCGTCGAAGATACGTCAGACGCCGAAACGGGCGGCGGCGGCGGCGATGACGACTTTGTCGATGGAGTATCCGCTGTCAACAATTCCAATTCTGGCTCGTCCGGGTCGGGCATCGGAGTTTTAGCTCGCCTTGCTTCGTCACTGTCGCTGGCACTTTCGTTGTCGCTGATGCTACCGCCGACGCTTTCGTTGTCGCTGATGGTATAGCTACCGGCTTTGTTGTCGCAGACAGTTTCGTTATTTTTAACACTTTTGTTGTCGCGGACACTTTCGTTGCCGCTAGCGCTGTCGCTGTCGCTGATTTCGGCAAAGTAACGCACAATACGACTGTCGGACACAACGACCACCTCGTCGTCGTCATCGTCGTTGTCGTTATTGGCGGCAGCGGTGGTTACGTTGATGGCGGACGGTGTTGAAGCGCTAACTGTGGAAGCAGTTGAAGTGGTAACGGTTGACGTTGTTGAAGCGCTAACGATAGACGTTGTTGAAGTGGTAACGGTAGACGTTGTTGAAGCGACAACAGTGGACGTTGTCGAAGCGATAATGTCGACTAAGCTAGGTTTGTTGCAAACCGCACATTTTTTCGACTCAAACAAACTGTTAAAGGCACAACCTACGCATAGGTGATGGCGACACGCGTCGTACTGATAGTAGCTGTAGGAATTGCTGCACATCTGACACAGGCGAGTCACGTCCTGCAGGTTGTGGACGATCAATAGTTCTCGGATACAGTTCATTTCACGAACGATCTTGCTCTGAACACTCACATACTCGTTGTAGAGCGCCTCGTTGACGACCGACGAGATGATGTGCAGAACGCGTCGTGTGTCATTCTCAAAGTCGATAGACCGCCGATCGACGCCGATGCTGTTGTATCGCTCGTACAGCTGCTTGCAATCAATCATGGTCTGCTGTAGAGAAACGTTACTCATTTTCGACACGAATTCATACACCATCGAATAGGTCTCGTTGGTGGCGACGAGTTGTTCGTAGTGCTTCACATACGCTTGAATGCAAAACATTGTATGTTCCAGCGCCGTGCACCTCGTCAGCAGTCTGAGAAAGTTCTTCATCAACATGGCGTCTTTACCGACGCGTAGATAACAAATGGCATTGTAGACGTCTTGAAAGCGCGACGAATACATGTAGTGTTCCTTGAAGGTACAATTAAAATACTTTACGATTCGGGTGTTGCAATCGATCTCCAACACGTGCACAAAGCCCTTGCTCTGCGAAATCTTGATCCATATCTGCACAGTCTGCGTACAGCGAATGTACTCGATCTGAATAAACTGGTGCGGCGCGTTCGACTATAACAAAGACACACGGACACATGTCAAAAAAAAATACAACTTGTACAAAATAAAATGCAGTATAGAGAGAAAAAAAAACAAGACTTGGACTTACTTGATCGTTGCAAAACCAGGATGTGTTGTTCATGGCTGCTGCTGCTGCTGCTGCTAGTGATGGTTACTAGTGTAGAGTCGAAACCAAAGTGAAATCCAATTTAGTTGCAGCGCTATTTATACTCAAACTTATCTGCGATTAACTCATTATCGAGTCGTATCTCGTCGTATCAGGACGATAAAGACGATAATGTTATCGGAAACGTGCCTCGAGTCACGTAGGCTAGTGATATAAATAGGCCTGCACCAAAGTTGGAATTCACTCAAGCGACAGCAACGCTAAGTAAAGTATACCTTTAAAATGTTCCTTCCGTGCGGATACGACACGTGCTACACTTGCAGCAAGTATGGGTTTGTAAATCCTCCAAAGGGCGAAGACGTTGTTTGTGAAAATTTCTATAGTTTTATCCCACCAATGGAGGGCGGCGACTACGATGACCACGAGTTTCTAGTTAATCCTCCGTCACCGGCCAAGGTCGACTTCTACCTCGAAGATGATGTAACCGAGACGACGTCATCAGCGGAAACAAAAACTTATACCGAGATGACGTCACCGAATGCGGTCCCATCGACTTCGGTGGCGTCGACTGCTGCTGACGACATTGATACTATTCTAGATGACCTGCCAGAGGTATTTCTGCCATCGACTGCGGCTGCTGTGCAACTGCCCGAAGATGACTCATTTGACGACGAGCTGCCTACTCCGGAGACGCAGCCCCCTTCGACTTCGCCGTCAATGCAGAATCTGCAGGCCGAATTGGACATGTTGGCCTTGGAAGTGGACCGTATAGTAGCTTCGGGAAAGGCACCGTCTTCGCCTCTTAGTGCGGCGGCGGCGCCCGTTTCCACAGACGACGACAACAACGGCTACTCTCCAGCCCTGGCGCCTGACCTACCGTTGCCGCGTGCGCGTCCCATACCGAGACGCAGTTTCTTCGGGTCGTATCCTACTTTAATGGGTCCTGTGCGTAGGCCCGACAGCTTAGTCATAAGGAACCGCAGTGCGCGTAGACGTATAGATTTTTAACAATGTATGTAATATGCAATGCTGTGAATGAATAAACATTTGCCATTTTGTTGTAATCAATCTATTATTTACTATTACCAATACACTTACCCCATTACATTACCATACACATACACATACAAAACAAATACCACACACACACATACAGACATCAACTTTTTTGCAGTGCAAAAAAATGCAAGTTGTCGTAGTATATGGAGAGCATATCGTACAGTGTAGACTATGCTAGTATAATAGTCTACGATTCGAACTTTTCCACTGTATATAGGGGTCACGTGAGTGGTGACTTTTTTTGTAGTGCAAAAAAGTACAAGTCTCTAATCGCACTGGCTTGTCTAATCGCACAAGTCTTGACACACTGGGCTCTGGCGATATGGCTTGTCTAATCTTTGCGATACGAGCCTATTATCAGATAATATGCTTCGTATCAGATAATGGCAGGTATAAATGGACATACAACGAAATTGGAATTCACTCAAGCGCTCAAAACGCTAAGTAAAGTATAATTTTACCTGCACCATCAGCCTTCTCAGCAGCCATGGAACGCATCGCCAATGGTAATGTAAACAACTCTTCTCGCCATCAGCGAAACATTGAATGCTATGTTAACATGGTTAAAATTAGGAAATTAATCGCTTACTCTCGCGCCAACGGGCGTAACGCCAGACTGACGCCAAACGTCAAACAGTTTATCGTTCGCTACATGCACATATCGCTAGCGACCAAGTACGAGAATGTCAAGCACAAGCCGCGCACCGAGCGACACATGCGTCACGCGAAAAGGTTCGTCGAAGACAACGGCCACGTGACCGTCGAGCCCCAAGTCAACGAGTCGTCTATTTGGCACCAGCCCTACGTGTACAGCAGAATCAACGAGTACAAGATGGTCATGAGGCGTCCCAATCTTTATGTCCGCACCAAGAGATGCCCGATCCGGACCAACAAGCACGTGATCTGCGCCAGGAAGCCACCCAATCCCCCGTCTACGTTGCACATTCGCCGAAACAGTCTCGAACACCGACCCGACGACGCTCTCCTCGCCTTACCCGAAGTGCAAGAGGAACGCGAGCGTCAGGAGCAGGAGCAGCAGGAGCAGCGTCAGCAGCAGCAGCAGCAGCAGGAACAGGAGCAACGTCAGGAGCAGGAGCAACGTCATAATATTAATTTTAATTTTGCTAATGCTGATGACATCATCAGGAACATGCCTCCGGAACTCGCCCAGAATCTGCTCGAACGACGCGAATTAATCATAAATATTCTAGAACAAATGCGTAGGAATGCGGCCGATAACAACTTGTTGGAATAAACATTAAATGTATATGTGTGTGTGTAAATAAATGTAATCTATAGTATTGTGTCTGTGATATAAATAAATGTCTTTGTTGATTATCGCTCGAGTTTTACTAAGTCATCATACAATACACGCACATACATACACACACACACACGACACGTCTCGAATATGGGCTCTTTCTTTAGACCTTTGCGTAATGTCAATAAAACATATACGAATCCCTTGGCATTTGCTGCCGACAACAGCAACGTGTGGAACACGGCTCCGAACGGTTTCTCGTCCGTACTCAGAAACAATGACGTCCTCTCGATTGGCAACAACCGATACATTCCCGGCTACAGGACGGGCAACAATAACTTTGTATCCACCATGGACATGAATTCGATGCTGCGCAACAACGATACAACTGGCATGCGCCAAATATTCGGCAACAACATGTCCAATAACGATGTCGTCGGCATGAATCGGTTGCGTCGCGCCGACAACATTCCCGACGCCAACGTGCACAGTCGCAACGTCAGACGCGACGCAGTCAAGCGCAACCATCCCGAAACGAACACGACCACGCCCGAAGGCATCAATACCGTTCTCGAAAACAATCCCCGCCTCAAGAGTCGCTTTCTGAGCATGAAGAACTTGGGCGTCTCGGTGCTGCTCGGTGCCGGCGTCTACCTCACCTTCTCGGCCGCCAATCTGGTCAACGACATTCGCGACGCCATCAATCGCACGGGCGGCAGCTACTACATTATCGGTCGCGACGGCGGCGACGATCAGACCATGTGTCTGCTGCGCTATCGGACCTGTCGATTCGACCAGAATCCCGGCGACGTTACATTGTGTCCCTTCGATCCGCTCATCCAAAATACGACCGAGCTGCAGCAAATCTGCAACGGCTTCAACTACGATGAGGAGCAGAGCGTGTGTCGTCGGAGCGACACCAACGCGCCCGTCGACTCGCCCCAGTACCTCGACATTTCGGCGCTGGCCGTCGATCAGACCATCACCTGCATCGAACCCTACAATATGGGCGACCTGATTGGCGATCTCGGTCTCGACGGACTGCTCGGCGATAACGGTCTCCTGACCAGTTCGTCGAACAAGAGTCAGAGTCTTAGCGAAGCGCTGCTGCCGCTGCTGCTTATCATCGGCGCCATCATACTCGTCGTGTTTATAGGTTATTTCATTTTTAAAAGAATGCGAGCGTCCCAAGCCGCCGCGGCAGCGGAACCCATGGCTACAAACATTCCAATCATGGCCGTGCCGATTGCGATGAAGCAGTAAAAAAAAACTCGTGTGTGTAGACTATCGTTTATTTCGAATCATCCTTTCTTCTGGACATGTCGTAGTAGAGTAGCGATGCGGGCTTCTGCACCTTGATCTGCACGCGACTACTGTCGAAGCACAGGTTGTTGTGTTTGGTGGTGAGAAAGTTTGAAAAGAAAAAGGCATCGGTAAACCCGCACACGCTACAATACAATATGGGATTGGTGCGCTTAAACATTTTATCTTTGGTGCACTGTCTACAGTACAGGGTACATTTGATGGGAAAATAGACGACATAGTCTTGCGGCATAGTCTTGTAGACGCGTTTCGTAATCACATAAAAATACGTCAGCAGCTTGTGATCGTTGTACGTGTCGAGAAACGCCATCATGCTACTCTCCTTGGGCTTAAACTCGAGCTGGTAGACGGGCCGGCAAGTCGATTCGTCGACACGATTGTGCATCACCACCTGCTTGTCCGTGTCCTCGAACAGCGTGCGGCCGTAGGTTCGCAGGCTGATGGACGAGATGTGCTCGTTGTCGCGTTTCGCTCGAACAAAGCCCTGCGTGTACGAAAAGAAATCGTGCCAATTCGGCACTTTGGTGCTGGTCGTTACAGTCGTATACTCGAGCGCGATGGGAAAAATGTAGCGTGTGACAAAGCCCAGCTCGCACAAGCGCTCCACGTCGACGAGAGAGAGGCGCGGATACAGCTGCACGCGCACAAACTGATCGTCGTAATAGTAGTTTAGACAGTGTTGACACACGAATCTAAATCTCTGCCAACGGCGGGCGGGATCGTTGATCGCGTCTACGCTTGTGTCGATCGCCACGTGCAACTGCTGAATCGGCGCGGTGTCGCGACTAAACAGCCTATTACACCGGCCCTGGCAACCGACCGTCTTTTTGGTTTCGTTTCCTCGAAAGTTGGCGTTCACTTTGTGCATCTGCGCATAGTCGTTGAGATTGACGACGCCCTTGACGTAGGCGACGGCGAAGCGACTGATCGCCTTCAGTAATCGCATATTTTCGACGGACAAAAACCGAGGCCGAAGATCTCGCGGAGTCTTATCCGCCTGCGCCTGCTTCGAAGCCGCCGACGGCGACGCCAGAGATATGCGCGCCGACGAGATCGTTTTGGAAGACATCTATATAAAGAGAAACACAAATTTAGTATAAAGAAAAATAGTATGAGGCATGGTGTAGGCTCATCGGAGACAACTCACCCTGTGTCGTTTGCGCTGAACGAAGTTGGAATAAAGTTGGAATTCACCAATGCGCCTATTTATACCAATCTTATTCAGTGACGCGCGGCGCGAACGAGCGCGTGATGTGCATTTCGATAATTGAATTAATAAGCGATAATGTCGTGATCGCTCGGTATAAAAGCTTCAAGTTGACAAGGCAAACTTCAGTCTATCGTCATGTGTAGATCAGTGTTGACTACGCTGTTGTTAGTAGCGGTGGCGGTAATGGCGGCAACGGCGACGATCGCCGGCGCAACCAACCTCAACACCACCACATCCAGTGATATTGTACAAGTGACGATATTGCCCTCTACGGCGGGACTTTATTTTCAACCGGTGAGCAAGCTGCAGTTTGTTCAAAACACTTGGCATTTCGTGATCGAAATGGATCACGGCTATGTCTTTAAACAGTTGAATGAGCTGTACAAATCGGCCAACGACTTGAAAACATTTGTCGTCGAAAACAAAAACTGTTCTCTGTCCAAAGTGATCGAGTATCAGATTGACAATTTTGTCCTCAAACACATCGTCGGTCTAGTCCGACAACACAACGAAATCGACGAAAAGATTCCACACATTATCGCCAGCAGCGGCGACGGAGACGCGGCATCTAATACAAAAATGACTCTGGTGCGCAAGAGACGAGGAATAAACTTTGTGGGCACAATCTACAAGTATCTGTTCGGCATCATGGACAATAACGACGCTCACGAACTGCACCGGCTAGCCAACAGTTCCAATTCGATAAACTCGCAGGTGAAGCAGCTGACGGACGAACTGATTCGACTGACCGACTATGTCGATCACATTCGCAGCGTCGACGAGTACAAGAGTTCGTCGGCGTGCACGTATATGGACACGAAGCTGAACTTGATCTGCTCGCAGCTGAACGACATCGAGGAGCTCTACAATCGACTGGATCGCGCCGTTGACAGCGCCAAGATGAACTATCTCAATTCGCTCGTGGTCACGCCGTCGCGCCTGCTCAACGAAATGTCGAACGTGAGCGGCCATCTCGGCGGGTTGGCGTGGCCGGTCAAACTCGAGCTGAAAAATATGCACGTTTTGATGGACTCGCTCGTCAACACGCACGTGTTTCTCGCGGAAAATCGCAAGTTGCTCTTTATCATCGAGGTGCCGCTCATTCATCAAGACATTTACGATCTGTTCCACACGATACCGTTGCCCTATTGCAAGCAAAAGTCGGACAAGTGCGCCATCCTATTGCCCGACAGCAAGTATCTGGCCGTGTCGCAGGATCGTCGCGGGTACGCGCGCTACGACGACACGACCATGTGCAAGACTGTGTTCGACACGAAACTGTGCGACCGGCCCAAGATTGTCTACAACACGCAAACGGCAAAGCTGTGCGACATTCGAATCTTTATGAATAGCAGCAACAACATCGACTACGACAAGGACTGCGACGTGCGCGTCGGACGGTTCGAAGACGAACTCTTTTACGCCGTGACCGAGTACAACAATTGGCTGTATGTGATGCGCGACGAGGTTCAGATGCATTTCGTGTGCTTCCAATCGAGCACGATGCCGCAGAGTCTGTCGGCAATTGCGCTCAAGCCGGGCGTCGGACTCATTCACGCGTCGGGCGAGGAGAATTGCAAGATCAACACGCAAAAGACTACGCTCACGATCCACAAGCTGCGCAACAATCTCAAGTCGATCATTACGGTCGCCATTTCGAACAAGTTCAACATTAGCGATGCCGTTCGCGACATTGACCGTCTGCGCCTCGCGTCGCTCAAGACCAACAACGATCTCGAACACACCAATCTGCACGAGCTCACCGACCGTCTGTACGTGTTGCGACGAAACATTGCCAACAACACAATCTATTCGGGAGCGGACATTGTCGACGACGACGACTCGGACGCCGTGGGAGGATGGTTCTCGGGCCTGTTTGGCGGCGTCGCCAACATGTGGTACTATGTCAAGACTAGCGCCATTGTCGTCTTTATGATTATCCTCACCATCGTCATTATTGTCGCCGTCAAAAGGTGCGTCGACACTTGCGAGTCGTGCGCCAAACTGTGCGGCTTTTGCTTTGGCAAAAAGAAGCGCGGGCACAAGTCCACGTTTCAGTTTCCCGATCGTCAGATGCATAAACGTAACCAAAAATCGATTGGCTACTACGACGACGACGACGACGACGACCCTCTGTCGTCCATCGAACTGGTGACCACCACCGTTAGGGAGAAAAAATAAAACATTATTGTTTGTGTAATTTTTATTGTAATAAATATATAATTATAAATACAATTCTATCTTTATTTACCTATGATCACATCGACACACTTTGAACGGACAAATGTACGGTTCGTTGTTGACGAATTGGCGAGTGTGTTGTTCGTCTCTAAACTTAAAGTTTCCAACAGCGATGTAATCGTCGTTCCACATCGATATCAGCGACGGAGAGTACATGCAGAATACCTTTTGCAGCACCACCAACCCGATTCTGCGCTGTCGGCCGCTATGATAAATGTAGTAGCACATTGTCACGTTGTTGACGTCGAGCACGCGAGTCTTGCACGTTAACCTCAATTCGTTGACTTCTCTATGCGTGATTGGTTCGGTCAAATAGAACAGTGCGGGAAAATCAATGGGGTGTTCACAATGAAATGTACCGAAACCGTGGATCATTAGGTCTGGGACGACATAAGCGCTTTCGCTCAATCTGGCGTAACCTTTGTAAAAGTCGTCGGCAAAATTGTTTTGCATAAACGACATGTTGATAGGATTGTAGAATTTTTGGCATAAGCCTTTGTGTTCATGATCAAAAACAAAAGCGACATCTTCGAGGCGCAGTTTGGCGTCGGCGGGCGCCAAAACGTAGCCATCGTTGAAGGGACGCACGCGATACGCGCCCGCCATCATGTCCAGTCGCATCATATCGCGTCCCAGATTGTTGATGTCGCACACGTACATTGTAGCGTCTGGACCGACAATCAATTCGAGCGGACAATCATACGTTACGGAGGGCATTGTCGCCACGACTCGCAACGGCGTCGCCTTTAGTGACTGACAATAGTCTAGTTTCTTGATCATTTCGTCAAGTGTCGCTTTTAAATAATAACTCCAACCCAATTTGATGCTGTGCATGTAGTAAATATCGATTTTCGGCAGCTTCAACTCGAGTAGTGTCGAGCGATAGTAGTCAACGTTTACGTTAATCAATAGCGTTTCGACGCACATTCGATACAAACTCGGTACAAATGAAACGGCGGCCATCGTCGATGGTGTCGGACTGATTCGCCGTCGTCGCCACAACGACTTTTATCCTCACTTTTCGAGGATCTTATCGATTTTGCCGTTGATGATGTCAATCTTTTTACTGTTGACCAATATCAAGTCGACAGAATGTTTGGTCATGTTGTGAAGACGTGAAATTGATTGTAGTACAGTTTCGTGGTACCGATGAATGTCCTGCATTAGCACGTTGAACTTGGCGTCGACACTTTCGTAAATGACGACGAGTAGTTTCTTGATGATGCCAATCTCGTTTTGCAGACTGTTGGCGTACCAGAGATACGCGCACACCAACACCAATGCCACCGCCGAATAGTTCATGTTGTACGAAAGCACTCTTATTTTTTGCGCAACACCACGTCTTTGATCGATTTGAAACCGTCGAGCATAGTGTCGTTGCTAAACGCAATCTTGTTTGTCAGGTCGGCTTGCATGCTTTTGATCGTTTCGAGAGCACCGTTGATGTTGGCAAAAAGCGCCGCGTGTTCGCTGCGCAATATATCGCGCCACACTTCTGTGTTATTCTTGCCGCCACTCGACAACGACGACGACGACGAAAGGTTTTCGTTTTGGTAGAGCGGCTGCTGCGGTGGCGGCGCATTGCCCAGACATTCTTGCAGTGTACACAGTTGCGTTTTGATCTCGGACAGCGGATCGACGATTTGACTCTGAGCGCCCATGATCAAGTCGCAAATGAGCTGCTTGAGCGCCAACAATTCGTGCCGATGGTGCGTCGACGACGGCCTGTACGAGGACAGATAGCGTCCGAGCGCAAATACGTGAACGTAGTTTTTGTTGTTGCGCGTCAATCGTTGCGACGGAATCACGTTGGCCCACATGACTGCGTGATTGAACCCGCGAATGTTGACCAACGGCGCGATCAACTTGGACACCGCCATTAATTCTACGTAGCCGTCGCGATCGTCTTCGCCGTTTTCGATGATCACCACCTCGAGAACGTGCTCGTCGTAGTGGAATTGAACGGCGGCATCGTTTGAGGCGTTAATGTTGTTGGCGTTGTTGCTTTCGTACATTTTGCTAGTAGTGTCTTATGATACTTGCTTTGGGTAAGATGCTTTCATTTTTTGAAGTCAATCTATACATCAATCATGTACAACAACACTAGAGCGCGCGAGAATCGCTTCTACGCGTATAACTACGATAACATTATGCGGCAACACGATGCGATACGAAACGATTTGCGCACGTTAAAGTCGCAAGTGTACGAGGTTTGTCAGCAGTCTAACGCCGATCGTGGCCTATGCGATCGTATAAAGTCCTCGCTCGACACCACCACCTTTGTCACGAGAACCAACTATATTCCTACCAAGAATAATGACATCATCACCACCACAACCACTAGCAACAACGATGCCGTTATTGTTATGGACTCCACAAAAAAATATTAACATTGACAAAAACGAAGAGTATGCGGTTTCGCTGCAAGACGTCGATATTGCCGTTACCTCGCTAACGCCTTTCGTCGATGGAGGACTCTACGTTCGCATATCGGGTTTGCGACTTCAACATTTAGTTAAAAACAAAAACAAGGTAGCGGCGTCGTCGTCGTCGTCGTCGTCGTCGTCGTCGTCTTCAACATCGTCGGCAAAACGTAAAAGTTTAAAAAATATTTGTCTAAAAAAATTTCAAACCAAACGAGAGATTCTAGACGTGCTCAACGATCGTTTGCGGATGCCGGATTGTATCAAGAGCATACTCAACGAAATCGCCGTGCGGCCTCGCGGCAAACGCTACCGCAAACGTTTCATCTTCAACTCGTACATTGCCAACGTGATTACGTGTACGATATGCGAAAAAAGGTGTCTGATCGACGGCATGAGTGTGCTCTACGAACACGAAAACAAGTGCGTACAAGACTTTGAGTGTTTTCTCTTTAGACGCGAATCGTTGTATCTGCCGCCTAACTGCGTCAACATGAAGAATAAAGATAAACTGTGCAGCAAACTCGGCATGTGTAGAGGCACCAATCCAGTTTGTAACTTTTGAAAACTTTGAATAAATTTTTTTTCTTTATCCGTACTTTATTTTGGATTTTATTGCCAATTCCCGAAAACTTACGCATAATAGTCAATGAAAAGTTCCCGACCAACATCGACGACACATAAACGAAAAGCACCAAGTAAACATCGACTACATATAAACGAAAAGTGCTTGGTAAATTTCGCCGACATATTAACTAAAAGCACCAAGTAAACTTCGACGACACATCATCGATATTTGCCAAGCAAACTTCGACGACACATCAACGATATTTACCAAGCAAACTTCTACCGACCCCGCCGTTTTGGCGGGGTTGCTCGAAACTGTCCGAGACAACTTCGTTGGTGTGTTTCGACAATAATTGATTTGACCGTAAATTTTAAACAAAGCAAACTTGCGCGATGTTGGATATTTCCGATTTGACACCAACTTTACATTCATCGCAGATCCACAACAAACGCAAAGTTGGCGTCAAATTGTATTTAGTCGCGGATCGGCGACTAACGCAAGTTTCGCACCAAATTGGATTTTATCGCCGATTCACTATAAATGTCAAGTTCGACAATGTTGGAATTTGTCGCCGATCCGCTACGAATGTCAAGTTGGTGAAACAAGCAGCACAAAATTGGATTTTGTCGCCGATCCGCAACAAAAGTAAACTTTGTGTGTTATTTGTCGTATTAATACTAAATTCAAAACTTTATCAAAGTTGGCAAGGCAAAGTTTGTACGATGTTGGAATTTGTCGCGGATTGGCGACGAATGTAAAGATGGAATGAAACAAATACATTTTAGAGTGTAATTTATTGTTGTAGATTTTCTTGTATAAACGATTTTACGGTATCGACACTGCAATTAATGTTCATACGATGACGAGTGGTTTTGTGGTAGTCGAAATTTTTCATGTTTAACTCTTCGTCGATACATTGGAGCGCCATTTGCGGGTTCGGATGTACGCTGTCGTAGATCATTTCCATGTCGGCGTAGCGTCGCTTTAGCGTCCTGTGTCGTTTCTGTTGGGCCGTCAGAAAAGCGACTTGGGTCTTTTCGTCGTCCAAGTTGCGCACAAACACCGATAGACGCGGATGCTTTGTCGTGTCGCGAGGATAGCGAACTAGTTCGCAACGATTGCCGACGACACCGCCGGCGCCGTTGATCGCAGACGACGATAAAAACGACATTCGTCTATCGATAACGCCGCCGCCACCACCGCCGCCGCCATCTTCGTCGATCGCGTTTCGGTGATGTTCACGCAGTCGTTTGTAGAGAGATTCGACGTTTTCGTAGGCGCGCATGCGATCGTTAAGCTCTGCGATACGACGATCGAACTTTTCGAATCGTTCGTCTACGGCGAAATTGTGCTTCTGTATGTTATCGACGGCCACCAACACTTTGCCCAGCTTCTCGTCGAGCGGCGACGGCCGATTTTCGAGTTGGCGAAACACGCTGTCGATGAGCCACGCCGTAAACTCTGCCTTGCCATCAAACTCTGTGTGATCGATGAGCTGTAGCACGCCGTGTTTGTTGATGCAAACGCAACTCGTTTGTTCGCCATCGCCGCCAGCGGCGATCTTGTTGAAGATTAACCGATTTAGATTTTGCTTGTACTTGTCGTCGACGCAGCAACGCACCGCTTCGGCGCCGTCCGCATAGCCGATACCGCGCGCAAACGATTTGCCATTCAACCAAATGTCGTTGTTTTTGTGGAGATAGTGTATTGTGAAATCAAACTGATCGTTAAACTCTATGCGCTTCTTTTTGAAAATGTACGAAAACTTTGCATCGTCGTCGTCGTCGTCGTCGTCAACGCGACGATTATCGCCGACTCCACCGCACCACCAGTTAATTAGGTACTCGAACAACATTTAGTGAAGGAGCGTTGAAAATTTCCTCCCTTTAAAATTGTAGCTGTACGGCACGCGAATCTGGTTGAGGTTGCAAAATACGTGCTTGTCGACCGCAGGCCAGTAGTACAATAAAGGTTTGTCGAGAGCTTTGCTTATCTTGTCGTCTTTGTTCAACGCCTCGACGTATGCCGCAGCAAAACATCCTTCGGGCAGCGACGCCGGATCCTCGATCGTTTTGGGTGGAACAAACACCTTATAGTAATTCTCGCGCACCGACTTGCAGGCGCCCATCGGGAAGCGATCGATTCGCAGCCACACGTGAATGCCGCGATTGCCCGAGTGCATGATGCGCGTCGCGTTCTTGCCAAAGAAATTCATAAACGTCGCCGTCGCCACGCGAATCTTTGCCTGCAAGTCGTCGTCGTCGTCGGCGTGTACGTCCACGTCGACGACCCATTCGCGACCGCCGTCGCCGTCGAGCGCCTTGACGTGCACATCGGTAATGCCGTTTCTTTCGATGTACTCGGCGAACACGTCGACGTTGTCAAAGTGCCGGTCGGGATGTTGCCAGCGGCGACCGTCGAAGAAGGCATAGCGCCGGCAGTCGTTGTAGGCGACGCTCTGCCACATTAGCTCTATTTGCTCGAACGTATAGAGTTTGCTAGTTGCTCTCAGCATGACGGTTTGGGTAAGTATGACGACGATAACACTGTCCGACGGCGCTATACCAGCGTCGTATACAGCATTTATCAGCACCTCCACCACTCGCGCAAATTTTTTACTCGACAAACAAGACGCCGGCGGCGGAGACGGCGACATTGACGGTCTATTCGACATGATCATGAACGAAATTGGCAAGATTGAAAAGAACGAAAGCTACGACATAAGCTATACGAAAATAATTTTGGGTCTGCTCGTCTTGCTCGCCCTTTTTACGATCAGAACGAAAATGTATCGAGGCTGTTGTCGTCGGTGGCAGAGACATTATCGTCGTAGTCGTAGCACTAGTCTCCAAGGCATAACTATACACTATAACGTGACGGCGCCTCCGCCGCCAATGTCGACACCATCGCCGATTGCGGAGGCGGCGACATTGGCGGACACTCAAGCAATCTGCGCGCTAGACGCGATTTCGTTGATGATGCCGCACGAATTGACGCCGCGTCGGATGCGCACGTATCCGTCTTCGCCGTAATCGGAGCCCCACGAATTCTTTATCGTCCAATAGGGCACGTTATTCTCGACGCCGTAGCCGACGAGCAGCACGGCGTGATTGAGGCCGTTGTTTTCGCAGAAGCTCACGATGCCGCCAAAGTAGTCGGTGAGGTCGACGGCGTCGACGGCCACGGCGATTGGACCGACGTGACGGAGCAAGTCCTCGAGTCGTTCTTCGCTGAGGAGCACGTATCGATAACAGTTGCGAACGCCTACCGCAAACTTGTGCGGTTTCAGAGCGCACGGTAACCGCTGTGCTCGGTAGGGATAGTCGATCTCCTGCTCGACGCCGCCCATGTGCATGATCTGTTCGTAGGCCGTGTGTATGAGACCGCCGTCGCAGCCCATGTCGACGTAGTCGCAATCTACGAGCTGCTGCTCGGCCAGATCGATGAGACGGTCGTACTTTATCGCGTACTGACTTTCGAGCGAGGCGAGACCCGCAAACGCCCAGCACGCGCCGCACATGCCCTGATCCTTGACCGAGGTGACTTTGTTGTGGTCGCGCCAATCAAACTCGGTCGGTCGCTGACGTTGGCCGGGACCGTCGACGACGATGGTTTCGCAAAAATTTGCGCCCAACTCGCTCGCCGCCGCCAGACCCGTGTGTCGGCTGACCACCTCGCTCTTGGTCATGTCCGCGAATCTGTTGATCTTGTAGACGGCGGAATCGTTGCGGCTATTCTTGGCGTTGATCGATTCAATGTTGTGGCGGAAAATGTTGTAGCGATACTTTTTCTCGTCCTCGTTCGCGTACTGCTTGTTGTATTGCGAGATGAACTTTTCGAAATACAACGGAGCACTGTTTATGTTGTACAATGGTTTCGGCGTCACGGCTACGACGCCTTCGTCGCGCTCAAAGAGCGCGCTGACGAGCAGCAAAAAGAATAGAGTTTTGTTCATTATACATTCAATAAACAATAGGTACTTATATATGTATAATATGTATAGTTTGTTTGGCTGCTATATATATATAAAGGAAACTAGCCGGACAACTTCATTCGAAGCGCGGCGGCGGCGGCGACGACGACATGGACAGCGGTCGAAGCATCATGGACAGCGGTCGTTTTGTTTTCCTACAAAGGAACAGTACGTGTAGGAGAATTCGCAAGCATCCGATCAAGGCGCTGATGGCGATGAAGAACGAAGTCGACGCTGTCGAGTTCGTGGCGTCGTTTATCGTCAAGAACGACGCGGCCTACTTTGTCTACACGGCTCCGTACGACATTTGCATTTCGCACCTTTCCGACAGACGAAAGGAGAGGATAAAAAAGATTTTCGATTCACTATTGAAGCTTCGCTACTGTTATAGTCCGTGTAAAGAAGTGTACGATGTTTTGTTTGATAAATAAAAAGCAAAATTCGTATGTGTGTATCTTTATTGAAAAAAAATACCTGTCGATCCACACACGTTGATAGTCCAGTTGCTGCAATAAGAACCAAAAAATGTTACGATATTTCATTGTAGTTTTTGTGTTGTTAGTTATAATTATTTGTATACTCGTTGTCGATTGTGTGAGTCGACCTATCGGCAACGACAATGACAACGGCGGCGGTAATGACAACGATGGCGGCGACGACAACGATGGCGGCGACGATGACAACGATGGCGGCGACGACAACGATGGCGGTGAAATTGGCCCCAATTTGCCGTGTACTTCAGTTGGAATGAATGCGGCCAATCCCAACGATTGTCGTACCTTTTTTATATGTTTGGGCGGACGCTATGTATTGTTAACGTGCAGCGATCATTTCCTCTACGACGCCGAAACGCATAATTGTAGGCATGAAGATGAGGTGGATTGCGGCACTAGACCGCGACCGTCGCCATAAGCACACGATACATCACAATGGTCGCACGCGAACAATTGAGCGCCGAGCAGCGCATACTCCTCGAAATGTATTTCCACAATAATTACGTGAAACGCTTGCAAAGCCCGTCGTTTCGATTGTCGCGCGACGAAATCTTGCGCGTGGAGCGAGCCACGCGACTCCAATCGAAAAATTACCTCTGGCACATGCTGCGCATCGATAGGAACACGGCGTCGGGCGGCAAGAGTGCCGATCGAGTCTTTATCGCCACCGACGCCATGACCTACGGTCTCGAGCAGGAGGACGAGTTGAAACGCGACAAGGCAACGATGCGCCTAATCCGCGAAACGATCGAAAAGACGCTCAATAAAAAGGCCGTGAAACGCGCCACGAAATGCGGAATGTTTCTCTCGTCGTTTGGTCTGCACGCCGCCTCGCCCGACGCCTACTTTGAGTTGGAGGACGGCACGTTCGTGCCCGTCGAGATCAAGTGTCCGCACTCGTTTCGCGACGTGACCATCGAGCAGATGCGACAAAAGCTCAACGATCGCCAGCCTCGCTACGTGGTGCCGCACACCGCCTTCACAGTCAACAAGCGCGGGGCGCCGCTCTTTTTCGTGAAAAACACCAAGGAGCACTATCATCAGATGCAGAAACAAATGTACGTCATGAACGCGCCGATGTGCGTGTACGTGGTCAAGTTCGCCGCCAACGAGTATGTCATCAGCAGCGTGATGCGCGACGAAACAGAGTGCGCTAAACAGCGCGAAGTCGAAGAAAAAGAGTTCAACAAGTGGGTGGCCAACAACTCGATACACAAAAAGTATTCGAGCGCGTGGAAACGCCAGCAGAGTCTGTTGAGCGCGTCGTACACGACAGAGCAAGCCAAACGGCTGGCGGAGCGCGGCCTCTTTCATCATTTTGGCCAACTAAAGTGCGTCTACTGCGACGCCACATTTGACGCCGAGGCCAGTTTCGATTTTGTAATGCAAAAACACTATTGCACCGACAACAGCGTCGAGGAAGACATCAAAGTTGCCGTCGACAAGTTCGTTTCGCACTCTAAACGTGTCGAATCGCTTCAGAAACACGATGCAGACGTCGACTTGGCCGCCCAGGGCGTATACCACGACGGAACAACGGGATTGAGGACATTTTGCTGCAATCGTCGTGTTTCGATGACGACGACGACGATCAAACATAATGACAATTGTGAATATGTTAAAATAATAAAAATGGATAATATTTAAAGTCTTGTTTTATTTGGTAGTAGTATAGACAATTTTACATAGTACACTATATAGATTACAATATACACGAATATCGTGAAAATTTCAAAGGCAAAACACAAGTGAAATAATCGATTGGTGGGCGCGTTCCAATCGAAGCACTTGTAGATCGAGACGTCGGTGAGGTGGTGATAGAGTATGGCGAACGTGCCATACACAAACGTATACACAATCGGCTGGTACACTTCGTAGAGACGCACGTCGATCGCATTTGTGGCAACTTCGAAGAACACCAACAAAGAGTTTACACTGTGCACAACGTGATTGACGGGATTGCGCAGGCCATCTTCGTAGCCGAACGTCATGATGAAATAGACGATCGTCGACATTACGTTGGCGGTGCAGGCCACGTTGAACAGCACACGTTGCAGCGCCACGGCACATCGTAGCGATGATGGCGTCGTAGACTTGTTGGACGACAATGACAATAGTTTTAGTGACACGGCCGCTCCGTCGACAAAGAACAAAAATAGCAGCATCAGCGACCAGTGCGTAAAATAGATCCAATACTCGTTTTTGTCGGGCGCGATATAGACGGACGAGGCGATGAGTATGGCGACAATTAGACTCGAAGCGATTCGCATCGTGGCCATCACAGCAAACGATTGTTTTCGTCGACCGCTCACACAGACACAGGCACCATATCGATTCGTAAACGACCAATCGCTACCATCATTGCGATCTAAAAACGGCAACTGCTGCTGCCAACTCATCTTGACGAACACTCGTGCGCGATCGTCGGCGCCGTGATCCTTTATACTCGTCGAGTATCTAAACATACAATCTTATCATATAAGCCACACTGGCGCGTGAAACAACCTTGACGGAGCGAGTATAAAAGCCGATTTCGTTTTTGAGCAACCACAAGTGTTTCGTCGGCATCGTCGCGATCAACATGTTGGCTTTTATTGTACTGGCTGTGTTAGCGGTCGATGCCGCTGCGCGTCCCGCTGCCGGGCCGATCACGGAAGGCACCCGCAACCATGTGCACATTTTCATCAATCACCACTATGTCAACATGAACGCCAACGGCACCATCGACGCTGTCCAGCTGGCCGAGTCTAACTCTACGATCTGGCACCGCATCGCCATCAACGATACCATCCTGCTGCGCTCGTCCGTACACTGTACGTACATGTGTATCAACGAGTGCGGCTACACGTATACGGCAAAAGTACCGAATCACGAGTGTCTGTGGTACGAGAGATACGACGACGCCAACTATAGATTCATATATAAAAAGTTTGACAATCGCACCGCATACTTGGCCGTCAACATTGCGGGAAAGTTGAAGCGTGTCGTTTTGCTGAGGCGCGAAACGCTGCAGGACAATATCGATTCGGCCCACGTGACTATACAAGCGATTACGGCGCCGTTGACGTACGAGTGTCAAGCGACCAACACTACAAAACTGCTCTTTCGACCCGTCAAGACTTGCAAGAATCCGCCGCGTCACCACCACAAGAAGCCTAGACGAGAGGCGGAGTCGATGCTAAAGTATGAAAATTTGACAATGTCTTTGAACGAGACGACGACGACGACGACGTCGAACGAAACAATCTATGTTTTTAATAAAAACGATACTGTCGAAGAAAACGAAACTGTCGACGAAAACATCATCGATAACAAGATTATTGGAAAGGTTGGCGTCGGCGTCAACAACATTTCCGAGCTCAACAACATTTCCGAGCATCACATCAATAAAGTTTTGCAAAACAATGAAGTGCCGATTATGGGACCGTCGTCGGCGTCATCGTCAGAATCGTTGTCGAAGAATTTTACCGAAGGGGTCAACAATCGTACGTATTATCACACTGAAGAGTTGAGCATTCAACTGTTGGACGACGGCGATGAACACAAGAAGATCGAAGATGGCATAGAGAAGATTATCGATCGTTTGCTCACCGCTCACGGCAATAGCAGCGACGCTAGCGACAGACCACCGGTGTTTTTAATGTACAAGAAATCCATTACTCTGACTCAATGTCGTCTATTGTGAAACATTGTCGTGTAATAAAACGAATTTTTTCAATATGATTTTTTGTTTCATTCGCATTAGTCTTTTTCGATTTTTGACACATTCCAGAATCTTTCTGTCACACATTTCCAGCGCGTTTTCCGGCATCGCCTTGTGTCGTCGCTTGAGTTTGTTGAGAAAGTATGCGGCCAGCGTGGCGCACTGTATCGCTTTGTCGTAGTGGCGCGCTCGTTCAAACTGGCGAGCCAGGTGTATCGCTTCGACCACATTGTCCATTTGGCGACTTCTTAATTTACGGAATAGTTGACGTACGTGTCGAGTATTTGTCGCATCGCGTCGTGGTTAAAGTTGGGCATATCTATTTGGAAACCGCGCACCAAATTGATGGTGGTGGCCCACCGATTGTTTTCGACGAAAGCGAACAGAAGCGGCATCCTCATGGCGACAGCGTACTCGTTGCGACGCCACAAATGATCGGCCCACCACCACATGAGCAAATAACCTCCGTCGCGACTCAAATAGCACCAATGATTGCTGGACGCTTGTGCGGTGCCGACTTGAAAAGGCGCGTGGCGTCTAATGCAGCCGTTGGCGTTGGCCACAATGCATCGGCCCTCGTGGCCGGGAAAGAAGCACGGTTCGCGTGTTCTCGCGCTTAACACGATATATTTCGTGTATATGTTGTCGTTTGAGTAGAAGATTGGCGAAAACGCCATCGAAATTTTAAAGATTTGAAAGTTGTGATGTATGCCGACGTCGGGATGCGCGAGCGTCGGCGGAAACAGCATGCGGTGATAGCGAGGCGAACTCATCTGTACCGGTTGCACCAATGCCACCAATTCGTCGTCCGACACGTTTCGGTCGTTGTGCGCCCAGAAGACTTTGTAGTCGACGCGAAACAATTGCGCGATGGTGCTGTTGAACGGTCGGAGGCACGCGTTGACAAGCGGTCGTCCCTGATCGCGTATCATGTTCGGTTGATTGTTGTAGATTCCGAATAGATTTTCGCGATACGGGCAAACGCAAAAGTTGTATATCGTGCCGTCGATGAATTGTGACGAGAGATAGCCGTTGTGTCGCTGACCAGAAATCGGATCGACCGAGCACGGATCGATGACGCAAATGTCGGGCTGTGCGACCTGTTCCAAGTACAGGGGATCGAGGGCGGGATGGTTGATTTGCACCTCGCCTCTACCGCACGGCGCGACCGACACCAATCGATGAAACACAAGGTCTCGGAAGCGCCGGCTGCGACAGTAGGGCGTTTGGGTGGTCGCGTCGAAATCCGACTCGAAACCCGTGTCGCAGACGCACCGCAGCGGAGTCTCGTATATGCTCGCAATCTGCCCGTTTGGCTGACAGCCGACGGGCACGTCGCAATCGTGATATAGACTCAGCTGCGTGACGAGTCCCGGCATCAGGCAGCTGCAGAGCAACGAGTAGCCCGTCTCGCTCTGCGCCAACAGCCATACGCCCGTGTGCGGATTGCACGATCGAGCGCGTTCGCGATCCAGCGCCATGCAATAGGATTCGCCCGCCTCGATCTCGGTGCTGACCTCTTGGTTGGTTTCGGGATCGCGCATCGTGACCAGCGTCTTGGACTCGAAATACTGACAGTTGGCGAGGCCCTCGCGGCACACGTCGCAGTCCATGTGCGTGGTGCACGGCGTCAATTGTTTGTGACATTCGTGATCGTTGCCCTCGATTATGATTTCGGTGGGAGGCTCGATAAACGACACGCCATCGTTGTTATAGCGCAAAAGCGGCGGCGGCGGCGGCACCTGAGCAAACTCCAGCAGTCCAATGTAATTGTACAGAATCAGCACTATGAAGACGAGCAGCACGATCGCCACTATGAGATACATGTCTTCTCCTCTTCTTCTTAACTGTCGGGAAACGGTCGCGCAGACGTCACGGTGAAACGATCTCGAATCTCCATGAGCAGTCGCCAGTTGGGCTCTTGTAGGCCGTTGCCCGACAAAGGAAACGACCCCGGCACGCTGACCAGCTGCGCGTTGTCGGTGAACGAGTTGAAAGTGCCCGAGTTGCACCACAGCATGTTGGGATCGTACTCGCTCGCCGGCATGTCGTTGTTGATGCACGGCACCCGAAACAGAAACGAAAACGTGTTTCGGTCGAACGAGTCGACGATCGAGGCGCACATGGAGGTGCGATCGCCTCTGATCACGTGTCTGACGCGCGTCACGTTTTCGTCGCCGCACTCGCATTCGCCCGTCTCAAAGTTGGGCCTCACGTCGCGGTGCGCGTTGCGCACGTTAGTGCAAACGTTGGGCAGACACTCGATCGGATTGAGCGGATTGACAAACATGCGATTTCCCCTGTCGTCGAGGGCGTTGCATCGCATCTCGAAACGACGACCGCTGCCGTCGGGCATCATTTCGTCCCAATGACTGCGGAACGTGTTGCGCGACACGTCGACGGGCAGGCCGAGCAGACGATCGAACAGCACGTTGGCGTTGGCCATGCCGGGCGCGATGCGTTGCGCGTGCTGTCTGCCCGCCACTTGCGTCATGTTTTGTGGTCCCGCAAAGTAGCGCGGGTCCTCTGCGATGCACGACCACTGATTGAGGCTGTGCACGATGACGCTGGTTTCGCGGTTGCAATTGCGCGGAACGCTGCTTGTCGTGCAATAGCCTCCGCGAAACAGCATCTGTCCGTTGATGACAAACCTGTCGTAGGGACCCACGAAGAAATAAGCCGCGGCCGGATTGTCGCACGTCGTCGTGCAATCAAAGTTGGGCACGTTGTTCGTCGTCACGTAGATCGGCATCGACAAGCACTTTAGCTCGCCCTCGTTGATCGTGCCGAGATTCGTGTTGAACTGCAAATGCGGCAGAGCGCTCAGCGGTACGTATCGTCGCCGACGCATAATGTTTTGTATATAATCGATGCGGTCGTAGACCGTGTCGTTGTATTGCGCTTGATTTTGTGCGATTTGAGCGTGAGCATCGTAAATCGGTTTGTAGAGTAGGAACAGAAAGAGTATAGCGCAAATAATCAACAGCAAATACATGACAATGGCACTTAGTTGTAGTGCGATAAAGGCGATCGCCGTCGTGTCGGGCGCGACCGGCGCGTGCATAGCCATCGCGAGCGCCGTGGGAGTAGCGTCGTCGCGCTACGCCCTGCTCATCGACTACGAAAACGGCTCGCCGCTCTTCAACTGTAGCGCGTTCGCTCTGATGTACGGGGTCGTCATGATGACGATCGGCGCGGCCGTGGCGTGCAACTATCATCGCACGGTGCGCGGCTACAGTGTCGTCGGAACGCTAACCACCATCTCGATAGTTGTGGTGCTGGCGTTTTTATGCACGATGAACTGGGTGGTGCAGTTTGGACATTTGCCCGCGCTGGATGTTCTAGTTCGCGACTACGACAACGACGCTGCCTGTTGGGACGGTATTGTGGTGCGCGACTACAACGAAATCCTCCCGTCCGGAATCATCGCGTCCAACTGTTTTGTCGAGCACGAGTTGACGTTTTGCGTTCGATGCCGCAACGAGTATCGACGCGGTGAGCCGACGTTCATCAAGACGCACCGTTTCGAGCTCGTGTTTGCACTATTCGCACTGCTCACCTTCAACCTATGGTCGTTGTGGTGGCTCTATCATGCCGAACCGTCGTCGATCGAGGTGTTGTCGACGTCGAGCATTACAACCGACGACGACGATGAAGACGACATTAGTTTCGACGAAAACATTTATAAAACTCCACGCAACAATCGGCCCGTCTCCGATGCCCTCCTACTGCCGCCGCCACCTCCCAGTTGGATTTTTACAAATGTATAAATGATGTCGGCGACGACAATGACAATAAAACAATTATTGAGAGTAAAATGTATTTTTATTTTTGAGTAACATTAGCACATTTTTCCATAACACACAAATGTTTGATTAGATTCGATTTGAGCAGTACGAGTTCCTCGAGCAATTTGTCGTTTGGCTTTTTGCGGTGCAGGTTGCGTTTGTCGACAAACTCTTTAAGAATCTTGACAAACTTTTTATTGTTCTTGCGAAAGACGGTCTGAAGCGTCGGCGGCAGCGCATCGATCTTGTACTTTTGCGGAAGATACTCATAGTCGGCGTTCTGCACCAGCGTCTCGATTTCGTAGTTGCTATAGTCGAGCTCGGCGAGGCTGTTGACGAAATCCGTCTGGCGCTTTTTCGACACTATGTTGTGCCGCAACGAGTACAGCTGTTCCTCGAGACCAAACTGTTCGGCCACCATCACGCTCAGTTCGAGCTGGAGCCGTTCGTCGTACTTGTTCTTTAGAATGGCGGCAACCACGCGATTCTGGTAGTGTTCGCGCAGATTGCTCTCCTTTGCGGACAATTGCTCGATTCTTGCTTGCATTTTACACGCTCTTACTTTTATCGTTTCTCCTCCACAGAATGTACCACGGTTTCTCGCACAATCCCCACACCCAGCAGCGCACCAGCAGCACGAGTTCAGTTACAAACTTTAAAATTGTCAACTTTGAAATGTTTAACTTTTTACACTTGCATCCGCTGCCGCTGTCGACGCCAACGTTAATGTCGTCTTCGTCGTCGATGTCAGTGTCGTCGTCGTCGTCGTCTTCTTCGTCGGTGTCGGCAGCGACATTAGTTCGATACATTTGTAATAGTTCAATGGCTTTATCGATGGTTATGTCGTCGTTGTTGTCGTCGTCGGCGCTATCGTTGACTAAATCGACGCCACACTTTCGACACACGTATCGCCGTTTGAGTGTAGTGATTTTGCGAAACGACGACACCGACGTATCACAATCTTGACACGTTCGGTAGCACACTAATACGCCTTGACTGCGCCGACGCCGACGACATGGATCATTTAAATGAGCATCGACAATTTCTTCGATGATGGCTTTGACTAGTTTTTCGCGACTCTCGTATCCATGTTCGTCGTCGTCGGTGGCGTTTTCATCGACAACGTTTTCTATAAAGCAACGCAGCTCGACAAGACTCTCGACAAACATGTTGATCTCTCCCCCTCCGCGCTGTTTGACGATTGCCAATATCGACGAGAGTGATGTCATCATCGTGAATACGTCCGACTTTGATGGGTAAGCAAACACGAATGAACACGCTTATACATAATGATCGCGTCGTTGCCGATTCCCGTTTCTAACTTCACGTATAAAACGTGGCAAGGAACCGGTTTTTGATGTATTCCACACACAACAGTCATGGGACTGATATCATCGCCATTATTTATTGTCGTCGTCGTCGTCGTCGTCGTCGCCGACGTCCAAACGATAGACTTGTTGACCGTGGAAAATGTGTGTGTTGTTGGGAGGTTTAACAACAAGACGCTATGTGACTCGAGCGTGATACTGGACGCGTTTGCGGCGGAAAAGTTCAAGTTTCGCAATCCGACGCACTTGAATCGATTCGGTGTATGGCTGAAAGCCTTGTATAGTATGCAGCATTTTGCGCCAGACACGAGACTTATGGCGACGGTGGCGCGATTCGTCGATCGCATGGTGCTCGTCGTCGACGACATCAAGGTGCCAATGCAGCAGGCGTCCGTGCCCGTGTACCGCAACGCCGCGCGACTCTTTGCCGACCACATGACCGTCGCCGACATGGACCAAACGTTTAGATCGTTTCAGAACCTTTTCAATTCGTACATCATTTGGTCGCCGTCGCTGTACAAGACGATGCTCGGCGCCTACGCCCGCGTGCGCGCCAGAGTACACCAATCGCGACGATTCGTCGCCGACGTGGACGATGCCTGCGTACGACTCGTTACGCTGACGCTCCAGTACCCGCTGACGCTGGCGCGCGCCGATCACGTGCGCCAGGACGCTTACGTTTATTATGTGTCGCGCATCGAGAACGCGGCAGAGCGCAAGCGCTTTGGCGGAATCTACGAGACTGTCGAAAATCTACAGTTTCCCCAGACTACGACGCTGCACTGCGGTCCCGTCGTCAACGTCACCCTACACCACAGCATCGACGAGCTGAGCACGTTGAACAGGATGCAGAACGAAGTCGACTACGTCTATGACAATTTTAAAAAGCTCTACGCCCGCCTCAACCTGACCGTGTCGCATTCGATCCGGCACGTCGACATGTACGTCTATCGCAACAAGACAGAGTATGAGCGAACGGGACTGTTGTACGCCGACAGCGTCGACAATGGCGGAGTCACCATGTATCGTACCATTCCGCATTCACGAGTCGTGGCGAGCGTGTACTTTGACAACGAAGACCAGAACGACAACATTCCCAACGCTTTTGGACACGAACTGTTTCACTGTCTACAATTTACGTCGAACCGTCGCATCACCTTTGATTCGAGGTGGTTCGTTGAGGGTGCGGCCAATCGGTTCGGTTTTCGTCAGTGCTTTTGGAAGGATCACTACAACTTGCGCGCTAACATCAACGCCACCATCGCCGAGATTGTGCGCGCCGACTACGATACGCAGATCCTGTACCCGATGGGCAGCGCGCTGGTCGCTTTCCTGTACGAAAAACGACCCGACATTTTGCGCCATGCCGTCCTCTCTCGCAACTATTCGATCGCGAGCAATGCGCTTCTCGAGTATCAATTCGCCCAGTTCAAGAATAATAAATTGCGCGAATGCCAATACAAAAATCAACAGTCGTCGTCGTCGTCGTCGTCGTCGTCGTCACCTCCAACTACAATGAGTAAAACTACACTACAGCGCTATCTCGGCGCCTTGAGCAGAGACACGTTTGCCGTATGCAAAAATTATATCGTTGTCGATTTTCGTACGTGCGCATTCATCATGACGCCCGACCGTCTCATCAAGTTTGACAAGCCGCACGACAACCGACCGCTTAACGTGCAGCACGAGATTCGATTCAACGACGTCTACGTTTCCAGCTTTGACTACGAGTATTTCGAAAAGGGCCTCATCAAATTGATTGTTCGACTGTCGCTAAACGACACCGACGATCCGCACGCCATCGCCGACAAGTACTTTAGCGTCGACACAAACTATTCGTACAGGGCCAACGTTTCGTGTTCGATGGCGGTGACGCCGCCGCTGCAGGCGCTCATCGATTTTACTCTAAAGTCGCCCACAGTCAAGATGACCGCGCTGGCTCGAGTTGGTAACTTGAACGTAACGTCGATGGTGCGCCGGTTCGAGCTCGGCGTTATTGGGTGTCGGACGTTTATGGTGCCGCCGCCCGGCGACAGCGGTCGGAGTCTACGCAACTTTATCGATCGCGTCGAGCAGCTGCCCGCCAACCAGCACATTGCCGACGCCAATCTCGTCAAGCCCATCGACGCATACAACAATACCATCCTTCATTTGATTGCCATACACAATCGTAACATGTATATTCGAATAGCGTCTCGAATGAATTCGACGGCGACAAAGAATGCCTACGGACAAACACCACAATGGATGTACGAAAACACTGTACGGTATTTGAAAGCCTTTAAACATTCACCCAGTCGATACTGCACAACCATCTTGCCGATAGAGACGACGACGACGAAAACGACGACGACGATGACTTCATCGACACAGGCACCATTGGAGATGATAAATAAAAGTATAGAGTATAATTTAGATAGAAATAATTTATTAATTGTTACATTAGGATCAATAGTCTTAATTTTAGGAATTGTTTTGATTGTAAACACATTAATAATTATTAGATTAGTTAGACAAAACACTGCCAACAAAAAAACCAACAGCAGCCTTTATAATAAAACAAAATTTTATAAAAACAACGAGTGTACAATTCGCCTATTTGAATAAATAAATATATTTTATAATATCTGTGTATAATTTACCTAGAGATTCTATTGTTTGTAAAAACTAAATTATATGTTATCAAATGTCTACCCGTTTTACATTGTACCGGAGCCCAGCGAGTTGTCGTTTTTAATGAGGAACATTGACGATCTGCAACAATATCGTCGTCGTCGGCGTTATGTTGCTCGTCGAATAGGAGGCGTTTCAACAAACTCTGTAGCTCTTCGGTATCATCGGCAAGAAGGCTTACATCGTCGTCGTCGTCGTCGTCGCCGGCAACGTCAACGTCGTCGCTACTATTAAATAATATAGCCTCGTTTACAAAAATCTGCAATACTGTCGGCGATTCCATCGCTCTAGCCATTTGACGCACTCTCAATCCTCGATCGGGTTTCAGTGCTTTGAGACCGTCGTAAACTAGAAAAGTATCCGTACGAGATTCATCGTTTTCACTTTCGAAACCGTCGAAAACGATCGGTTGTCGAATATCACGCGCGTTCACCACACATCTAAGTTTCTTGCCACACTTGAAGACTGCCTGCAATCTCGAACCTTTGGTGTCGAGCTTCACTCTAATCGTTGATGGCGTCGCCGTCGGCGCCGTCGTCGTCGTCGAAGTACAAAGCCGATAGTAGTATGTTATAATATTATCTAGGCGATTGACGGTCATCGAAACAAAAGGCGTTTCGACGCCATTTACGTACACTGTGATTGTCGTCGTCGTCGTCGTAGTCGTCGTCGACGGCGATGAGGAAAAAGAACAAGACATGTTAATTGTTAAACATTACGCGCACGTCAGTTTCGAAACTGTCCGCGTCGCAATCGTTAACAAACTCCAAAGTGTCGTCGGCCAACATCGTCACGTTCTTGCCGCACTTTGATTTCGCCACAGTCACGCACAGCGCTTTCTCCACCGTGACCCGTTTCGAAAAGCGACACAACACTACACGACTACCGGCCACTCCACACGCCCGATTCACTCGATCGAAATCCTCGTACAGATACACACTCTTTGCGTTGCGCACGACAAACAAAAACCTTGGCGAATTCTCTTCGAGCAGCTCGGCAATGTCCTCGTCTTTACGATCGATCGCTCTCTGGAGCTCGTCGATTTTACACTTATACTTTTTGTCGTAGTACGCGTGCATGTTTTTTAAAATTTTATTCAATCTGGCGTTCGTCTCTTGTAGTATGTAAATTGCCCGCGAGACTTTCTTCAAATCTGCAATCGGAACTTGCCGGTAATTTGACTGTTCCAAAGTGCGCAACAAGCGTTTATTCCTTATTGTAGACATGCTGCGAGCTCAATCGGTACTGAATGAAACTGGCCTCGCTAACAGTCATTTATAAGCGAAACTTGCGCAGTGGGCGTCTGCGCACGACCTAGAAACGGTACACAAAAAATAATGAATATTAATTGCGCGTTGGTGTGTGAGTATTCAAATAATTACAATAGAGTGTTGGTATCGCATATATTTATTTTCGCATTACACAAGGTTGATTCGTAGTAATTGACGCAAATGATTCATTACGGAAAAGACGGCAAACGGAACAAATATGTTGACCATGATGTAATCGCTATAATTAACGTTGGCCGCTTTCGTCTTTAACATGGTGTGGTGCTGATTCTTTATCACGTGCTCCGTATACCATATCGCCTTGTGCAGAGGACTCATGGCCTGATTACGAATCAGATGGCGGAGCTCGACCAATCGCTTGCGGTATTTCTGATTCATCGCTACATCCGTGATTGCGTCAACCAGCTCCCTGGCGTTGACGTTAACCGTGTCGACGACGCGGCCGATGCCCAGTTCGAAATATTTATTGGTATTAAACGATTGGTCGCCCATCATTGGCATGCCGACCATCGGCACTAGCGCCTCGATCGCCTCGTCGGTGCTCTGCACGCCACCCTGCGTGACAAACGCTCGAACGTTGTCGTGGTGCAACAGGTCGTACTGCTCGAACCAGCTCTGCACGAAAACGTTTCGCGGCATGCGATCCAGTCGTCCGTCGTACTTCCACAGCACGGCAAAGGGCAGCGCCTCAAACGTGCGCAGCAGCATCTCGACAAATTCTCCGTCGATGGCGTCCGTGTCGATGCCCGAACCGAAGCTGACGTAAATCGCTCCCGCGGTGGCGTTGTCGAGAAACTCGCGCACCATACCAAACAAAGGCTTGGGGCGTTTGTGCGCCAGATGCAAACCGCCCAGATACTGCACGTTCGGCGGCACCGGTCTATTGTTGTCGAAGACGGCGTGCACGTTGACGAGCAACAGCTGGACGCGCGACCTCAGCTCCTGAATCGTGGGCGTGCTCACACCAAACTGCCGTTTGAGCAGCTCGTTCTGTTCGTCGGTCAGACGCGAGAATTCGTTTTGCAATCGTAGTTCGTTGTAGATCTCGCCGATCGTGTCCCACACGTTGAGGTTGGAGAATTTGTCGCGCCACATGTTTGGATAGTAGACGGGATGTCGACTGACGGCGCCCATCGTTTCGAAATTCTCCGCCACGGCGTAGCCGGACGAAATTTGCACCACGGGCGCGTCGTTGAACAGATGCGAAAAGACGAGCGAATAGTCGATAAAGGCCTCGGCGATGATCAGATCGAAGGGCTCCTGTTGTCGCGCGATAAACTCCTTGACGACGGGCAAGTCAAACTGGTCGCTGATCATGCGCACCAGACTGACATAGTTGCGGGCGGTGACGCTGCTGCTGTCGGCGACCAGTCCTCGTTTCCTAAACACGCTCGCCTGTCGAAAGAGTCGCTTGTAATCGCGTTCCGTTAGCGTGGCGTCGATTTCGGTGATATTGTACGGCTTCTTGGCCACAACAAAGTTGTCTTCGACGCTGTCATCGTTGTCGTCGCGACTAGTGTACGAAATGCGATCTGTCGATTTGATGACGACTACGTCGTGTCCGCGAACGGCGAGGGCTTGGATGTAAATCTTGTAGACGCTATGGTGACTATAGGCGGGCGTAGGGAATATGGCCAAGATACGAGCGGCTTCCGATGATGGCACCATCATCGACATCATCATCATGATTGTCGCCAAAAAAATAATGAGGACACGGCCTGCCATGGTGTGGTTCGTCAACAAACTGTATGTGGGTGACCCAAATAAAAATCTTTATATACTAAGCCATGGCCGACGAACGCAAACTCGTCACACTGGCCGGCGGCGACAAGGTGAACGTGTCTCGGATCACTGACCGTCTCTACCTGGGCGGAATAATTTACGACATTGACGCATTCCGCCGTTTCGTGGACGAACACGACATCGGCGCCGTACTCAGCGTTTGGGACGACGGACTGCTGCGCATCGACGACATTGGCGTGGCACGCAAAGACTATATGCACGTGTTCATCGGCGACAACGAACAGGCCAACATTATGCAGTATTTCGAGTCGACGTACAAGTTTCTCGAGAAAAAGATTCACGACGAGAACAAAAACGTGTTCGTGCACTGCCACGCCGGCATATCGCGCTCGGCCACGATCGTAATTTGCTATCTGATGCAACGTCGCGACATGACATTCCACGAAGCGTGTAAGTTTGTACACGACCGTAGAAAAATTCGACCCAACGCTTCTTTTGTTCGCCAGCTGCTAATGCACGAGGCCAACGGCGGTATCGTTTCATTGTAATCGATGAGTCAGCGCGTAATCGTCGAAGATGACATCAGCGCAATTATAGAAACCTTCGCCGACCACGTCGTTGCGTTGCCATCGAACAAACAGGACAAACTTTTTCGACCTGAACGGAACACGCACAGGTATCGTGTAGATTCGATCGCTGGCGCACGCATCGTCGCTGCCGTCGTTTTTGACGAGCTGCGATCCGGCGCCGCCGATGAGTTCTAGATCGTTCCACGTCAGCGCGTGCGAGTAATTGTAGGCGGGCGAGCTGATGAACACTTGAAAGTAGCTCGGCTCGTGGACGGCCGTCGGACAGAAACGTAGCGTCGTCTGGTGTCCGCTCTGGTATTTCTCCTTCGAGTCGTGATAGAAGGTGTCGGGCCGCCACGAGGCGAGCGGTTCATCGATCCCGCTCTTGTCGCCGAACGTGTCGGACCGGTCGTGAGCGCCCGCCGCGCATAAATTAGACGGCAACACGTTCTGTTTAATGTGATCGAGGTCGTCGTACTGGGGTCCCGCTACGGCGGCATACTCATAGTACTGTTGAAACATGTATTGTGCGGCGTTGGCGGCCACGCCCGACGATTCGCCCAATGTGCGGTATTTCGAGTAGACGGCGCGGTACGCGCTGCGGCACGCTTCATCGGGAATGTTGTCGCCCGTGTCGGGCCACCAGAAATTGTTGTCGCGGAAACACTTGTATTGGCGCGCTGCCGGATACGAAAGGTAGCCGTGCGAATGCGCCAGCGACAAGATCGACAACAAGAAGTAAATGTACATTTTATATGCCTTATTTTATAGAAAAAAAAATTCACATATTGCTTATATATAATTTTATTTCATCGATTGTTGTTGTACTGTTGGTAATGGTAGTCGCGACGATTCAAAGCCATCTCCAATCGCTGATGCACCCGTCGTCGCTCGTCTGCCGTACGACCCAAACACTCGCCGACCGCGTCGTCTTCGTTGCGATAGTTGCGGCTGAGAAATTTTTGAATATTCTCTCGATCCATGGGGTCGTTGCGTCGTACCATGTCCATGTTGGCGCGATAATTTGCGCGAATCTTGCCCTCGGTGAGAATCTTGACGACTGCAACTTCGTCTGCTCTATTCATTGTAATAGTGGCGACGATGGCAGAATGATGAGCGTTCGATGAAACGACGAGTTTTTATTTGGTTGCGTTACCGAAATTCTTGAACCAGCACGCTCCGCACATTGTTCGCGCCGTAGGACAACCGTCTTCGAGCAGAGTCTCGCTGTACACCGAAACGAAACGCATCTCGTCGAGTTTCGAATCCGTTGCCAGATTGTAATAGTGCTGGCCGCACTCGTAGCAGCGCTCGTCCCGAATGCACATTTCGCACTTTGTGCCCGTCATCTTTTTTCCAGTTACACTGTTGTACAGCGGCACCTCATACAATTTTCGCGAAATCTTGCAGCACCCGCAGAACGGTCGGCGTTTCCACACGTCAAAGCACAGGTTGCACGTGCTGCGGGGGCTTCGTCGACGCCGCTCAAAGGCCCGACCTCCGCGAAACATCAAGCCGAACGGAAACAGATTAGGATGAACGCGAGGCGGATGCTTCAAGTAGCGCACTCGGCTGATATTGTCGATGGTGTAGTCACGTTCGGCGACGCGTGTCGAGAGTCCGCACAGGTTACACTGACGACAATCTTTACACAGACTCGACACGTGACGAATGTAAATTTTACCGCAGTACCGACAGCTGTCGAGTTTGTTCCGCAGCGACGCAAACTTTGTCATCGGCAGCGACGAGGGCAGTTTCGCCATGGATAACTCCAACAGCGTGTGTAGGGGCTTTGGGTTTTTGTAATACTTAAACAGGCTTGTTTGCATCTTGACTTGTATTGTATTGTCGTCGTCGTCCAAGTCGACACCTGAGTTTTATATTAGACATTAGTCGATAAGATATGGAACGATACCATTAATCAAGATATCAATAAGCAGCGATAAAGTGTCTACGTGACAACAAAAGCGTACTAATGTAACCAATAAACGATTTTCGAATTCATCACAAATCGGCTATGAATTTAAAGATTGTTGCAAATTGGAATTGGTCGCCGATCCGCGATGAATGTAAATTTTACACGAAAAGTGCCGGGTTGGTTTCGATCGAATGTAAACGATTTTTAAATTCATTGCCGATCGGCGACCAATTCCAATTTGTCCGCAATGATTATTTAAACAAAGTTGTCTCCGACGATTTCGACCGACCCCGACAAAACGGCGGGGTTGCTCGAAGTTTGCTAGGTACTTTTTAATGTGTGTTATCATCGATGTTAACCAGTCAAAGATCTTTGTTACGAATTTTAATATCCGCAATTCGTCGATGTTGGAATTTGTAGCCGATTTTAAACTAATTCCAACATCGATTAAAGTTTGCCCGTCCAAGTTCGTCGAAACGAAGACAATCTTTTATTTCATCGCCAATCGGCGACAAATTCCAATTTCGATTAAACTTTGCCATGCCTAGTTCGTTATAGTCGACGAATTAAACCATCTTTTATTTCATCGCCGATCGGCTACAAATTCCAACATCGTTAAAGTTTGCCCAAACATTTCAAAACGATTTTTATTTCATAGCGGATCTATAAGTAATTCAACATCGATTAAAGTTTGCCCGGACAGTTTCGTTCAACATTGGCGCGGACAATTTCGTTATAGTTGTCGTTTAAACGATATTTTATTTCATTGTGGATCGGCGTCAAATTCCAACATCGATTTAAGTTTACGAGGACAATTTCGTAGACGAATTAAACCATCTTTTATTTCATCGCGGATTGGCGACAAATTCCAACATCGATTAAAGTTTGCCCGGACAAGTTAGTCACTATCAAACGATTTCTTATTTCATAGCGGATCTAGACACAATTCCAATATCGTTTAAACTTTTGTAGTAATCATCGATCAAAATCGATTAAACTTTGCCCCGCCAATTTCGTACAATATCGATCACGATCTTTTATTTCATCGCGGATTTAGATATAATTCCAATTTCGTTTGATGTTATCATATCATGCTTGTTATTCGTGATAATATTATCTTTGCCGGGCCAGTTTCGTCGCGATAAACGAACTTTGCACTGACAATTTCGACGAATTAGCTCAAATATCGGTCGATTAGATAAAACACAATGTTATCCGATACTATTCAGTACTTAAACTGTAGCCACACGAATTGTAGAATCATTCGAAACAATCATGATTTCGACGACGCTCAAACGATCTTGCGACGAGATGGAGGACTACGAACAACCAAGTAAACTACAGCGTACGGACGACGCGCAGTGCATGGAAATCGACGAATCCCTGGTGCAGAAACTACCATTGGATGTCAAGCGCAACATTCTCGAGTATCTGGGCGCTCCAATATACTCGTACATCACGCAAGACAAGTTCGGCACCGACATGCTCATGCTCAAGAATAATAATCTACGCATGTACTTTACATCTCGGCCCTTCAACTATGTCATCGAACAAGACACCGCTCTTATGCGCTTCTTCAAAAACACGAATGGCGCCTGGATTCGTTTGCCGCTGCTGGCGATACAAGAGTTTTTCGCCTACTTCACGAGCCAGCCGGACGACTACGACATATACACGGACCCGATGCTGCGCTATTTTTTTCCTAACGTCGATTTTAACATTCTGCCCGACCCGACCAAATTCTACGATGCTGACGGTGCGAAGATGGTTTACGATACGATACTGAACTTTTTAAAATCGGCCAACGAATCAATCGTCGAGTGCATCACTTGCTACTATTTGACGCGTAAAGTTCACACTCTGATGACGATTCAACTGATTCAGTATTTTTACGTGTTTTACAAAAAGAATAAACTTGATTTGCCAAATTTTTGGCTACCCGATAACATGAAAAATTGGCGAAATCGAGCCGATGAACTAAAATTCGGAACATGCTATCTGTGCCGCGGCAACGGCGTGTTGTACTTGAGACAAATTTGTAATGTAAATCTTAGAGAAGATATACAATGTATAGGGAATATGATATGTGTTAGTTGTAATGCATGCTTGGTATATGTATTCTGTTGAATGTTTTAATAAAAGAATTGTTTATTTAAAATATTTTGTATATTTACACCCTCAAAGTTCATCGTACAAATAGTCGATTTGCTTGCCGCCCAGGCCCTTGTTGATGGCGTTGAGTAAGTCGCCGTTGTCGGCGTCAATTTCCCACGCAAACAGACCGGCGAGTTCGTGATCGAGTACGTATTTCGTCTTGTCCGCCACCGACTTGGGGTCGTCGTAGCTGACCAGATTGCCGTCGGTTTCGCGGTACGCAAACGCCGCCTTGGCCACCTCGTCGTATGAGTAGTCGTACGAGGACAGGTTGTGCGCAATTTGTCGGTAGTCGACTACGCCCTCTTGCCATGTGCCGGCGATGGGACCGGTGGCGGTGCCGGCGAACACATTGTCACCGTCGTCGCTCACGCCGGTCCAGCCGCGACCGTACATAGCGACGCCGAGCGCAATCTTGTTGGGCGGCACCTGCTGCGCGAGCAGCTCTTCGACGGCGCGATCGGCGCAGTACGGTTCGTCGGGTCGCCACGCGGGCGCAAACAGAGCCGTCTGATGGCCGAGATCGGTGAGCGACCAGGCGCCTTTAAAGTCGTAGCTCATGAGAAAGATTGCGTCTAGATACTTTTGCGATTCGGTGTAGTCGACCACCTCGATCTTGTCGTTGCCGGCGCTGATGGCCGAAGTGAGTAGATAGTAGCGATCGAGTCGAGCGCCTAGCGCGTCGAGCATGCTGCGCAACTCGGAGAGTAGGGCCGTGTACGTGACGCGATCCCGTTCGGCGTCGCCGACGTTCGCATTGGCACCTTTGCCGCCGGGAAACTCCCAGTCGATGTCGACGCCGTCGAAAAACTTCCACGTCTCCAGATACTCTTGTACGGAGTCGATAAACGTCTGTCGAATGGTCTTGTCGTGCATGTGATAGAACGGATCGGACAGAGTCCAGCCGCCGATCGAGGGCAGCACCTTGAGATGGGGATTGGCGCGCTTCGCCGCCATCAGTTGACCAAAGTTGCCTTTGTACGCATCGTTCCAGGCGCTGACGCCTTTCTGCGGTTTCTGTATGGCCGCCCAGGGATCGTGAATCGCCACCTTAAAGTCGGCTCGTCCGGCGCACGAGCGCTGCAACGCCTCGAAACTGCCCGGGACGGTTTTGAGGGCATCGTTGATGCCTTCGCCTCCGCACATGGGCACGAAACCGTACAACAGATGCGACAAGTTCGGTGTGGGCACTTTATCGACGGGAAACTGGCGCGGATACACACCCCATTCGACAAAGTATGCTCCAATGATCTTGTCCGAGCGCTTTTCGAAACGTTTATTGTTCTCTAGGTAGTCGTAGACGAGCGGCGCGAGATGCGATCCGTCCGTGTCGGCCACGACAACTTTGACCGGTGCGCTAGTCGAACAGCCGTCGACGTTGCACAGTTTCACAGTCATATCGTACTTGCCGCCCTTAGTAACGGGAACGACGGCTTTTTTAGTGGTAGCATCGCCTTTGTATAGTTGTTCGCCGTTAAGCAAGACGTATGCCACATCGCCAAGATCGCCGGACCACACGTTCCACGATACCGGCACGTCCACCGTCCTGCTGATACTTACCAAGTTTTCGTAGGCGGTGGCTTCTTGATTGACTTTGACCAGGGCATAATTGCGATCGGCCCAATCGATGCTGGGCACGCCGGGCACTTTTGCCCACCCCATCGTCAACATCAACGCAAGCACGCAAATATACCGCATTATATTATTAAACCTTATTTACATTATATCACGCCATAACCGACGCACGCCATTGGTCCGCGATCACGCCATACACCGGTCTATAAAAGCGCATGGCAACCGCAAAATTTTAATTGGTATTTGCAAGCGCTACCCTAATCTCGTTTTTTGTTTCTACTTTGAGTTATATTTTAATTATAATAAAATAAAATGGCCGTCGTCAAAGTTCATTTTGGCACCCAAGATATAGAAGTTGTTATCAAATTCGACGAATATGGAGAACCATGGATGGCAGCCAATCCATTTGCTATGGTTTTACAATATTATAAACCAAATGACGCTGTAAGAAAACATGTGAGTGAAACTAATGTGAAAAATTATGAATATTTTGGATCGCGTCAAACTGACGCGGATGACTCATCACTTCACTCAAAAACAAAATTTATTAATCGCGCAGGCTTGTTAACTTTAGAAGAATTACAATCAGACCGAATTGGTCTGATTACGTCATCACTTCATCCAAAAACAAAATTTATTAATCGCGCAGGCTTGTTTGAACTAATTCAATCATCTCGCATGCCTAAAGCGCAAGAATTTAAGAATTGGGTTAATTCTGACCTGTTACCAAAACTTTGCAACGATGGTGATTATAACATGGTCAAAGATGCCCCCATGGATATTGCTCAAAGCATGAATGTCATTCACTCTGTCACCAACGACGGCAATGAGGCGCCTTGGATAAAAGATTTATCAGAATTAAAACAAATTGTTGCATTGAAAGACCAAATTATTGCCATGAAAGACGAAGAAAATAAAAAATTGACTGTAAACTTGCAAGAAGCCAATCAAAATTTAACAGTTGCTAATCAAGGATTGTTGCAAGCTTTTAATATTGTGAATGAAGCCCGCAAAGAAACAGCTCAGCTGGCTAATCGTATGGCTGATATTGCCCAAGACGTGATCGCAAAGCCTGCCAACCCTCAGCTGTTACATTCTTTAGCAGTTTGTTCGATGGGTGGAGATCAGTACGTTTTCGTGCGACCCCAGAAGCGTAGCCTTAAACGCAGCCTGGATCGTTTGGCGGTCGAAGAACGGGATATTGTGTACAAATCCGATTATGTCCCGAATGGTGTCAACGTACTCAATAAAGTCAAAGAAGCCCTGCCCAAAGATAAATTTACTGCTCGCCACAATAAGATTACTTTGCTCAACGACATGACAAAAGAAGAGCTTGTGGACGTAATATCATCTACGATGACTACGCGTCAGTTGGCACTTGCCAAAAAGAAACTTTGAGAGATTAGATAAAAAAATAATATAAATTGGCCATGTACAATAATTTTATGTATATTGCAACAATTATGTCCCGAGTATTGTATCAGTCGTGCAATTTTGATGCATCCTCGTCGCTGTTGGTGTTGCTCAGTCAACATTTGTTGCAAGATAACGATAAACATAAAGTGAAAGCCGTGCTCGATGATTTAGTGAAGAGGGGACATCATTTGTGCGTGGTCGCGGACCGTAACGTTGAAGGCGGTTACACCGATCATTATCGTCATCAAATGAAAAAATTTCTAATGAAATTAACATATCCTGTGAAGTTTGCCCGTTACGATGAATACAAAGGCGTAAAGTTTGCCGTCGACACGGACGATATGGATCGTATCGATCTCGAGGGACCAACAGAACGCATATTAAACACAAACAAAACTGGACCTATGTATATTAGAAACGATTATATTAGTGATTATTATAATGATTTAATAAAACTAAAAGATTACAAATAAATTGTTGTATTTTTTATTATGATAATAATGATGAATGACTGCCTATATAAACAGAGTCAGCTTCGAGTCTGACCATTCGTATCCCATCGAGTAAACGTTCAACATGAACAATTTGCAAGTAAAATTGGCCTTGTATCATTACTACGACGAGTGGTGTTGCGAAGAGCAATTGCATCAACTCGACAGCAATGCCTATAAATTAGTGCACGAATACGAAACTTTGCAAAAAGGAAACTATTGTGACCTTTATACACTATTGGACAATAGAGCCGCTCTGCCTGCCAGATGGAACACCAGCAAGTTAGTGGCCGAGCGCTACGTGCAAACCAACGAGATTCATCCGGATTGCAACGATACACTAAAAGTAAAACTTGCTACAATCATTGACCAAAAGCTTTTGGAAGAGGTCGCCGAAAGTTTTTTAAAGTTGTGCTGCAAGAGCATGTACTTTCAATACTATGAACTATACCGTCTGGCCAAGTTGTATGTGACCAACGACCCAATATATGGATCGTGCTATTACCTGTTCATACTAGGAGTTTATGCAACACAAAAAATTGAATCTAAAAGCGAGGCGCAAAAGTTTAAAAGATTGGCGCGCGAATATCTGTCGCTTGATTTGGACGCGCAAACGTTTTTCTACAAAACGAGAGCCATCAATTATGATTATTTTGTGCGTCTCGAGACCAACGCCTGGAATGCGGTTTGTGATTATACAAAGGATCGTGACGAGTCAAAGTATTTGCGTATGCCAGAATTTTATCGTTTCGTGTTGAAAAACATTGACGGCAGCAAGTATTTTAATTTTGAAACAACCGCTTCACACCAGCAACGCAACAAAATCTTGTGTGCTACATTATTTGGTTTTCATACAGAGTTGCGTCATGAAGTACAATATTATTTAAAAAAATACTAAAGCAATTATAATATTAATTGTAACAATAAAAACTTGTGAATGATTTTTTGTTGTATTATTTACAATTTTACATAATATTTTCCTTGTTTCTTCTTGCCGCAAAGTGAACTTTTAAATAATCGATTATTTAGTGGGCAGCACCGGTTTGAGTATTTTAATGATAGCCTGGAACTGAGCTGCGGTGTAATTCTGCAATGCAGTCAGCTGAGCCGATAAACTGGCAAACTGCGTGTTGACCGACGTGTTTAGAGTGGTCACTTGGCCCGCCACCCCGTCTACTTTGCTGTTGACGCTATTGAAAGATGCCGTCGTGGTCTGTGCAAGGTTATCCACTTTGGTGTTTGTCGATGCGACTTGGGTGCCGACGCCACTGATAGCCGTGTTGGCGCTATTAACGTTTGTGTTGATAGTGCCTAGAGTAGAGTTTGCAGTGTTAACGTTTGTGTTAATGGTGGTTAGAGCAGCGTTGGTAGTATTAACGTTTGTATTTACAGTGTTGAGGGTAGAGTTTGTAGCGTTCACTGTGGTGCTGATGCCGTTTACGTTGGTGTTGACTTTTTGCAGAGTAGAATCAACGCTCGACATTGTTCCGTCCAGGGCGGTAATGTCCGTTTTGACGTCGGCCACTTGCGCGCCCAGCGGTTGCACAATAGTTTCCACCCCAATTATGGCGGCATGATTGTTTGTCACTTCAGTGCCCACACCATCAATGGCATCTAACAGCACTAAAAATATATTGTCGTCGTCTTCGGCGCTCATTTTTTATTATTTTCTTAGTAATTCATTACTATAAATACAACGCTTCAGTTCAATTAATTATTATTATTAGTAGCAACACCCAACAATCTAAACGTCTTTCTATAATCATGACGGAAAACTTTAAAAGTATATTAATGAAACCAGAACTCTACCAACATCATGGTATTTTGAAGAAAATGAAACGCGTCGAGCCCATTGTGTACGAGGAAATTTGTTTCATTCACTCGCTTGGCATATCGGGCATAGTGGCCGGCGGGTTTGCCGCTTTCTTGCTCGGCTACACCTCGGAATATGGCGATGTCGATTTTTTCTGTGAAAACATTGATGCCGTAGGGTTGTTGCAAACTATGAAGAATCGCTATGATGTAAAATACCGTTCGGATAAACTCACAACCATTATTTTGAATAACGTCAAGTGCAATCTACAAATAATTTGCATAGAAAGTGTACTATTTAAAGGGGTGGAATATTACAATGAGCTGGTGAGCGATTTTGACTTGCCCATATGTCAAAAAGGGTTTTTCTTGATACACCCAAATTTAGTGCGCAATAAGTCAATAACAAACAGTTTAGACGACTTCATATTCGTTATACAACATTATAATTATAAAATAATGAAACGTGAAAGTATAAAGCACAACAACTCAAGAAGAACTACACGGCGTCTGAAAAAATATGCCCAACGAACACTCACTCATGGATCGCCACCAACTTTACGTTTGATATGTCAAAGTGCGCTGCGAAACCTTGATCCAAACTATAAACCAATTCGTTTACCTTCCTATTACTAATGTTAATGGTGTTATCAAAGTTTTTATCATTTTATCAACATGTTTATGATTACACACGAGTATAAATACAACGTTCAGGTTCTACGAGTTATCACTTTTAGTTGCGACACCAATCAGTTTTAACGTCTTTACAACAATGGGTTTTGACGGTCTAGTAACAATCTATTTTTTGGACAAGGACAAGAACGTTATTAAAAGTAGAGATTTTACTTGCTACAAAATGTGTCCGGAGTATCTACAATTGAACATTGTACCCAATGCAGAATTCGTACAAGTTTGTTTTAGTAATGATGATCAATCTTGCAAATGTATTTACTGCATTAAAGCAGCAAAAGAAGAAGCAGAAAAAGAAGCGGCAAGAAAAGCAGCAAAAATAGAAGCATTAAAAAGAGCAGCAGAAGAACAGGCAGCAGCAGCAGCAGCAGAGGAAGACGAAGAATCTCAAAGAAAAAAAAGGAGAACTTCAGACGTAATTGGCAACAATTAAAAGATAAATAGGATTGTTCCTAATTTATGCAATAATAAAACTGTGTGTAAAAATATTTGAATTTTATTTTTGAATCATAAAAAATGTAAAAGTTTTGTTGTTATGCAATTGTAGTTTCTTCATCAGGCACATCGTAAATAAATTCGCGACGACACTGTTTGCAATAACTTTGCTTCAAAGCAAGCAAAGTTGCGTAGTCGTCCTCACACTGACAATCTGCTCTACCCATTATCTTATACGTGAATTCTTTATCGTTGTATAGCAACTCGTCGCCACATTTGCTGCAGAAGCATTCGGCTAAAGATACTAAGCCCACGCTCGTGTAGAAATTGTATTCGTCATTAGAGTCGTCGATCGTACTACTCTCATCGCAGTTAAAGCAAGTTTTAAACATAGTCATATCCACGTGTTCCAGCAGCACATACACGTCCTTGGGTAAAGATTCCACAAACAATTCCACAAACTTTTCATCGGCTAATTCGAGACGATGTAATTCTTTGTACCAAGTTTCAGCAGTTTGCAAAAGCTTAATCATGTCGTATTTATCTATTGCGTCTTGACACACACTATTGTGTTTTGCACAGCAAAAATATTGTACATTTTTGCCGTCATTGTTGTCGCTATTGTCGCCGTCGTCGCCATAGTCGTGTTTGCACAAATTTATTCTGCTTCGAAACTCAACTTTTGCACTATCGATCATATCTTCGTGGGATAGATTCTCGAATAGCTGTACAAGTTCACACGTTTGCTTGTCTTGCGCCATGTTGTACGACTGATACTAGAAAAAATTAAAACCCGTTTTTATACAAAACAGCCGATAAGATTATCTAAAATGATTTATACGTGTAAATTGATAACGATTATGTTTTAAAACAATTTTCTAAAGGTGATCCCTAATGACGCCATCTAGTGTACTAACACAAAACAAATGATGCTTAGTCCCAGGCAAACTCTGCATGTTTTTGAACTGTAGACATAGTAATGTTGGGATTTGCAGATACGTATTGTTCGTATGTATAAGTTTTTAATTTTCCAGTTCGAATAAATTCTTCATAAGTATATTGCCTATACTCACTACGAGTCATAAAATATTGATTGAAATGCCAAAACCTGATACCAGAGTAATGCACTTTGTCGCGGTAGCTTTGAAATTTCGCAAACAAATACTCAGAGAACAGGTCGTCCAATAGACGCGAGTCAAAGCTTAAACACTGTCGCCACACGTTGAACATGTCTACGTAGACGGACCACGAGCAAGGCGCCTGTACGTCGGCGAGCCGAAATGGTGCCACCGTGTAGTTCATTGTGTTTGTAATTTACAAACACGTCCGATCACCAACAAAGATAAACTGTATATGTTACAAAAAAATACAAAAACAAGTTAAATATAAATTATTTATTTTTGTTTGCACTCTTTGAGTTTATTTATACATTCAAAAATACGCGCAGCTTGGCGTTCCGTTTCTTTTTCTTCGTCGTCAGTTTGGAGTGTATTTATACATTCAAATATTAACGCAGCTTCGCGGTTAGTTTCTTCGTCGTCGATTAGTTCTAATATTTCATGTAGAACGTCATCCTCGTCGTCGTCGATGTTGTTGGTTCTATCTTGCAAACATGAATTAATGAAATAGTTCCAATTTTTTTCCGTAGTAAAGCGTCTACTACAATTTTTACAAAATAATTCTTCGTAAAACCACTTTTTAAACTCTTCGGCATATGATATTTCCGAATTCATTATTAGCGACATAACACCCGCTTCGTTAATAAACACTGTGTTTGAATGCCAATGTTTTGGAGCGTTTTCCATATTTTTGGGTTTTGGAGCGTTTTCCATATTTCTAGGTAATGGTACCGTACCAAATATACACATTGGCTTGGGTTTTGCAGCAGCACACTCTAAATCTTCCCATTTTTTGCAACACGTCGGATTTACATGATTTTTTATTGCGACATCAGGATGTTCGTAGCCCAATAACTCTGCAATAGTATTGGCTTCGTACACAGCATTTAGACAACAAAATTTGAAAGTCCAAATGTCCCATGTAACTCCGTCGATCATAAAATATTTATTCACAAGTCCCATCATTTTTTTTAATAGTGAATTGTGTGTAGACCGTTTGAGAGCGCAATGCTTACAACTCCGTTTTTTGTTTGTCTTCGTATAAATAATCAATTTGCTTGCCGCCCAGTCCTTTGTTGATAGCGTTTAACAGGTCACCGTTGTCCGCGTCGATCTCCCAAGCGAACACACCCGCCAACTCGTGGTCCACCACGTACTTTGTTTTATCAGCCACCGATTTTGGATCGTCGTACGACACAAGATTACCGTCCGACTTGCGATACACGAATGCCGCTTTGGCCACTTCGTCGTAGGTGTAATCGTATGTGGTCAAATTGTGCATGATTACTTTATTATTATAAAATTACTAGAATTATAAATACTGTGATTTTATTTAATCAATGTACCTCTTCATTAGATAGTCGAGACATTGCAAATTGATACGACACTGTAGATTGTCGCCGTCGCTGTGATCGGCGAGATAGGCGAGAACGTGGCCTAGAATGCGTCTTCGGTTGAAGAGACGGTGCTCGATCTCGATGATGCGATCAAAGGCGTGGGTCAGGTTGTCGAGCGCCGACTTTGCCGCGATGCTCTTCCTCACGAACGTCGTACACAACGCATAAAACAAACGTTGACCGTTCAAGTTGGACGTATCGACAAGCGTGTTAATATTTAAGATATAATTCAAGATCTGACCGTTGTTCATCGTGTGCGCGTTAGTATGGAGTCTTTGCTGCAGCGTTTGTTTGTCGACAAAACGATCCCTTACATTTCGAAAAAACACATCAACGACGAACTCGGCGAGAATGTCCTTCGTCGCACCGATCAAAGTTTTCATCGCGACGTCTTGAAACAGACGATCGAAGCGCTCGACACGTTGTGTGTCGTCAAAGGAGGCGCCGCGATCGCCGCTCATTCGGCGTCAAAGACGGCGGAGGCGTCAACTTCATTGACCGACATCGACGTTGAGGTGTACGTCGACGACGATCGTGCCAACGTCAACAATCTTAATTCGTTTGTAGCGCTCACTCGACTCGAAACGCAATTGCGTAAAGTCTGCAGCGAGTACTATGAAAAGATCGATGAGTGTCTCGGCGACGTTGATTTAAACTGCTTGATTAACAATATTGTCTGCGGCGGAGGCGGCGTCGGCGATGACAACAATGACAATGTTATAATTTTTAAATCGTACGTCAACGAAGCGGTCAAAGTTTCGGCTGGCGCGGTACGGTTCACGCTGAATCGAAAGATGCCGTTCAAGAGCACCGTGTCGTTGGTGAACGAAGATTATTTTTTGGTCCGCTACTCGTTTAATGTGCACATGAAGAGCGACAACGGCATCATGTGGCTGTACAAGTCGCACAATCGCATACAGAGCCTCGACTATTTCCCGTTCGATGTATACTTTTTGGACGTGAGCGTCAAACGATCACCGATGCCGTTCACTGACGCGTACTCGCTCACCAACCTCTTCGGCATCGGAGTGTACGTGGAAGATTTGAAATTTTTGATCGCCGACCAGATCGAGTGTCTCATGTTCAACGTGTTCAATCGGGTCTGGCACAAAATCCAAGTTCGCACGGCACGATTGAAAACGCTGCTAAAACTCTACAACAATTCGTCGCCCACGATCGAAGAACGCCAACGCTATCGTCGTATATTGATTGGTGGTGATGGCATCGCCGACGACGATGAACCCAATAAACGGTACGGAGTGCGCGACGTGAAACAGTTGCTGTACGCGGTGGGACCGCTGGGCGCGCAACTTTTGATCGAACTTTACTTTGCCAACCGATTCCACAACAGCATCGACCAAGTGACGCATCAAATCAACTTTCCCTACCATCGGTGGGACGGTAGATTCTTCTCAAAGTGTTGGAAATGTTTTCTAGACATACTCAACCGTCTCTACAATCTCGGCTACGATATACAAAAGTAAAAGTTTGCGCTACGCGTCGTCGTCGTCGTCGGCAAATGATTTCTTGACACAATCCGGCACTTGCCAAGCCTGGCGTTGATTGTCAAAGTAGCGCAAGTTGATGTGGACCGCCACGCTGCTCACGTTGCCGACGGGCGCGTACGCCTTGAGAATCACATGGCCCACCGGTTCGTATTCTACGCTGTCGACGTCGTAGTACGCGTTATTGATGCGCACCTGGAATTGCTGCGGCACTAGCAATCGCATCATGCGATCGTTGTCGCTGTCAAAGAGGAACGATTCGTCAATGTCGAAGAGCTCAATGTTGATTTCGTAGCGCTGCTGATACTGGTCGTATCCGACGGTGTTGTGACGCACGTCGGCAATGTACTTGTCGAAAGATACCACGGCCGGATAAGGATTCATTTTGCGTATAAAATCCGACAGCGAATCGTTTAATGCACAGTCGAAGACGAGCAAAGAAAATGTCCGCAGCACGCAAAGTATTGTTTCCAATTCAGCACCAGGATATCTGGGCGGCGTACAAGCGCGCGCTCGATTGCTTCTGGAAGGTGGAGGAAGTTGACTTATCTAGAGATTTGTACGATTTCCAAAACAAACTAAACGACAACGAACGACACTTTATCAAGCACGTGCTGGCGTTTTTCGCTGCCGCCGACAGCATCGTCAACATTAATGTCATCGAGTACATGCAAAGGACGGTTCCCGAGCTCGAGGCGCAGTACTTTTACAATCAACAGGTGCTGATCGAATGTGTGCACACGGAAATGTACAATCTGCTCATACACACGCTGGTCACGGATCAGACGGAACGCGACAGAGTGCTGAACGCGTGCGAGTTGATGCCGTGCGTGCGCAAAAAGGCGGAATGGGCGATGCGCTGGAACGACGACTCGAGCGCGTCGTTTGCCGAGCGGATGGTGGCGTTTGCGATCGTCGAGGGCGTCTTCTTCTCGGGCAGCTTTGCGGCGATCTTCTACGTGAAAACCAAGGGCATCATGCCGGGCCTGACGTTTAGCAACGAGCTAATTTCGCGCGACGAAGGCATCCACACTGATTTTGCGTGCTTCTACTATAATACGCGCGTCGAGGAAAAACTCGAACCGCAACGAGTGCTCGACATGTTCAAGGAGGCGGTGGCGTTGGAGAAGGAGTTTTTTACGTCGGCGCTGCCTTCGCGACTGTTGGGCATAAACGCCGAATCGATGGGCGAGTACATTGAGTTTGTGGCGGACCGATTGCTGGTGCAGCTAAACTTGCCGCGCTACTTTAACGCCAGCAATCCGTTTGCTTTCATGAACAATATCGCGCTCGAGGGCAAGACGAATTTCTTCGAGAGACGCGTCGGCGAGTACAAGCGCTACGGAGCGGGCAACGAGCCTTATGAGATTTTGGAAGATTTCTAAATAAATATATTTTTCAATTTATGTTTGGTTTTTATTTTTCCACTTCTGACGACGACGACGACTTTGGCGACGCCGACGCCATAGGTGGCGATGATAGTGGTGGTGTTGTTGTCGTTTTCGACAATGGAGTTTCAGAGTCACGCGTTTTTATCGGCGACAGAATGTAGTACAAGAAGAGGGCAATGATGAATATGATGATGACGATCAGTATGAACGATTGCGTGGAACGTTTTTTATTGGGCGCGTTTCGGACACAGTAGCATGCGACGGCGGAATCGTCAATGTTTTTTCTTCTCACCATCACGACGGTGGCATCTTATAGTTGTTTGCGTACACCACGCGTTATTTCTTGTTAAGCGGCAACGTGGGGTTTAGTATGGAGAGGATCGCGTCCAGCTGCTGCAGGATGGTGTTGATGGTGTTGGTGAGCGACGCGACGACATCGCCAATGTCGAGGCCGTTGATAGCCTGCAGAATGTTGTTGAGCGTGGCGTTGATGTTGGTCACGCTCGACGTTAAATTGTTGAGAATCGAATTAATGTTGGTGAGTTCGTTGCGTAGCTGATCGGAGAGCTGATTGATGGCGTTTGTGACGGCGGCGGTGAGTGCGGCGAAGCGAGCGTCGAGTTGTGCCAACAGTTCGTCGCTGATGCCGCCGAGTTGGTTCTGCACAATGTCCAGAATCGTGGCGATCTGAGCGGCAATATTAATGTTTTGCAGACGAATCGAGTTGAGTATGTTGGTGATTTCGAGGTGCTGATTGGCGTTGTTGACGTTCAACTGATTGATGCTGTTGAGGATGGTGTCGTTTTGGCGCGAGATTCGTTCGAGCAGTTCGTTGTGGTGGTTATGGTGATGGTGATGATGATGCGGACAACAGTTTGGCGAACGAGATCGTCTACGCGGAGACGGCGACCGGCATCGGCGTCTCGGCGACGGAGAACGGCAGCGCCGGGGCGAGGGCGAACGACGCCGCGGCGATGGCGAACGAGCGCGTCTCGGCGACGGTGACCGCCTGTTGCATTCGCGGTACTTTTCCAAGTAGACTTCGGCGACAAACAGCGTCATGAGATAGTCGGACATTTGAGAGTTGACACGACTACACAGATTGCCGAGCGCGTGCAGATCGATAAACTGCTTGTTGGCATCGTGCGAGCACTGACTCTGGCACCTGAAATCGATCCAGCATTTTTTATGCCGCTGCGGGATATTGGTCAATGCCGACTGGGGCAGACGGAGCAGATTGAGAACGTCGTCGGAACTCACCCAGAGTATGCACAACTGGTCAAAGTACACCGACACGTTCAGGTCTTGACATTTTTTAGTAAATAACGACATTATATCGTAGCAAAATCTAGGTTTTTGCCAAATTACTTATTTAAAAAAAACACAAGCATATTTACAATAAATTATTTATTGAAAAAACATTGATCATCGTACATCTTGATATATATTAGCATTATACTCTTCGACGATATCATACATTCGATCGAGTAAAACTTGAGCGTCGTCGTGTGTGTCGACGATATTGAGCAAATGTCGTTTTTGGCATTGAAACTCTACAAACGAACGCGGCCGGTTCGACGGGTCGGCAGCGCTGACGCACACGGCCAAACAATCTCCGCTGAGGCACATGACCGCGTCGATGACGTCAAAGTGTCGTAAATACGTTTCGTATATGGCGTCCTGTTCGAGATTCGAGCGATTCGTTATGGACATAACGAATGTGATTAGCTTCATCGTCGACGACAGACTGCGACTCGGCGACTGCGCGCTTTTATTTTGTCATTTTCCTCGCCGCCGCCGCCGCCACCGCCATCGTGGCGCAACGAGCACATGTGGTCGAGCGCGCGTCCAATACGAGGTGAAGGACTCCCGCACACACCACACATCGCTTGACGCAATCGTTTTTTCTGTAAAAGTATTTGGCGCCGTTGATCGCCTCCGCCTCGTACAACGAAGGACAGCGGCGATGATCGTTGTTCAGTTCGTTGAGATTCGTGCTTTTATTGTAGCGATTGAGGCAAAAGTCGCGGTTTGTAGAGAGCGCAGTGTCGACCTTGTTCATGGAGCCCATGATTTCTCGAACGACGACCCGTCTCGCGACGTTTTGTCTTTGTGCCGTTTCGATGCGCTGACCGTACGTCGACATGTCTAGAGATGAAATGTTACATGTTTGCTCGTGTCGCCCATCTTAATCATTATCGTTTTGCTAAAAAAAAAAACCTCATGCGTGTTCTATGGTTTTAGCCGTGCGCTCTTGTTAGGGCCACATCACATTGTAATATTTAACGTTGAACACGTTCTTGACAAAGTAGTTTTGACAATTGTTCATGGTATGCACGACCTGTTCGGCCGAATACATTTCGCCGGCATTTTCATGTTTGCGCTGAGCCGTAGCCGGCACCAACTCTTTCGACATGTCCTCCACAATGTTTTCGACGATGGCGTTGATGCGACACTGTATTCAGCTGCCAATTTGTTGGTAATTGAGTTTGTTCTAATGACGTCACAAGGGGGGTCCAATTCAGATCCCCCTTTATTTCTATCCAATTCTTGCGCCAAACAGGTTTAACGTGATCTCGCACAGCTTTTGCTGGCAACTTGTATCCCAAAAACTCAGCAATGCCATGTCCCGCGTACATGAACTCGTCTCTTTCAACTTCGACGATCCACACATCGCATGCCACACCGCCGATATTGCATGATTTCTTCACAAGGGCCATGGCGAGCAGATCACAATAGCGACACGTGTGTATCTAACGAATATCCGTTTGGAATGAGAGTGTGAGATCAAATAAAATATATAATATAAATTTGATTTTTTTATTTCAATTAATTTATTACATAATGTTTGTGTCATTTTATGACTAAAAGTCGAAATCTGGAATGTGTAGTAAACAATTAACGCACCGTGAACAAAAAATAATTATACGTAAATCTTGCCACGAATTGGCAGTTTGTAAAATGCCATCGCCTGTATCGACAGACAATGATTTTTCGTCACACCTCCAGCAAATACATCTTACTTCCAAACGCTCGTTTTCCAGCATTTCCGTACAGTCGGCGAGCGTTTTGCGAAGACGCAAAGGTTGATAGCATTCGGGAACGGTGATTTTTCGGTAGTCGAGATACTCATACAGTCTCAATATATTCATAAATTTTAAAAATAACAATTTTCCCATGGCTCGATCCATTTGGCGTACGCGTTTGATCAAGTTGTCGATTCTGATCAAACGTTCAAGGCAATGCTTCGCCCTTAGCGCGTCCGTTCCAAGAAACTTTATCAACAGACGATCCGCGCTCGCATCGTAGTCGTCGGCCATGCTATTTTTGTAATCTTCAAATTGGCCATGCACAAGCATCAGCAATCGCGATTTGTCAATCTCGCCGCCGAAATAAAAATCCAGCAAACCATCCTTGTCGATGTCATAGTCTTTGGATTGACTCTCGAAATAGGTTATAAACAGACGCTCCGCAAGCAATGGTAAACGCGTCAATTGTTCCTTTGGGCAGTTTTTGATGTGATGTGCCAGTTTCGCGTCTGCATGTATGCAATAGTCGGCAGAGCGCGTATCGAAATATTTTTCAAAGTTGCGCTCTTTTAACAGCAAAGTTGCCGTTCGAATATAATCCGCCGTCACCGCAGCGTAGACATTGGAGCCTAGCAACTCGATAATGTTCAGTTTCAATTCGACGGGAAGCTTGTTTATGTTTTCTCGAGTCACCTCCTCCTGTCTTTTGCGTATAGTAGCCTGGTATTTGAAAACGCTTTTCGGTTTCATGTTGTTGTGTCCGTGTGTATTTATTATATGAATAAAAACAGTGTAACAACCAACATTTATATATGAATGATATCTTTTTATCTAATCGGTTATCGCGTATCTATTTTTTTTATCTAATCGGTTATCGACTAATCCGACTCGTATCTGATATAATATGATATCTATTCATATATAAAGGGCGCCCGTCGGACGAAAAATTATAGTTGCAATCGAACTTTACCAAGTCAACGACAACATGGTTATTTGTACAAAACCTTTGACATTACCCGGCCTCTACGCCGAACTACCACCCGGATGGTATTATTACCACCTAACGCATTACTTTGACAACAATCCCGAGCCGAGAGAAGAGGTGCTGTTGGCGGTATGTCCTTCCGAGATCGACATGGAGTTTCAACAACACATGTGCCAGTATTGGAGCGAAACACTCGACGATTGGGACGACACGGCCGAATCACACTGCAATTGGGACAATCCCGACAATCCCAATGTGTCGATCGAGCAGGCGGCTAACGAATTTACGCTAATCGACCAGTGTATTAGAAACATTTTCGGCGAAGATGTTTTTTCGCAAAGATTTTCTACACCGTGGTTAGGTAGGTTCGGTAGAGACCCCATCAATATCGACGAAATAGAACAATACTACAAGAAGCCCGATGAAAGTCCCATCGTGTTTAAACGTTTTGTCCGTCTTCCGTCCTATTTTAATGTCAGTCTTATCGATAATTTTTGTACCATTCATAAAATTAAATAATTTTTGTTTTATTATGAATAAAATAAAATTTTATTATGAATAATTATGTGTTGTTTATTTCTGTGTCACACGATCGATACTGGCGGTGTCGGCGGCGCTGGCGACGGCAATGATACCACAGCCCAATCGGCCGCCAGAGTTGCCCGTCGTCTTGCTCAGCGGATGATCAGTGAGGCCGAGATCGTCGCGATCCGCGTGCACAACGAGACTCCGCCCGATCACGCTGTTCGCGCCAAACAACGAAATGACATTGTCGATCTTGTCGACGACGGTGAGAGAGTTTGACTTTTTCGCGTCGACGTTGCCCAGGTCACCGACGTGCCGTTCGACGGCATTCGGCGCGCCGTGGTTTGCGCCGCTCGGATTGAAATGCTCGCCGGCCGAAGTGCAGCCGTTTGACGTGTCGCCAAATTCGTGTACGTGAAATCCGTGCAAACCTTTCGGTAGATTCATAATGTAGCCCGTGATGTAGACCAGATGATTGGGCGATTGCTGTTCAAAATATATCCGGCCCTGTACGTCACCGTCGATAACGCAAATCGCCTTCATCGTGCTCTTTAAATTGACGCGATTCTAATACAAACGATGTAGTCGTCGACGAACCATCAAACCGCATCGATCATGACCGCGCAACGTTCGCAAACGGAGGAGCGTAGATTCGAACTGGACGTTTCGAAGATGTTTGGTTGTTTCACGGTGCGTCGAGTCGTGGTGGACGACGGCTCGTCTTATTGTATGGATTGCGCGACGTCAAGACTGACCGCTGCCCAACTGCACCGCAGTCAAGTTCGTTTCATACACGCCGCTCTCAACGAGCGGGCTTCGCTCGAGCCGTCGCCGTGGTACAACGGCCCGGTGCATTGTAGCGTTTGCGAAAATCGAATGGTCGAGGTGGTCGGCGCCGGCGACTGCGACGAGTGCACGCGCTCGATCTACAAACTCTTCGCGAAGGCGATCAACGACGGCGACGTTGACTTGGTCGCCACTAGTAGTGTGTAAGTATGTCCTCGACGACGTTCGGCATCGTGGTGGCGATTGTGGTGCTGTGCATAGTTTGTCTCTACGTGATGCGAGCCACGAGCTACATGAACGAGCGCTACGTGAACGCGGTGATTCAAGACAACGAACCCGGCTCGCTGATCGATCTCGTCTTTGATCGCAACGGCATCGTCGATTGTGTGGCGACTCGGCTGCCGTGCGTCACCGACCGCCAGTGCGCCGACAATTGCGCCGTGCAGAATGCCGTCGGCGCGCTCGTCTGCGAAAACGGTTTCTGTGCGAACCGCGACGCCAGCTTTGACGCTCGCCCCGACGATTTCGAGTGCGACATACGCCTGGGCATGATCAAGGTGTTTGTGGCGAGCGAGTTTGTCGTCGATCAGTTGTGCATCAGTACGTATCGCGACATTGTCGACGATCTGGGCGAACCGAGACCGTACCTGTGCCACGGCGGCACACTCGACATCGATCTCGTCAATCGACCGTTTAGCGTCGCCGATTGCCGCTGTTCGAACGGCTACACGAAAATGTTATTTAATCAAGGTGCACTGGCGCGGTCGATTCCAGTGTGTATTCCGAATCGCGTGAGTAAAGTCTACGCCGCAGTATACGATTCGGTGTAACAGTGCCAATCATGTTTGCCTACTGGGTGATTCGACGCGCGTGCCTCTTTGCCGACGGCGCGCATCGGCGAGCGCTCTTCGATTTTGTCGAGGCGTATCGAGTCAAAGCCGTGGACGATATTCGAACGCTCATGGACCAGGTGCTGATTGCGTTCGACGTGAATCTCGTCTATAGTCTGATCGAACACATTAAATCGATCGTGTGGGCGCTGGTGCGGACGGCGTACGCACGCAACGCCAATCTGCTGTCGTCGAATCGCCATCGCGTCCATCTCGACTATGTCGCCGGGCTGCTCGACAAGGTGTCGGAGCCGAAGAAACTGTACGAATGCACACGAGATCTCTTCAAGCGCTACTGCGTCTACGAACTTGCCGAGGATAGTTTGTCGTGGAATAGTCTAGTCGCACTAATGTGTAAACTCAATGGATTTTTCTATAGCGATAAAAGTGTATGTAGTAAAAACGATAATGCTGTTGTTGTATGTAAGCGTCGCAGACGACGCGGTCGTTGTAAAAATAAAAATTGAAAACTAAACTTGTGTCTTTTTATTTAAGCATGACGGAAGAAAATGAGTTGTTTGCACAGTACGTTTCGCTGCAGACTCAGTTGTTGTCGGACACGAGCGAAATCGTCAAGTACGACGATGTCGAGGATAGCGTGTTTATTTTTATGGCCCTAAACGATTCGCTTAAAAAGTATCTGGACACGCTGCGCGAACTAAAGATGAAAATTGTAAACTTTGTCCACGTCGACGATCGCGACGCTCTGTTGCGCATCGCAAACACGGACGAGTTGACGATTCTCGACGAGATCGATTTGATCAATAGAAAATTGCAATTGATTTCGTCGCTGTCGTCGTCGTCGTCGTCGTTGTTGTCGTCCTCGCAAATCTTAAAGAGCGACAGCATGTTGGCGACGTACGATGTGGTGACGACGATGAACGATTGGGCCGATCGGGTGGGTATACTAGAATTTAGAGACTTGTCGTACCGCGCCGAAATGGAGCATTTGCTGTCGTTGAACATTTACGACATTGAGCTGACGGAGCAGAGCATCGGCAGGATCGAGTGCGCAGCCATAATATTTCAAGCGTTGATTCGAAACAATAGTAGAATTTTGGACTTTAAAGAGATTGTCAGCGGCGAACAGCCCATCATGATCGAGAAGCACAAATGCATCATGTACTATTTGGTGTGCGTTTTTGAAATGATGAAGAGGCGCGACAGCGAACTCGACACACCGATCACGATCAGACACCATGTAATCGATCGGAAAACGGTCAAAATAACCGACGACGTACAAACGTTGAAACCGAACGATTTCGTCGTCGACGTGTTCGCTCCGTACCGGCGCTACGACACAAATCGCGCTAGACGACCGTACCAGTACACCGTCGTCTATGTGCAAGACAAAATCGGATCGCGCGCTTTCGGCGTCGATACGAATTACGAGGACGTGTGGTTCATGAAGTGTCCCGAGTTGTACGCGATGCCGCGGTTCGTGCGCAAGGTGCTCGGCGACGACGAATCGTACGCTTTTTGCAACCTCAAACAGTACAACGTCATGACCACGTACAACTACAACACGCGGCGCGTTCAAGATGCGGACGCGTACACGGTCATGCCCATGTTCAACTTCCTCATGTACCAATCGTGCGCCTATCGCGTCGGCACCGATCTCTACGAGCCCGACATTGACTATCTGAATCGGGAAATCTACAAACTGCTGTCGGGCGTGCGCTACGAGCAGGTGGTGTCGTCGGCGCAACTGGAATTCTTCACCAGTCCTCACAATTGCAACGACAACCGCACCTATCAGTTTCTCATCGAGGTGCTCGTGTGCGCGCACGAAAACTGCCGTCTGCACTATTGCGCCTCCAACGCCGAGCAGCAGCGCGAACTCAACGACACGATGGAAGCGATACAAACGTACAGCGTGTCGCATCTCTACAACTCGCTCGTCAACTACAACTTTAACACGACGGGCCCGATGAATTTCTACAAGGAACGACAGATTGAGCGCTGACACGAAGAGTTAGATAAGTGACTGTAGACATGGAGTCGATCAACATTGACGATTTCGCGCGTCAGCTGATCGCCGACAAGTGCAGCGCCCTCATCGAATCGCACAGCATGGTTTCGCCGAAGAATATGGAAATTCTAAAAGTTGTCCGCGAAGAATACTTTAAAAATCCCAACCAGAAAAACTATGAAAACATAAAGAAACTCTTCAACTACACAAAGTATATTGACGACTCCATCGACTATAAAGATTTCAGCAGACGCATGATGATCATCGCGCTAAAGTTTGGTCTCAACAAGGGCAAGGCAATGTTCAAAGACCACCAAACCATATTGGAAGTTGCCCTCAGACGCCTCGACGCCATCGATCCCGATCTGCGCAACTCGCACAGCGCCCTACTGCAGCACTACAACGAATGCTTCGAGAATCTCGACAGTCCCAAAAAGGACGAACATCACCTCGTAACGTTTGGCAAAGAGATCGCTACGAAAATCTTTATAGAGACCATCGATCTCTACAGCAACACCAACAACAACAAGAGTCCGCTAGAGCTAAACTATCGAACAAAAATCGACGACGATCCGACGCCCGCGCTCCTCGAGACGGCAATCAAGAGTCGAAAACGTAAATTGACTCAGGTGGCAAACTACAAGATCGCCACTCCGCTATTTCAATTGTAAACGTAAATGAATAAAACCAGTGTATAGAGTAATATATAAATTTTTTTATTACAATCATCATCACACAAAATACTCAAAGTCGTACAAAAATTTCATGTTACACGCGCGCGCATAGTCGGAATCGTGTGCGAGCGTGCCGTTGACGTTGTCGCCGCAGAAAAACGATTCGCGCTTTTTAATGTTGGGTTGGCGCGTCAACAGATACTCCATCGTGCCGGTTCGCGGTTTGCGATATCGGTCTTTGCGCGTCGCCATCATCACGACCAGCGGCACGCTCAGCGCCGTGCACACGTACTCGATCTTTGCGCGCATCTCTTCGGCGCTCACCTTGCCCTCGGTAACGCCCAGCTGGTTGGTGACAACGACGATGGTATAGCCGGAGCGTAGCAGATCGATAAAGTTTTGCACGACCGACGTATACTTAAACTTCCAGTCGTACGCGTTTTCCGAGTACACCCTGCCGCTCTTCGTCTCGATGATGGTGCCGTCGAGATCGAACGCGGCAATCTTGTTGCGTATGATCGGTAGTCGGTGCTCGTAGACGTGCAACGAATCGTCGATCAGTGTCCAACGGTAGATTGTATTGAGTAGATTGGTCTCGATCTCGCGCTGTTGCTCGTTGAGATCGCCGGTGCAATCGATCTCGTACTCGTCGGCCGACACGACCTCGGCGAACACGGCGAAGCGCTCGTCCTGTTGGCGCACATAGTCTTCGTCGAGCCGATCGATTCGATTGTTGCGCTTCTTCATCATGCGCACGATTTGCTTTTCCGTGTGCGGTTTGGCGCGCATCACCACACACTTGTAATATTTGAAAAATCCCATCTTGACGCAATCTTGTAGCGCGCGACGCGTGTCCTCGACGCTCATTTCCTTGTTAATGCTCTCGTAGACGAGGGCCTCCATCGGGTGACGATCGAACATGTGCATCGTGTTGTAGTCGGTCAGATATTTGGCGTTCGACATTACATTGTAGGCGGCGTAAAGCAAGCTACCGACGCGATGATCAAATTCGTACGTGTCGTGCAACTCTTTGTAGTCGCTCAGATGAACTTTGATGCCATAGTGTTTTGAGAATTTTTTTAATATGCTTGTTTTTGTGGTGCACGCCACTCCACCCAACGCGATCGTGTACGACATTGTTTTTTGTCGAATGATACATATGTAATTTGAAACGTTTCGTTTTATATTTATCCAACTATAACCAACTTTGCTTTAGTTTGAAATCCGCGACCAATTCCAATTTCGATGATCTCGTCAAAGCAAAGTTTGCACAATATTTTTAATTTCGAAATTATTGCACCATATTTACGTCATTTGATTACGTCACGTGTCGAATGAAGTTTGCTTTAGTAGCGGATCGGCGACGAATTCCAATTTGCGTTCGATCTTTGAATTCATCGCCGATCCGCTACTAATTCCAACATCGATTAAGATTACGTCATATGTTTTTACGATTGCACAATGTTTTTTCAAATTGCGTCATTCTATCGTGTCGAGTGTTTTTAGACAATGTTTGCGTTGATCTTGGATTCGCGGATTTCGTTTGAGTTAACTTTGATATCTTAGTCAATTCGCTTACATTTTTTTTTACAATTTACACCAACTTTGCTTTAGTTGCGGATCGGCGACGAATTCCAATTTTGTCGATGTTTGCTTTTGTTGCGAATCGGCGACTAATTCCAACTTGACGAGTATGACTCAATATTTAATTTAATGTCGCAATATCGTAAACAAGAGTGATGTAATTATATTACGTAATCTAACAATGTTTGCTTTAGTTGCGGATCGGCGACCAATTCCAATTTCGACTATCTCATCTACAAAGTTTACCTTGTCAATTTCGATCGACGAATCGAGTGTTTCATTTTATTTCAACAAAATTCGCTTTAGTTGCGGATCGGCGACTAATTCCAACTTTGTGTTTGTATCTATTACAAAGTTTGCTTTAGTTGCGAATCGGCGACCAATTCCAACTTGGACAATGAAAAAATAAAGTTTGCTTTTCCAACATCGAGTGTTTCAATTTGTTTCGCAAAGTTTGCTTTGTCTCGGATCCGCGATTGTTGTACAAAATTTGCTTTAGTGTCGGATCCGCGATGAATTCAAAGTTGGACAAAGTTACGATATCTTTCGATTCTTTGTATCTCAACAAAATTGACATGGCAAAGTTTGATCGATTATTACTACGAACTTGGCAGGGCAAAGTTTGATCGATGTTGGAATTTGTCGCCGATCCGCAACAAAATCAAACATTGTCGATGTTGGAATTAGTTTAAAATCGGCGATAAATTCAAAGTTCGTAAATGTCAACGATCTTTACATTGACAACTTCGAGCAACCCCGACGTTTTGGCGGGGTCGGTCGAAACTGACCCTGCACTTTTCATGTGAAACATTGTCTACCAAGTTTACTTTTGTCTCGAATCCGCGACGAATTTAAAGTGGAGTGTTTGTGTGTAATACGAAAATTTTTCGTTTCAACAATGTTTGCTTTTGTCTCGGATCCGCGACCAATTCCAACTTCAAACTATTGCACAATAATTTCACAAGCATGATGCAATAGTTGTTATTGTCGATTTAGGTCCGTCGGAATGATGCAATAGTGCGCAATTATACGTCGAGATGGAATTTATCGCCGATTGTAGCCGAAAGCAAACTTCGACGGTGTTTTGCGATTTTTAATTTCGTCTCGGATTTGTCGATTGCGCGATTTCGTCGGGTCCGTCAGAGATCTGTGTTGATAGTCGGGTCGGTCGATGCTTTCGGTGCCGCAAACGAAATTTTTGTTATCTCTGTTCATTGTTTTATAAAATTCACCTCGTCGTCTTATTACTATACAGTCGAATCGAATCAGCCAAAATGAACACACGCGTTTTAAAGTTTAAACGCGAAAAGTTTGCGTATCCTCCGCAAATGGCGACGCTCGGATCGGCGGGCTACGATCTCCGCACACCCGGCGATTTTGTCATCAAACCTCGCGACAAGCACGTCGTCGACACTGGCATCTCGATCGAGTTGCCCGAAAACATGTACGCTCAGATCAAGAGCCGATCGGGTATGGCGCTCAAGCAGCAGGTGGTCGTCTTTGCCGGCGTCATCGACAACGATTATCGCGGCGTGATCAAGGTGGTGCTCTTCAATCACGGCAAGAAGAGTCGAACGTTTCGGCGCGGCGACAAGATTGCGCAGATGGTCATCCAACAGTACTACGCTCTGCCGCCCGTCGAGGTGCAAGAAATGACGACCACGGAGCGCGACGTCAATGGATTCGGATCGACGGGACGATAGTTGTTTTTTCCTTTTTTTTGAAATAAAGAGTATATTGTGTATATTTGATTGTTTGATTGGAATCATGATGACATAAGGGTAATAATCGATAATGTATGCGTATGTAACGTTGGTGATGCTCGGCGACGAGTATGTCGCGGGCGCAAAGGTCTTGGCCAAGAGCCTTTTGTGCACAGGCACGAAACACGATCTCGTGTGCATGGTGACGCCGGACGTGAGCGCCGAGGCGCGTTCCGAACTCGCTGCGCTCTATACAAGGGTGCTGGTCGTCGATTACGTTACGTACAAGTGTCCGCCGATGCTGACAAAGCGACAGAATCAAATGTACGGCAGCTGGATTTCGTACGCCTTCACCAAGTGGCAGTGCCTAACTCTGTTGGAGTACAAGAAGATTATCTATCTCGACGCCGACCATTTGGTGGTGAAGAGCATCGAGCATTTGTTTCACTTGCGAGCGCCGGCAATGTGCTTCACCGACGACAACAACAATTACTACGATCGCCTGCTGTACGGCGACACGATAAAGCCGGAACATTTGGTCTCGTTTATGCGCTACAATAAGATTTTGTGCAAAGGTGGCACGGTTCTATTCGAACCGAACGTACGGCTCTACAATACGATACTGGCGCTGTTGAGACCCAACAACAATTGTCTGATCAAGTGCAGCTATCACAACGGATTCGACGAGCAGATATTGCTTCAGGCCTTTATCGAGTTGCGCGTCCACGTGACTCAGCTGTCGGTGTTGTACGCGTGGAACGCGGGCGCTTATCATCGATTGCGCAAGGGCAACGAGCCGTACGTTATCAATTATTACGGCGACGTCAAGCCGTGGCATTACGCCGATAGCAATCGAACCATTGATTACATGGATTTGTATACCTGGAAATGGTTCGCTGATAAGATTGAGTACGATAAAAGAGGTATAAAAGAAAATTAACATTGCATTCGACACTATTCGCATCGAAAATGATGTACCAACTGGAAGTCGACTTTAGCGGCAGCGGCGTCAACTTTGAAGAGAACCGCACCCGGTTAGCGCACAAAGTTTTCGACCGCATCAACAGGCAAGCGTTCGACTCGAAGCTGCAAAACGTGAGCATCGTGTGGACGAGTCGTCTCAACAAGAAGTCGTCGCTGTCCAAGATCAATCGTCAGAGCGGCGATTGCGTCATCTCTCTGTCCAAGACGCGCATCGTCGACCTGCAGAAGATGATCACTCAGCTGGCGCACGAAATGTGCCACGTGGCGGTCTACAAGTTTCAAGGAATCTACAGCGGGAAGCACGACGATCACTGGCTGAGATACACGCGCTGTATAACTCGCAACTTTCACGATATCGAATTTAGTACAATGTCTTGTTTGAAATAATAAAAAACTATTGAGTATATGATTTTTTTTTATTGTCGCTAATATTATATTGTACACAAGTCTTGAGATAAGAAAACAATAAAATTATAAATAAACTAACAATGTGGCTCTACTTGATAATCGTTGTCGTTATAATTGTCGTTTTGGCAATATTGTTCATACAATCGAACAATGACAAGGCGGAGGAGGAAGAGGAGGCAGCGGCAGCGGCGGAGATGGCGATGGCGGCAGCGTCGTCGTTCGTAGCAGTCGACAATAGGGATCTGATTGCGTTCGAAAACTACTATTTGGACACGCTTCAAGATAAATTTTTGCAAAAGGCCGAGAAAATTATGAATCCTACTCGAAAATTTATCGACGACGACGACGACGACGACAACATATTCGTCGGTCTTCAACCGTGGAACGGCGCCGTCGATTTCGGCATCGCGCTGCACACTCTCATCGGCTACGGCGTTAGGTTCCGTAATCCCAACGACGTCTTGTACCTCGACGAGGGACTCGCTTTTAGATTGAACAACGCCATGTACAATATCTACTCGCATCTGCCGATTCCGGCGCCGACGCATTCGGCGCCGTGGGGCGATCGCACCGACTGGTATCACTTTAGCATCACGATGCCTGAATGCTTCCAAAACACGTGCATAGTACTGCGCGGCTTTTACGATCTCACCAAACTGACAGAGTCGTTGCTCTACTACTATCTGCCGCTGCCGACGCTCTCGATGGGTTGGTGGAGGACGGCGGGCAACGCGATGCGCATGTGTCTTCCGTACTGCTACGGCCAACTGTTGCGAGGCCGCTCGTTCCGCGAGATTGGCGAAGAGACGCAGGTACAATACGTGCTGGATCTCATCAGATTTCCACTGGTAAAGGCGGGCAACGGCATCCACTACGACTATGCCTATTTCGATCACACCGACGTTCGCGCCTACGGCTACCTCGTCAATAGCTACTTTACGTTCAGCTACTACAACTATCTGTTCGGCGCCGACACGGTCAACATGGACAATGTGTACAATTCGTTGTCGTTGATCGGCAGCAACCAAGGCGTCGTCAATCCCGCTCTGTTGTCGCGCACCGGCTCAAACTTTTCCGCCGTGCTCGCGCATCTCATCGATTTCGAGCCGGGCGTGTTTTGCGGTGACTTTAGCAAAATACTGACGATGCGCAACGATCGCTACTTTGGCTCGGTCGTCGGCCAAGCGCCCGACATTGCGTACTACGAGGCGGATCCCAACAATAGCTTGCACGCGCCGCTCTGGACGATGACGCGTCGAATCTGGTCAAACTCGGGCCGAGTGCTCACATATCGTAGCGTGGGTCTCGAGTCGGGCATCCTGCTCACGACGAACCTGTCGGGCGTCGTCAACATTCCCACCACGGGTCCGAGCACGAGCAGTTTCCATCCGACGATTGCGCACACGGCTTTGTGCGCGACGCGCAACGCGGGCGCCATGGCCATGCACGTGCGGTTCGAGGAGTTGAATCTCGAGTATCATAGTCTAACGCTGTACCACCGCTACGGCATGTTCCACATTTACTATCACATCAAAACGCTGCGCCCGATCACAAACAACGCGCGTTGCGTGGTGTTGACGCGCGACAATCAGCACGAACCGAAATGGACGCAGGCCTCCAACATGATATCGTCGAACGGCATCACCGCCAAACACCACAACATTGTCAACAATAGTAGCCTTTCCAACTTTGACGTGCGTACGTTCGACGCGCCGCTAAACTTGCAAACGGCGGAGCAAATCATCAGCGCCGAACTGGTCAACCGCGGCGCCGGCGTCACATGCTTCAGTCTGCTGTCGCAGGACGTGGCCGCCAACGACAACACGACGGTGGTGCGCGTGCCCGACACCGACATTATCGTAGTCACCACCAATTCGAATAGCATTCAATGCGTAGTCGACTTTCCCATTGTGGTGCTGCGCGATAACGAAACCCGCCAGCTGACCGTCAACGACGCCACGAACATTTCGCGAGTCTTGCACCAGTTAAGCGTCGATAAGATTGTGCGCGCTCTCGCCGTCATCTCGATGACCGTCGACGATTTGATCCTGCCGGCCGAAGTTACGCGCGCGCCCAACAGCTTCTATCACCAAAACGATCACGGCAACCAGTTTAGATTCCTGTTCTAGTCGATCGTCGGCGCCGACGCGGGCGGCGGCCGATTGAGGTTGACTGCTCGCGCTGGCTGGCGAGCGCGCAAATCGAGATTGGCCAAGTAGGTCCGTTGTCGTTGAACCTGTGCGGCGGCGGCCAACTCGACGCTCTTGTTTAGATTGAAAATCAACAGCACGAACATGACGATGATGACAAAGACGACGACGCAGCATATGATGAGTAGAAAGTCGCGTATAAACGTTTGGTTTCGCGACACCAACTGCTCCAACTGATCGTGGTTCACGATCGAGTTTTTGTTGGTGGTGTATGCGTCGGCGATGACGGGTCTCATTATTTGCGTCGCGTCCTTAATCAGAAAAAGTAATTGTATCTCGCCGCGGAAACGATGAGGTTGTCGACTCGCGTCGCTTCGTAGAGTTTGTCGCGCACCTTGTTCAGATGGTAGGGCGTGTTGATGTCGGAGTAGTCGAACGCGACGGGATTGTCCTCGACCATATTGTTGGGGACGGGTCCGAAATTGGTGATGGCGTAGCTGTCGTTTTTGCAGTAGAGTCGAACTCGGCGATTGCTGTCGAGACTGTTGAGCTTGAGAATGATTTCGGGCACAATCTGATAGGCGAGCACCAGCACCATGAACATTTCGACGAGGTTGGGTATCGTTTGCGCCGAGTCGGGCACGAGCAGCAGCTGTTGGACGCGCTTGACGTAGTTTAGATTGGGCACGTTGATGTAGGGACAATGATCGCTGGTGTCGCCCTTGATGAGTCGCCGTACGAGTTCCTTTTTCAGCTCCGTGTAGATTTGCACCATCTCCTCTTCGGACATGTCGAACGCAAACACCGCCGGCACTTTACGGTACTCGAAAATGGTGAGGATGCGCTTGACGTTCATGAGTCGCACCCTCTGCGGTGTTTCGCGCAGAAAGCAAATTAGAAAATTGTTGTTTTCGCTGTTTGTCATAAACTCAAACTTGTCGAGCGGCGACTCGCCGCCGATGGCCGTGTAGTTGCGTAGCGATTTGCTCAAGATTTGTATCGGGCACACGGGCGTGTTCGCGTCCACCACCATCGCTCGGCAGTAGAACAAAAAATCCGACAGTAGCACGCTAAAGACGTGCGTGTCGCCCGCGCCCACCTCGGTGATGGGAAATATCGGGTTCCAGTAGACGATCGTGTACTTGGCCGTCTTGTCGGGCGCGCGGCTCTCGACCCGATCGTTCCATTCTTGCCGCTGCACAATCACCGAACTAAACTCGTTGGCGAAGAACGACTTGTCGACAAAGTTAATGTCCTCGTCGGTGGGCACGTACACTTTGATGTTGCGCACAAACGCGCCGCCGAGATCCTTTTGCGGTCGCACTCGGTTGTAGGGAAAGGCGAAAAACCGATCGCTAATGTTTACGCAAATGTTGAACGGACAAGCTGTCGCCATGCTTGAGATTGTGCACCTTGACCGTGCCCAACAGAGTTTCGGGTATAAATTTGTATTGATAGTACAACAGCTCTTTCAACTGATGTTTATTTAGTCTTAGTGTAAAGAGAATGGTCGCGCACGTGACAAACACCACAATCAGCAGGATCGCATAAACGATCATGGCAAAGTGTCGGCGAGAGAGACGGCCATCAGTTTGACCACGTCGTCGACGGGTCCGACGTAGACTCGATTGGCGTTGAATCTGTAGACGATTTTGTCGTACTCTTGCTGCACCACCGAATCGTGCACGTAAATGTAGTTGACGAGTTTCTGGCTCTGGAACGGCGATACCGGCAAGCCGACGATCTGGCCGATGAATTCTCGATAAAAGTACAGAAAGTTGTATCTTATCATGAAGAGGGCGACGCGGTCGGGATCGTTGCTGCCGACGGCCTGCAACGACCGACGGAGCACGGTGAAATTTTGCGCGTTGGCAGTCAGATAGCGCGAGCAGCCCGTGATGAAGTAGAGCATCTTGGATACGGACGCTTCGTCCGCATGATAGTGGGCCAACGGCTCGAGCAACTCGTAAAAGTGTACGCTCTTGTTGATGGGCGCGAGGTTCATTCGATTTATCTTGTCGACGGCGGTGCGATAGTTGGCGACGTTGATTCTATTAGCGTTTAGCGCGTTCGTCGGGCACGTGAGCAGCGACTCGGTCACGTCGATCGGCACTATCCGCATGATGTACGTCAACAGATTCGGTATTTTTGACGTTGGTCTGTGCATCTGACTGAGATGATTGATGAACGCTTCGTTTGATTGTGCGCTCGCAATCGTCGTCAGCATGGGACCGCGCGGCGACGCCGGCTCTTCAACTACGCCGATGGGCGATTGGATTCGTTCGCGTTTCGATCGCACCACCTCGGGCTCCGACGACGACGGCGACGTGTCCGATTCCGATTGCGGCGGCGGCGGCGACGGCAAGATTGTGGGTCTTTTTCTAAGTTTTCGTCTGATACTCTGAGTCGTCGTCATCGTCGTCGCCGCCGTCGCCGCAATCGGCGATGGAGTCGGCGATTCTTCATCGGTCGACATGTCCGATACGGCGGCAACGCTACTCTTGAAAACGATCGGTCGATGCGCCATGTATTTCGAGAGTAGCATCTTGACGTTCTTGTCTTCGACGCTACCAAACTCTTTCGGATCAATGTGTAGCGTTAGCGTGTACTCTTGCTTGCGTTCGACTAGATCGACGATCGAGACGACGGCGGAGCGCACCGTCGGCGGAAGCGTGTCGATCAACCGGGCGTCTTTTTTGATCAAGTCTGCATAGTACTCGACGTCGACGACGACGCATTGCGCGTCGCTGTACACGTTGTAGAGCCGTATGAAACGTTGTAGCGTCGAGTCGTATTCGCAATCGATACTGTCGAACAGCAAACGTTCTTGCAGGTCGTCGGTGTAGATGTGCGACGGGTCGACGATGCGATCGTTGAACGCCCGTAACGTATCCATCGTGACCGTCTGTAGGGTATTTTTGGACAAGAGCTCTTTTAGTAGCGCCATAAGTTTGTGCATGTTTTCATCGTTGTCGTCGCCATTGCCGTCGTTGTTGTTGTTGTTGCTGCTGTTGATCGACGTCGAAGGCCGCGCATAGTTTGAGAGCATACCTTGCAGCTGTTTAATTTTTTGACTCTGGATCCTAATCTGTTGTTCGGCGGTGCCGCCGGCGACGACAACGTCTTCGATGTCGGCGAACACACCCTGTATTTCGTCGAAACGTTCGCGTTGTGTGTGAATCAAATAGTTGCGCAGTAGCAGGGCGTAGTTGCGCGACAGCTTGGCGCTATTCTCGCGTATCTCTGATATCGTAGTCATGTCTTCGACACAATCTATATAAGTGGCGCTAGAGAAAATGAGCACAATGAACCTGGTCGAGTATTCGTTGCGATTCAACAAGCTTGACGTTTTCACCAATGTCAATTTTCAAGTGCGTTTGACTGTAGACGAAATAGATTCTCTGTCATTCTTATACTCCAAATACTTTAATCACAGCGACAATGTCAGCGTGAAAGGCTTGACTTTTTTTAACGAATTCAACAAGTGCGTAGATTTCGTCAAGCAAAACTTTGAAAGTAAACAAAACAACAACGATGTGAAGCGCATCTTTTCCGTATTCCTCAAAGACGAATTCATCAGTCAGGTGCCCAAGTTTCGAAAGATTATGAGCTATCTGCAAAAGTACTATTTGCCGACGCCCGCGCCCAACGTGTCCGAGATTAGCGCGCGATGCGCCTACTGCTCCGTCGACACGATCCACTGTCTGAGCTGCAAGATAGGCTATCTGTCGAGCTGTATTAGCACGTTCGACTCGGGCATTCAAGACGGATGGGACATTTTTCTGCGACCAATGTTCGGGCTGCCGCTTTTCTTGTACATTCTGCTCAAGACGGAAATCGCGCCCGACCAAATGTTTAACGTCGACGATCTCATCACCAATTCGTTTGCCCGATTCTTTTACAATCTGCTGTGCGACAAGGCGACGACAAACTTTGTCGATCGCAAAGCGTGCATGCCCATCATCAAAGAGTGTCGTCGCGTAACGGTCGCCATGCGCGACGCCGAACTCGAGCGTTTGCTTTGCATGCTCCAGAGTAGCAACGCCGCCAACACTAGACTCTTTGCGCCGTTTCGGCAGTTTGTCGTCGAGCTGGCGCGAAAGATCAACATTAAGCAGACGAAAGCGAACGACGTGAACAAGGTGAACAAGATTGCGTCGGTCGTGTTTACGGGATTCTACATGCGCCAGTACCTCGAGGCGGCACCCAACAAGACGATGAGCGCCGCCGAACTCGAAATGCGCAACGTGTGCCGTTTCATTCTGCACAAGTACAACGAAGAGCAGCTGGCCAACTTTATGGTCAAGCTGAGCTCGATCAAGACGGAGCTGTCGATCGAGATGATGAAACAGTATATCGTTTCGGAAAGTTTTATAAGACACCTCGTACTCCAATACAATCTCGACGAGGAACTTTGCGTTTTGCTCAACGACAACGACAACGACAATGCCGTATGACGGACCCAGACCTAGACGGCGACGTCGCTACACCAGCGGTGGCGCTGACGACGACGACGACGGCGGCGGCGGCGTCGATAGAACCGTGCGCACCGAACAGCTATTGAATCAGTTGAACAATACGCCCACCGTCGCCGATCTCATACTCAACGATAGTGCCGAGAATAAGATCCAAGCCATGGAAGCGATTAGTCGCCATTCGGCCATCGGCAAGATCATTCTCGAGGCGATGAAGGAGGACGACGATTCATTGCGTCTCGGCACCGTCAACACGATCAACGTACTCAAGCTCATGTCCGATATATTCGATAATAAAGTTATTGTGACGACCAATCATCAATAAGGCGGTGACATAGAGACGAGTCTTAAAAATGAGTGCTACCATGTTATTCTTGGAGATTGAGAGAATAAAGAATAAAATCGACAGTCAAATGAACATGGCCATTTGGTCGAAATTTTTTCCCCTGCTCGCCGATCCCGACGCCCACATCAACATGTCGATGGCGGAATTCCAGCAGTTTCTCGTGACGGTCGCTCAGCTGGCGCGCTCGGCGCACGTCGAACAGAACGCCGTCTTGGCGAGCGCGCACGCCTCGTCGATGCCGACTACGGCGGCGTTGGCGCCGACGACGACGACAAACGCCCCGAGAAACGTGCTAAATCTGTTTCAAAGCGGCGGAGCGAATAGATTTAGAGGCGGTGGCGGCGGCGACTCTGTCAATATGAACACGTTCCGTAAACATTGTCAGAAACTATTGAAGCACTACACGCTCACCAATACGTCTTCGTCCGACTTTAAAGTCTCCGATATCGTTTCGTGCATGGTGTACTTGGCGAAATCGCCCCGCTACAAACCGCTCTACGAGCTGCTCGAATCGTCCATGACGGACGAGTACGAATGCCTGCCCAACTACACGTCGGACCAGATGCATCACATTGTCGACTTGATCAAGTCGCTGCTCGACTTGCCCACGTCGCTCATCGATTTCGGCAATGTGAAAATACTCAAGAGCACGTTCAACAAGGCCATGAACTATCCGATATCGCGCTTTGCGCGCATAATGATGCTGCCGAGCGTGTCGTTGGCGCGCGACAAGCACTGCTCCATCGAAGACCTCATACTGGAGCGCGGCAGCGAAATAAGCAAACTCGAACCGCAACAGTACATCAACGCCAGCGAAAGCACCAAAATTCCGTACTGCGACGACGAGCACTTTATCAACGACTTGCTCAAGATTATCGACGACTTTAGTCTGCACCGCATGTTCTTCAACGCCGCCAACTCAATCTTTTACACGACCATGGAGAATTACGCAGTGGCCAATTGCAAGTTCGACGCCAACGACTACAACAACATTTTTCGCGTCATGGACAATATCCGCGAACACGAATTGAAATGCGGCGGCGGCGGACTGGTCGTGTCTTCGTCGTCGACTCGAGGGAAAACGGATTCGTTGAGCGTGTACATGGGCAGTGCGTATTCGAAGCGTAAAAAGTTTTAAAATTATATATAAGGTAGAAATATAAAAACTTTTTGCGAGCAGTCACCGTTTATTTGCAATAATAAAAATGGTATATCGACGAAGATCGAGCAGCCGACGACGAAGCAGCGGTGGACGCAGGCGCCGCAGCAGCGCGGGACGCAGGCGCAGTAGCACTTATAGACGCCGCAGCAGCCACGCTCGCAGGCGCTCGAGCAGCTACGGCCGCCGGAGGAGTCAGCGCCGCCGCTCGTCGGGAGGCTATCGTCGTCGTCCCGGCAGACCGCGCGGCCGTCGCAATTCGAGGCGCGGATCAGCAAACCCATACGGCTACCATAGCCGCATGTATTAATCGTCGTCGTCGTCGTCGTCGGCGTCGTCAACATTGTCGCTGCCGCCGCCGATTTTATTGCAGCGCTGGCAGTATCGGATGAACGAGACGATTTCATCGCCGGCACGCATTTGCCTTTCCACCGTGACAAATTTGTGATTGCAAGCCTTTAGCGACATGCCGTTGATTGGCGGCAGACCGAATGTATGCAATAGTTTATCCAAATAAATAATTTCATCAGTCAAAATGTTTCTCTTTTTTATTTTCCTCTTCTTTTTCACCACCAGTTTGCTGTTGCTCTCGGCCGCCTTTTTCTTTAGCAGTAGATTCTTCCAATTGATCGAATACTTGAACAGTATACAATCGATGGGCTCTTTCCGCAGCTTGGGCGGTTTGCTGTCAAACTTTTTACTTTTGATTATATTGACATAGTCGCGAATCTGATTCAGACGACGCACCAGTAGTTCGCAGGGACACTTTTCGGGTAGACGCGCACGACGCATAAATTCGAAAATCTCCGCGTACATGGCAAAATCGTTGATGGTCGTCACGAACAGCTTTTGCACGCAGTCCTCGGATAGTCGAATCTGTTTGCGTTCGCGCTCCACGTTGCTCACCGCCGGCACGTACGCGTAGAGCGAATGGAATAAGTGACCCGTGTTGACGAAATTGAACGTCTTGTTCTTGACGTTGGCCGCGTAGTTGGCGACGAGAAAGTCTATGAGCGCCTTGTACGACTTGGTGCGTCGAAACTCTTTAAAGATACAAAATAAATCGTAACAATCATGGCCTGGACCGTTTTGCAGCGTCGCGACCTGCTGCTTATGCGGCGGCACGTTCTTGTGCTGGCCGAGTGGTCCGACCTGTTTTCCATTAGCTTTCGCCATCTCAAAATGTTTGAGTTTGTCGTGTTCGCCTTCGACAAGAGACAACGGATCGATCAGCACGAGTACAACGTTCAGATTGTAAAGTGCCGCGACGACATGACGGACGTGCGTCGCAACCTCAAACTCGCCTACAAGACGTCTGCGTTGGGGCACGTGTACGTCATTAATGAAAAAATACCAATGTACGGATTCTTAAAAGAATGGTACGTCCAAAACTACCTCGAAGTCTACCAAATGGGCTACGACCGATTCCTCTGGGAGATTCCGCACGTCGTCGTCTTCGATCTCGACAACACGCTCATCAGCGACGAGGAGCCGGTACGCATCCGCAGCCAGAGCGTCTACGACAGCCTGCACGATCTCAAGAGCAAAGGCTGCGTGCTAATGCTCTGGTCGTACGGCAACCGCGAGCACGTCACGCACTCGATGAACGAGGCCGACCTCAACGGCATCTTCGACATTACCATTTGCGGCGGACAGCGCGTGTCGGGCGGCAGCGATCGCGTCATCATCGACAACCGCGAGCGGATGGCGTTTGTCGAGAAGCCCTTCTATCTGGACATTGACGTGAAGACGGATCGGTTGCCCAAGTCGCCGCGCGTCGTCCTCTGGTATCTGCGCAAGATTGGCGTCAACTACATAAAGTCGATCACGCTCGTCGACGATCTAAAGGACAACGACTACTCGTATGATTTCTTCGTAAACGTCAGCCGATGTTTCGAGCCCGCCAACGATTGGGACAAGTACCACCGCGCCATCGTCGACAACATCCTCGGACACGAGCACGAGTTTGACGTGCAATTTTATTAAGTGTATATGTCCAACATGTCAGGATCGATCCCTATACCGTACATATCTATACCGGCATGGATACCCCAGACAGAACGGTTTTTCGGCATACACCATTACAAGAAACCCATACCGTACGTTCTAAAGGAGGGCTGCGTCGTCGATATCACGACCAACCACGCATGCACGATACTCGTGCTCAACGACGACAACAGCAAGGAAACAATCACCCGTAACGTAAACGGTCCCCTCACGATCGAGATCGAGGTCGACAGCGTCGTGTTTGTAAACTGCATCTTTGACGACAACGCCGACGGCAATTTTCGCATTACATACAAACTGAGCGGCGGCGGCGATGACGATGATGACGACGACGACGACGAAGATTACTACGATCCTCTGCAGACGTTGGTGTGTGGAGAGAACAATGTCGCCGTGCCGTACGACGGACCTAAATTTGTCTTTGTCGAGGGCGACTACGTACAGTTGCTCGTGCCCGCCATCGATTTCCGACATATAAACGAAATCATCGCCCAGAGCGCCCGCCTCGCGCCCCTCAACGACTATTACAACAGCATCATCGAATTCTACGACGATCTGACCGGCATCGATATCAAACGAAAGTATTTCATAAAGGCCGACATCAGCGGTCCTGGCGGCGGTTACTACGCGCAATTCTTCATGGGCGAATCGTACTCGAGTATCAAGGCTTTCTATTTAACTTTTGAAGCGAGCAACTTTGGATGTCTACACGAAATTGGACATTCGTTTGACACGTATTTTACGCGCAGCCATCAAATTAATCTGCAAGAAACGTGGACAAACATAATGCCCGACTACTATCAGTACACGCACATGACGACCGAAGAATACCAAATATCGGGCTGGATCTACGACTATGGAAATCGCGATAGAGTTATCAGAGATTTTATCTCGATCTACGGCCGCTTGCCCCCTCAGCGCTGGAGTAGTCACAGACAACGCCTCATCTTTATAACTGCCTTCTTCTATCGAGTCGGACATCGAACGCTTTTGCGGATAATGTACGATGAATTGATTAAATTTGCTTCGAACAACCAATCTGTTAACTTTGATTTTAGAGTGATGGATATCATGATGAGAGTGTTCGACGAACGGTTCAACATTGACGTGACACCCGTGATGCGCGACGCAAAAATATGCGACATAGACGAAAATCTCGCGTTGAGCATCCGAAACAATCGCGGTAACACGGTCAACGTCAACGAGTTTATGGTGAATCCCGATTCGTTATCGTTTCATTTGACGGCGGGCGAAACGTACGACACAATCGTCAACGAGGCTCGACTTTTGACGACTCTGTCCGTTCCCGACGATTTGGTGGGCGCGCACTATGCGCTCGTGCAAAACTCGACCAGAGCCCACTATTGCACTTTCAACGGCGATCGCAACGCACAACGACTGCCGTCGATGGTGCCCGGCTGTTACAAGGTTTTGAGCGAAACCGGCAACGGCCCGAATCGTTACATCGTCGACGACGAATACGTCTATTACGATGGAACGACGATGCGGCCCGAAACGTTGACCATTCGACCCATGATCAACTCGCCCCTGCTCAATGAGGTGTTTTTATTGGCAGCATTCGACGATCGCATCTCGTCCATTTTCACAATCGACTATACGAAAAACGAGTATCGGTTAGACTTTTTGAATCTCTCTCCGCACAGCCACTTTGGCTCCAACGTCTACTATAGAATCGAAATTGTCGGCGTGATCGTTTGGTCGGTCAAAGGAAGAAACACCACGTCGGAATTCGATTGGAACTATACGGTGCCGATGAGCGTCGGCCAAAAGATTATCATCTATCATCGCGAATTTAGAAGACGTCTCTTGTCAAACTTTACCACGACGCTCAATACAAACGAATTTATCGTCACCGAATACGGCGTTCAACACGTCGAGGGCAACGTCGAGTCGATGCCGTTGGCGTTTTCGGATAAAGTTGTGAGATTTTGCAACAACATTCAACAAAACTATCCCACTCTAGTTCGAGCGCCCTTTGTACAGGATTCCATTTTTACTGCGTATAATTTGTTAACAAATGATTCGTCGTCGTTGTCGTCGTCGTCACTGTACGAGACTGTGTCGAAATTTTTACCCGATACGAGCGTGACTTCGATGACCGCGCTCGATTCGACGCCCATCAACATGATGCGGGCGCGCCAACTCGATGGCGTGTTACACGTTCAAACGTACGCCTTGGCCGATCCCGACACGAGCGTCCAATTCAGTGTCGTGCGCGGCAACCGACAAATTTTCCAATTGGATATCGAGAGCAACGTTCGGCTCGTCGACTTTTACAATAGCATCGTTCTCATGCCAAACGATCGTATCGACATGCGAATGGATCGAGTCGCAGACAATAAACGGTTTCTCGTGATCGATGGCGTTAACCAAACCTTGTCGTCGTCGTCGGATCTAATCACATACATTTACAAACCTCACGACACCGATTCGTCGACATCGTCGCTGCTAGTAATAATAGGCATAATCTTTGCAGTAATAATAGTTTTATTTATAATCTACAAACTTATCATCAATCGTCAAATGATGGTCGATACCAACAATACATTGACAAATACCAGTACAAATACTACTACAACTACTGCGACGACACAAAACTACAACACAAATGCGCCACCAAGACGACCGCCGAGATTGCCGCAACAGTTAGCGATTCGACGATAGCATAATCTGTAGAGTGTTTTTAAACTTGTCCGCGTCGTAGCCCGACTCGAAGCTGAGCGTGCGCTTGAACCGCTTCACACGCTGCTTGTCGAACGAAACGTTGGCCTCGTGCACGACATTGTTCCAATCGAGCGTGGGATTAGGCCGCTTCGATTCAACGACAATGTCGGCGTCAAAGAATCGACGCTTTTGCTGCTCGACGTAAGGCCGCTGGCCGGCGATGGCGTGAAACGTGTTGCCGCTCCTCGCTATGCACAGCATGGGCATCTTGTTGGCGTCGACGGGATACTGCACCGCTCGACACGACAAGTCCACCATCCGATCGATCATTTTCGTAATCTGGTCGTCCTTTTGCCGTATCGTATACTGGAAACCGGCGTACATGCGATTCATATCGTTCATGATCCGGTCGATCGCCTGATCCTTGGATTCGACCATCTTTTGCATCTGGCCCGTCAACCGTTGCAGCTGCTCGTCCTTTCGCTGGCACATGATTTGAAAGTTTCGATACATGGACATTGATTCTTCGGCGGCGGAGGTGGCGGCGACGACAGCGGGATGATACTTGCCCGTGCACAACACTTGCGGAATCACCTCTTCCAGTAGCCACTCTTGCATTTCCACAGCGTACGGCAGTTTGCTCTTCATGATCAGCTGAATGACGCCCGCTTTCGTGATGAGCCACGTCTTTGGGTGTAGATACAGCGGATCGCCCTGCCTGACGACCTGCCGACAACCGACCCCGCCAAAACGGCGGGGTTGCTCGAACATGGCGCGGTACTTTTCGTCGACATGTTTCCGAATCGCCTTGTCCCGGTCCTCGTACTTTAGCACCGCCGCAATATCGCAGCCGACAAACATGACATTGTTCTTGTCGCCGTCGACGATGTAGCGCAGCTCAAACTCTTGATCGCCGAATCTAAACAATCCAATTTTGAGCATGATGGTTCGTCGTCGTCGTCGTCGTCGTCGAAGCAGTCACAAATCGATAAATTTTTAGCGTGCGCAACGTATTGTACGTCCGGCGATCGGTATAGCGAAACTCGTTATTGATGTCGGCGAAACAGTCGAGGAAATTTGTAGCAAAATTCAAAAAGTCTATGCGAGCACCACCAATGTTGGTGTGCACGTACGGCACGATGCGCAGATGATTGTCCGAGTCTTGGGCGCTGTAGATGGGTCGAAACTGACGAAAGCGAAACTGTTGGCGTTCGCACAACTTGTACTTGTCGTTGCCGTCAAAGTCCTTGTCGTGATCGCGACACACTATAAAAAAATTAATGCCCTTGTCGACGTCGTCGTCGCCGCCAAAATTGCGTCGATAGATGCGTGACGGCAGGCTGAATGTGACAAATTTATCGTCAACGTTATGGTAGTTGTAGGTGCGTTTGAATCGTAACGCCGCCGTCGACATGACTGGAATGGTCATTTCACCTGCACATAACCGGTATATATTAGCAGATTAATTATATCTAGAATGCTATAGTGTATTTCGTCGACGCTAAACACGAGTCGTTCGTCGCTCACGTTGTTTTTGAGCGTAAGAAAGTGTTCGAGCACGACGAGACTGTTGACGTTGGTGCAAACGGTGCTGAACGTGCCGTTTTCGTTGACGGCATCGATTTCGCTCTTGGTGAAGCGCACGAGCGCAAATTCGCGCGGACAGAACACGGTCGACGACTCGAGATAGTAGAACACCGCGCCGTCCAGATTGTAGAGCAATACGTTTTCGGGTTTTATCACAAACAGTCGTTCGACGCGAGTCGGCGTGCTGAGATCGTAAACATCGACGTACGCGCCAAACAACAGAGTGTTGGAGTGATCGTCGACCAATTTTTTCGCGTCGTTTCGATAAGGATTTAAAAAGAGCAGCGCGATAAAATAGATCATTAGACACAAGATGGCGATCGCTGCGATTACAACCGACGAAATTTTCGAAAACATTTATTCGGATTGCGACGCGCCGCATGCGCCGATCGATCCCAACGACAGTCTCAACAGATCGGACAATGTGGTGTTGCGAAACGCCGTGACGGGCTCGGCCAAAATCATAGATACCTATGACAATTTCACCAAGCTAATCACCTTAATGACCAACACGCAGACGGTGACAAACGAACCGGTCGCGTGTGCGCGCTTGCACGAGACCTTGACGATCGAGCCTCACGATTGGGTCGTCGATCAGAATATATTTCGCATGTTTGTGTGTCCGTTTGTGCGCGCCGAACACTACGATCGCGTCAAGGACAATATCGATTTCGAATCGTTTCTCGTCAGCAACGTGCCCGGCTACGCCAATCGATGCGAACGCGCCGGCGACTATTACTATTGGCCCAATATCGCCGTGATATTTTGCGGATGGAGCGTGTACTTGAAGAAACAATTCGACATCGAAATTGGTTCGAGCATTCCGCTCGTACACAATCGCGCCCTCGGCAACGTTAATCTCTTCTTCTACAATCCCGAGGATTTTTTGAACGTCGAACTGAGTTTGTGCGGCAAAGATAGAACGCTCTTTGTCAACGGCCGTTCAGAGTTTAACGAGCGGAATAGCGACGAACTGTTTGTGGTCACGATGGCCGACGAGAGCGTGAGTCGGTGCCGAGTGAAGCCGCAGCTCGTGTATAGTAATAAAAATTTTTTCGACTACATTAAAGACGACATCAATCTGAAGAGCTGCATCACGACGGAGGCGTACAAGAATCTGCTGCACGTCGACCTGAACAGTTTGCGCGTGTTCGAAGACAAGATGGTTCCGAGCACCGCGATCGTGGCCAAGGATCGACTCAAAGTTTTTCGCAACATTACGCCTTCGAGTGAAAATATTCAGATTATGAACAATCTGATTGGCGAGTGCGTCGAAACTATCAAGGACAAGATGGTCGAGGTGATGGCGCAAACGGACCAGGCCGATGCTCGCATACTACAGACGTATTTTCGCAAGAGCAACTTTGTCAATTTCGACTATATTATCGTCGTGTTGTGGCGCACGATATCGAAAAACGAGACGCTCAACCTCACCAAGACGGACATTAAGCTGTTTTTCGAGTTGCTCTGCGAATCGATATTCGGCAACAAGGGCCCCGACTACGAGACGGCAAAGCGCCGCTGCGATCCGTACTGCAAGCTCACGCCAAAGGTGTTTATGCGATTCTGCAATCATTGGTCCATGTTTACGAATGAGAATGCGTGCGCGACGCTGGCCTACTACTATGCCATACATTTTTTGATTTACTGCAAACACGAAACGTGGGAGTACACGTACGAAAATGCCAAGACGTGCGGCGCCACGACCGAGGTGTTGTGTGCGGGCTTCTTCAAGAAGATCATCTCGTCGGGCAACATGGCGTTTGTGTTCAACGGCAAACATTACGTGTTGGTGCGCAAGGACGACGATCTATTCAAGCTGACGGAAGCGTGTAGCGGCATTTCGATGCCGAGCATCAAGTTTAACAACTGGAAATATATGTACTTTACCGAGGAAGGCGTCTACAATCTGTTTATCAACGACTATCACAACGGCTGTCCGTTCATCATGGGCAATACGCTGCTCAAGGCGCTGACTAAGAAAAACGAGAGTACATATCTGCCCGAGCGCGTCATACAGTTTATGCTCGACAACGGCAAGAACGAGAATGAAATCTACAAAATTTACCACATGGCCAAGATTTGTCGGGAAATCAAGGCGGTCAAGAATAACATGTCGGCGATCATGGCGTTTAACAATTGCGCAGCGTGTCGCGAACGCGAACAAACTACGCTGAACGAGCTGTTTCGCGAAATTTGGTCCTATTCACACCACGAACTCATCATCATGGGCGTGTACGTCAACGACAAGAAAATGTCCGATCTCGTCACAAATCTAAAGTGTCAAGAGTGCAAACAGCGATCGGTGTCGTCGTCGTCGTCATCGTCGTCGCCCGTTTCGTTGTCGCGTCAAAAGAAATGTAAATGTCTCGACGAGGTTGAGATTGAGGTGCGAGCGTTTAAAGTTGTGATAATCATGGAGCTGTTTTCGCATTCGAGAGGGCTACTAGAGTTGATGTGGTCGCTGCTATACACGTCGCAGCTGTACAGTACGGTGCTCAAGACGAGCAGGGCGGTGTCTTCGTGCGCCTCGACGGCCAAACTCGTCGACAACTATGCCGACTATTTTCACACCAACCGAAACAAGATTATACGCTACCTCTACGCAAAGTTGGACCGCATCGACTTTATCGATAACTTTATCAACGAGATTACGTGCGCCGAGAGTTTTATCGGCGAACTTTGCGCCGCCACGGAAAACGATCACGACAGCGCCTACGATGACGATTTTGTCGACGACGACAACAACAACAAGGAAACGGCGGCGACTTTGTCGTCGACAATTTATCTGAACAATTTCTATTACAATTACTACACGACGCTCGCCATGCTGAGGAAATGGAACGTGTGGTGGGACAAGTTGATTGTGCGCCGCCACAGCGACGATTTAAACTCGTGGCTGACGAGATTCTATATGCGCGTTGTGATGACAAAGTTGAATCTCAAAGACTATTCGTCGTCGTTTGTCAAGCAGATTGTGCAGGGCTATCTGTACTTTCGTCAATTCACCAACTTCAACTATGTCAATAGTTTGGTGACTATGCATTTTGGTGCCGGCACCGGCATTCCCACCGACTATGAAAAGTGCTGCCTCTATCTCAACGGCAAGCCGGGATCGGGCAAGTCTAGTTTTTTTGCTGTTTTCGATCACTTTGTGGTGGTGCACAAACACGACAGCGCCAAGTACACGCTTACCAAAAAGGACACCAACGAAATGGAGGCGGACAAGATGATATCGCAGCTGTACGTTATCAACGAGATGAAGGTGTGCGACGATTCGTTTTTCAAGAGCACCGCCGACTCGACCAAGAGCAATACGGTGTGTCGCAAGTACGAGGGCAGTCAAAAGTACGAGGGCAACTTTAAACTCATCATTGTCAACAACAAGCCGCTTCACATATCCGACTACGACAAGGGAGTGCGCAACCGATTCGCCGTCATCTACACCGATCACTTGTTCGAGGAGAACATGTCGTTCAACGGCAGCATCTATTGGCACATTAAGAACAAGACGTTTCCCATGGAGAAGAGCTACATTGACGAGCTGGCGAAACCGGTGCGTCTGTTCCTATCGCACATTCTAATGTACAAGCGCAACAGTCGCGACGGCTACGTGTCGTACAAGTCGTTTCTCGACAAGGATCCCGTCCATCAGCACAATCTCATGTGCCTCGACGTCAACAATAGTCCGCTGAACGCGCTGCTCTACGTGCTCAAGGTGACAGTCAAGCCCGGCGCGAGAATGGTGGACGAGAGCAAGATTGAAAAGATGATCGATCTCGCCGTGCCGTACGTCGAGACGATGCTTCACGATTTGCTCGTGACGAAACGCAGCAGCGCCGCTCAGCGCACCGCCATGCTCTTTGATGCGTTCAAGCGCAAGTTTAAAAAGTACTATCGAAACGACGAAAAGGTATTTTTCAACATTGACATGGCTTGGAACAAGTCGGACTTTAACATTAATCAACCGGAATTCAAGTGTTGAGGTTTGAAAAAAAAAGTGGTAGTATGTATGCTATGTGTATGTGTGTGTAAATTATGTACATATTGTAAATAAACAATTTTATATTTTTTAAAAATTTATTATTATTATTATTTTCTACTGCAGCCTGAATGACTTTTCGTTTTTGAGGAACAGCGTGCCCGCGTCGTTGATCTGCGTAAAGTCCCACTCTTTGAGTTTGAGTTGCACGTTGGCGTTGGTGGTGTAGACGGTGACGGGATAGGACGCGTCGCGCAAGTCGGGTACCGACGTGGTCGTCGAGTCGATGAGACAGTAGACCATGCCGTCGGCCTCGAAGCGACTCATGTTGACGGACTCTTTGATTTTGTTCGAGTCGACGTTCTTGAAGACGATAAACATGTTCTTGAATTGTTTAACGTCAAAGTTTGCCGTTAGGCGATTCGGCGCGGAACTGGCTTGCGCCGTCTCCATCAGGGTGCCGACAAACACGCAGTTGTTGCCCACCGACTTGTTGCCTTCGTCGATGATTTCGTTGTAGGAGAGCGGTCGTTCGGCGACGTAGATCTTGCTGATTTTGTTGTCGCCGTGGAGCACGCGCAGCGATTTGATTTTGGGCGTGTTGAATTTTACCGTCGTGGCGCCCGTATTGGGATTCGTTTGAATCGAATCGCTGCTCTCGTTGAGCGACGGCGACGACTCGGTGAGCGAGTTAAAGTTGAGCTTGTTGTTGGTGTACAAAAAGTACAACAGCGCCAGCACGATGAGTATAAACACTATTGTTCCGATCATTTTGAAACGGCAACTTCGACAATTTCAATAATTGAATGGTTCAGTAAATGATTGAAAAGCGTACTTAATGAATCTTGTTGCCAACTCGCTCTCGACGGCACCACAATAACGACTCGACTCTGCAGGCGAAACAATTTGAAAAGATTCGTGACAATATCTACGCACGATTTCAGCAGATTGACTCCAAACGCAGATTCGTCGACCAATTCAACATATGTCTTATACATAATGAGAACGTCGATGAGCACGTGATTCTTGCAATAGTTTCCATTGTTGTGTTCTAGCAAATCCTTGAGCGTCTTCTTAATAATTAAGGCTTCCTCCTTCTTCATTTCAGAGACTATACTAAATTTGTCGCACTGTTCGTCGTCGATACACTCGATAATACCCTCAAAGTAGAGCACGTCGTCGTCGTTGGGCTTGTCGTTGTTGACGTCTTTGGGCATATCGGCCACGTGTAAGAAGATTGTGCGTTCCGCAGCGGCGGTCATGATATCGCAATCGGCCCTCTTCACTCAGTACAAGGATAGTTTTTTTCTGTACGCGTTTCGACACCTCGACCGTATTCGCGCTTCGCGGTCGAAACAATTGGCAAAGATACTCGGCACCGAACTGACTTATCTATACGAGATCGCCTGTCTTGTCGCCTACAAAGACATTCAGAGCGAGGAGATCGACAAGCTCAGGGAATGGGCGATGGGGCTGTCGCACGATTTCGACGTGGAACAAATGAAGGTGCTGTTCAACGAAAAGATGCAAGAACTCAACCTGCGCAGCACTCAGCCGAAAAACTACTCGTACACGTTCCGCACGCTCTGGGACACTATTCACTTTTTGGCGCTGCTCATCGACGACATGACGGTGAATCGCGACAAAATGAAGTATGAGTTTTTACGCAACCAATTGCATCAAATGAAGACGATCTTCTACAATCTATTCTTCAAGCTCGACTGTCCGATGTGTCGCGATCACTACATGACCGTCAAGGGATTTTTGATTCAGTACATTGAGCGCATCGAGCTGTGTCTGAACCGCGAACGTTTCGGCGAAACGATCACCTGGGTCGACCAGATCGACATTGACAACGAAAACGACAACGTGCTCATGCGACACGGAATGCTCTACCGTTCGATGGTGTTCCACAACCACATCAACGAGTATCGCTGGATCCAGCGCGACATGAAACCGCCCATCAACTCGGTCAAAATGTCGTGGAGCACATACAAATCCATGCTCGAGTTGAAATGAAAACGCCTACGTCGCCGACGAGGGAATTTTAATAAAAGACACAAATACTATCGGTTTATCATTTTTATTTTTAATTCGGTATCATCCTATCGGGTCTGTGCTTAAGGATTGTAATCGAATCGTCGTCGACGACAGCTTCGTAGATGCCGTTGTGCTTGAGCGAATCGACGCGCGAGCAAACTTTTCGGTTCCGCAGAGGTCCGGCGAGCGTCTTGAACGTGTCGGCGTCGGCGTCGTACTCGATCTCGACCGTCTTGACCGACTTGTATTTGACGTAGCGCATCGATTGGTTCAAAACGACGAATCCGTCCGTCGGCACCGTCGCGTAGCCGCCGTTCGCCACGGGCGGATCGTTAAAGCGTTGAAACTTGACCGGCGTCCGAGTGTCGTCGTAGCCGATGAGCTCGAGACCGCCGGCGCGATTGTACTTTTCGGCGAGATGGTCGATGCATTCGACGGCACACGACGGCAGAATGTTGTACGAGTCCAAAGACACCTCGTACTGGGTGCGATTGTTGTAGCCGTACTTGAAGACGTGCAGCAGATCCGTAATGTAGATGATCTTGTCCTCGACGAGTTCGCACTGAAATGCGACCACGTTGTTGACGACGAACGGGTAGCGGTCGAGTTTGCCGGAAAACATTTGCATGTCGTCCATAAAGACGAGCATCGAAGACCTCGTGCAGAATCCCTTGCCGCGCACTCCGTCCAACTTGACGGCCCACTTGTAAATGTCGCGGGCGGTTTCAATTTCGCCAATCAATCGTTCCTCTTCAAACTTCCTATAGATGATGTTGTTTTGTAGCGTAGTATGAGGCAAAAGAGGATTAATATTTTGGTACGCCGCAATAGCGTCGACGTCGCGCACCAATCCGGCCATAAATCCGAGCACTCTACGATCGATGGTGTCGTCGTACTCGTACTCTAATCGGATCGCGACCATTATCTCGTCGGATCCCAGGTGACTTTCCTTGACGAGATTTTCGTTTTTGTTTTGCAATAAATTGTAGAGCATAATCTGTCGCGACGCCATCAGGGAATCCAATTTGTCGATTAGATTTTTGTTCAGGTAAACGTGCTCGACCTTTACTTCGCACTCTGGGAACTCGTCGCTCTTGAACACGTTACACCGGACGATGCGTCGCAACATTTCGCTTGGTTTGTTGCCGCCGTCGTCGTCGTCGTCGTCGTCGTTGGCGTCGCCAACATCGATTGTATACTCCACGCTCTGTCTGTCGACAAAGGGCACTAGCGTGTCGCGATCGACGTAGACAAACTTTTGCAGTTTGTTGCATCGCTTCCTGACGCTCGTCGGAACATTGTTGATAAGGCGCGTTCTAATGTTGTTTTCGTCGATGAAATCATAGTACTCTTGAAACGCTTTGAGTTTTTTAGAAATATAAGAATCTAAAATAATATATAGCAAGTCTTGGCTTAAATTTATCGAAAAAGAGATTTCATTTTCAACAGAAGCAGCAGCCATGTCTCTGACGGCGTACAATCCCGACAACAACCGATCGAAGAACTATTGTATTTGCGGCGCGGTCCAGCCTTTTGATGCGTGTCGAAAGTATTCGTCTCCGTGTTCGCCGGACGCGTCCGTCAAGGATGGCTGGTTCTTGTGCGAATTCCACGCTTCGATTAGATTTAAAATTGAAAAAATGGTGTTACCGATTCCCGACGGCGTCGGCACCATTTTCTATCGTACCGTCGGCAAATCTCTCGTCAGCGAAAACGCCGAGGGCATGAATCGAATTCTGATCCCGACTGCCGCAAACTATCAGCAAGTGCTGAACATCGAGTCAATGTCGCTGCCGGAACAACTCATCTTTCACATGATCTACAATAATGTTCCGGAACAGGCTCGCGTCTGTAACGCTCTCAGATTCAACGAATCCTTCGAATCTGACATTTACAAGATTGTCGATTCAATCTACACGAAAACGTCGGCGATACTTTCGATGACCGACTCGACGCGCTATTGTTCTCTCGTCGATACGACGAGCACGCGAGTCTACTTTTCCGGCGACAATGCCGTCAACAACGTCGCCCGCAACACCATGGAACAGATGCCTGGCTTTCTCAAGAATCTTATCAACGCCTGCGTGGCACCCCAAAACCTAATCTTGCACACTAAAAACATACAGCTTCGCGAAAATCCCACGTGCACGATCGACGAAACCGGACTGGTGGCGAGCGCCCGACTCTACAATCCCGTACAGCCGCGCTACAGAACCGGCTACAAACGCGACTTGCTCACCATCGAAAACACCCTAATCATCACGGGCAGCGATGCCGCTCTGCACAAGTCCATGGCGCGCTACGAACCATATCCCGTGGTCGTACCGCTCATGCTGGGAGTCGAAACGAAAATGACGACACACAACATGCAGCCACTTCCGCCTCGCAACGTACTTCCGATTCCTAATTTTGAGAGGGCGGCTGCGGCGGTGGCGGAACAGCAGCGGGCGGAACAGCGGATAGCCGAAGCGGTGGCGGCGGCGGCGGCGGCGGCGGCGGTGCCTGAAGCGGGGCCTGCGGGTGTCTAGATAAAGCCTGATAACGCCTATAAAAGCAAGGCATCGACAGGGACAAGTTCAGTTGAAATTCGATAGCCATGGAGTCGGTTACAATACAGTGCGCCATCTGCTTCAATGAGGTGCGCATCGATCGCGGTTCGGGCAACGGCGAGCCAATGTATGTGGCGCCTCTGGTGACGCTCGTAAATTGCGGTCATCATTTTTGTGTGTCGTGCGTCAAGAGTCTAACTAGGACGCGCTCGATCACGTGTCCCACGTGCCGGCGAATCAACACAAAGATTCGCGTTATCTGCGTCAACGATTCGAACGTGCACTGTATCGAGTCGTGCGTCTCTAACATTCGCGCCTATCCCACCAACAATTGTCCGTTGAACCTGGCGGAACTGGTCGGCACCATCTTCTCGACCAACGTGCAAGACGAGTCATCTGAGTTTACGTCATCGGTGTTTACGTCATCGGTATCTACGTCATCGGTGTCGGAGTCGCAAGTGTTATCGGCGGAGGCGATCGACGACAGCGTGATGGAAAATGTGGCCGAGCTGAGTCGTCTTCAGGCCGAGATCGATACTCTGCGGGCGACGCAAACCAACGCGCTCGATCTGGCCGAGCAGCTCGAGACGTCGGTGGCGGCGTTGAAGCGGCAAGAAAACGAACTTAAGGTGGCGTTGAAGCGACAAGAGAACGAGATGAAAGCTACGGTGATCTCTAAACGCATCGAGATTGAAGAGCTGCAGCGCAAGCAGACTGCCGCCGAGCGCAAACTTTCCGATTTGGTGAGGAGTCAAGAGTTGACAATGTCGGTTATCTCGTCCACCAAGGAGCTCAACGAAACGCTAAAGAAACAAAACACTTTTCTCATCGAAGCCAACAAAAAGCTAAAGGCGGACATTGGACTAGCGAAAAAGCGTAAGGCTGATGACGTCATTAATCTTAGTTCTGAATCCGATTCTGATGATTACGACGAGGACACTGCCGATAGCGACACGGACGAGGAAGATTTTATCAACTTTAAAATCAGCAAACAGCTAAAGGAGCTCACCGCTAAATTATTAGAGAAGCAATTTAAAAGAAACAAGACAAATTAAATGTATCAATGTTTGATTTTTTTTCAATAATTGTATTAATGGTTGTATTAGTAGTTGTAGTAGTAGTAGAAGATTTTATTATTCAATATACATGTGTGTTATTTGATATTTGACATTTTATTTTTGCAAATCCTCCATATAGTAGAGTTTGTCGTCTTCGAGACGACATGTAAAATCGTCGAGAAGGGCATGGTCCGGACACGCCATAAACGTTCCGTTGTATGCATGCACCCATTTGTTGTATTGCACACCGTCGTTGGACTGCGTGTCGAGATTGGTAAAGGTCTTTCCGTCCGAAACGACGACGGCAATAGAGTTGTCGCGGAACACGGAACGACATCCCACTCCGTCGCCCAGATACGCGTACGAGTTGAGAACGTTGGCCAGACCGGCGGCTCTGTCGCACTCGGGCTCGACGCGAACGTTATCGCGCAGCTTTCTGATCGACTCTACAATGTGATCGTCGTCGACGTTGCATGCCGTCAGCTTGAACGTCGGCACCGTATAGAAACACGTATAGTCCAATTGCTTATCGGTCAGCGTCAATTCGGGCGGCGGCGGCGGCGGCGGCGGCGGCAATGTTTCTGATGAGTCATCGTCACCACCATCGCTACCACCGTTGACGTCATCGCCTCCATCGTCTTCATCGCCTCCACCGTTGACGTCATCGTCACCGTTGACGTCATCAGACCATGGATTGAATGTGGGCTCGATGATTTCGTAGCGTTCGAACGGATCAAAGATTGGTTTGAGCGAGTCAGGATCGTTGGTACCATCGGCGTCGTCACCGCCACTTTCGGGCGAAATCGTAATTGTGTTTTTTCGTATATTTGTCCCATATCGTTCAATATAAATCGGTGTTTTTACACCCAGTGTAGTATATTTGAGCGAAATCGTAGTATATTTGTGATGAATCGTAGTATATTGGGCATGGATTTCGGACAAAATCGTATCGCAAGGATCGTTTCGTAGTATATTGGCCAATATACGCGTCGTAAAATGATCAAGTTCGATATAGTTGGTAGTCGTATTCATCTGCTTTGCGCAACTCTGCACGTAATCGTCGTCCGTGTCGACGACGGCCGCTCGGCTCGGAACAAAGTAGAGATTTTCGTCGATGACGATCTTCTCTTCGAGCTGTTCGTCGACGCACCGGTTGAGTTGCGTGCCGCTAAACGGATTGTACAGATGGTCGCCGAAACAGTCGAGCGTCGTGCCGTCGACAAAGTTTATGCCCATCGCGCCAATGTCTCGCGCATAGAGCACTTTGTGATCGAGACGATCGGCGGTGAGCAGTTGCATGGCGTGCTCCGTCTCGCCCACGATCGTAGTTTCGAACTCGACGCCCACGTCGTTTGCGTCATTGGTGATTTGGTAGATGTCGCTTTTGGTCGTCACCCGCGAACGGTCGAACGGAACGCAACGTTTGGCGTGGGCGTCGTACATTTCGCGCGGCACGTACACCGAAACGTAAAATAAATTATTGAACCGTTTGCCGTCCAACAGGTTTTCATTGTCACACTCGGTGTTCTCGACGATGCGATAGTTATCGCAGACGAGCGCGCCCGTGTTGTATGTCCAAACGTCGTCGTCGTAGGTGCGCAGTTGGGTGCCGGTGCCGTTTTCGAAGACGACGCACTCGACGTCTCCGGCGCACTCGTAGCGATCGTTTACAAAGACACGATTAATGCACGTGACGAGCTGTTTAGAATCGGGCGAGAGGCACTGGTAGAATTGCGTGGGACCAATGTCGTCCGTGATGTAAGTGTAGCCTTCGCCGTGAACGGAGCACGGTTCCGCGTCGACACACATGAGCAGGCGCCGGTCGAAAATTTTACCAAACGGACACGACACCACAGTCGGCTCACCGTTCTTGCACACCATGTACTCGTTGATCGTTAGCGATTCGGGGAATATGGGCAAGAGGAAATCGTCGGGACGATCTTGACAGTCGTTGCGCAACACACATTGAGATGTGACGTCATCATATAGATGATTACTGGGGCATTCGTCGACGACGTGCGAGCCTCCGTGCAGGCAACGCAAATACATGGTGGGATGTACGGGAGATGGCGAGTCGTCGTCGTCGTCGCCGCCGGTGCCGGTGCCGGGTCTCGGTACGCGATGATGCAGCACGAGCGCGTCGATCATGCGCTCGGTGAGACCGTAGTTGCCGGGCGTTTTACCGTAGCAGGGCGCGATCGGTTCGCAGCGCATGGTCGATTCGTTAAAGTGTTCGTCGAACGGGCAATCGACCTCCATCCAGCCGTCGTCGCCGCGGATGGCATACTTGGAGGGGTCGGTGGCGTCGGCGCGCACTCGTGTGTCGGCGTCTTGCTCGGCGTTTTCGTAGGTCGCTTGGAAGGTTTGCGTTAAAAAATTAAAGGTCTCGATGCGATCGTCGTGGACCTCTTCGTCGAGAACGGCTAGGTTGGCGGTGTTGATGGTCCGTACGATGTACGAGTGCGAGTCCACTTCGGACACGTAGCGCAAGATTGGCGGCAGCGGATGTTCGGCGTTTGTGCGTTTCGAGTATTCGGTGACGACGCGCAGCTTATTCTCGAATTGGTTCTCGTCAAACTCGGATTGTATTATTAAGTATAATATCGAAAAGATTATTATCAACACGATGGCCACCAACAATAGTAACACCGTCGACATTTCTGTTCATGTGACTCTCGACAAGGAGGCAAACAAGAATATCCTCTCGTTTATAGTTAGGGAAGAATATCACTTAAAAAAACTAGCCGTCGGCGCCTACAGTCTAAACATTTTGCATACGCAGCTGCTCAACGATTTGGCGCAACGTTCGTGCACGGTCACGGCCTGCGGAGATTACGTGGTCGTCTACAATTTTGTCGAAAACACCAGCAACAAACTCAACGTTATTCTCTTCAACATTAAACCCACCGTTCTCAAGAAGGGTGCGTGTATATTCAAAATCGCCTATTGCAATGCTGCGATGTCGGCAGCGACAAAGACAAAGACGACTACGACGACGACATCGGCAGCGGTAATATCTGATAAGATATTAGACGAGAAGGTGGAAAATTTGAAAGTTCAACATGCCAATAGCCAACTGTTCAAATCCACCTTTGCACGAAAATCCGACGACGACTCATCCTCATCCTCATCCTCTGACGACGACGACGACACCGCCGGCGTCGCCGCTCCAAACAACAACGACGACGACGACGACGACGACGGAGCAGCAAACGACATTTCTGAACCGGTGCCAGTCAAACGACAAAAAATTGACGAGTCAGTCGAGAGTAAAGTATGATGACCAACTACTGATCCATTACGTCTTCGATGGCATCACTCGCAGCGAGAACACCAACGTGATCAAGGTGTGCAAAGTTCGCGTCAAAAAGACGTGCGGCACGCTTCTATCGCACTACTACGCACAGATCGACATTTCCAATGGCTACTCTTTCGAATTCCATCCCGGCAGCCAACCTAGGACGTTTCAGCACGTCAACTCGGACGGCAACACGATCATGATCATGATCCTCTGCGACGAGTGTTGCAAAGAAGAGCTCAGAGCGTTTGTGCGCGGCGAGAATTCTTTCAACGTTGCGTTTAAAAACTGCGAAAGTATCCTATGCAAACGCAAGAGCGTGCAGACGGTGCTCATAACGATGGCGTTGTTTGCCCTCTTTGCCAACATGTTTTATTTTTCGTGGTACTACATTTTTTTTGTACTTTTTATGCTGCTACTCTTGTACATTAACAATAATTATATGATAAGTGATCCTCAAATTGTATTTTGTCCACACAAACAATCGTACGAACATGACGTATCACTCACGCGCAAACGTTACGTCGCGATTAAGCACAAGCAACGCCGGCGTCGGCAGCGTCAGCAGCAGCAGCAGCAGCGTCAGCAGCAACAATGCGAATAGCGAACCGTGGACGGACAAATGTATCGATTTTGTCGTAAAGACCGTTCGTTACTATAGAACGAATGACATGTCTCATTTGACTCCCCAACAAATCGACCTAATCACGACAATTCGTCACATTTGCATAGACACGTATCCGGTGGACGCAAACGCCACTAAGCGTTTCGAGAGCGATACGAGCATCATGAACAATTACAAGCGGCTGCAAAAGGAACTCGGCGACAAGCCGGTCACGAGCGATATATTCAAATCGTCGTTTGTGTATAGCGCTCTGCCGTCGTACGCTCAAAAATTTTACAACAAGGGCGCCGATCACATGAGCAGCGGCAGCGTGGAGCAAGCGGCTAAACACTTGGGCTACGCGGTGCAATACATGGTCGCGCAGGCGGTCAGCAACAACACGCCGATTCCGTTTCCGTTCGAGCAGCAGCTCGCCAACGACTATTTGACTTTGCTCCTGCAGCGCGCCACCATCCCGCAAAACATTCAAGATATCATCAACAATAACAGCGGCGGAGGCAAACTGTACGGCAACTCTAGAGTGTTGCTAATCAATCAATTGGTGAATAACGTGATCGATGATCTGTTTGCCGGCGGCAGCGACTACTATCTGTACATGCTCAACGAAACGAATCGATCGCGAATCCTCAGCATGAAGGAGAACATTAGCTATATGGCGCCGTTGTCGGCGACGACAGACATTTTCAAGTTTATCGCGACGCTCGCCACGAATTCGGGCAAAAAACCCAGTGTATTTCAGAGCGCCAGCATACTCACGATGCCGTCTAGGGCGCCCGTTGTTTCGGAAGAGAAAAACAAATGCCAACAGCAACTCACAGAATTGGCATTCGAAAACGAAGCATTAAGAAGATTTATATTGCAACAGCTGAATTACAAAAACGATATACCGCAACAATGAGCCTCGACATTCCCTACGAACGATTGAATGCTACCGCAAACGTAGACTATATTCCGTTAAAGTTGGCCCTCAACGATCTACCGGATAAGGATGGCGGCGGCGGCGGCGGCGAAACGGTGCCCAAAATCAACACGAACGTGCCGGATTTGTTGTCGACGACGACTCCACCGCCGCAGAAACAAATGTACGACGCTCTCGTTTTGGGTATGCTGTCAATTTTCTGCATACTCGTGCTCCTCTACGCCATCTATTATTTTGTTATATTAAGAGGCAGACAAAAACAGTCAGCAGTGAGATCAAGCTACATGTTTTACTAGTATGACAGATAGTAACATCTTTAATAAAACTAATAACGCCCGCAATGAGTACTCGTTTAATTGTTGGAAATCTAAAATCCAGAGCCATTTTCGTTTCGAGACGATATTCCAATTGGCCACCGATCGCCAAAGATGCACGCCCGACAAGGTCCGCAACGGTCGGTGGTCAAAGTTTATTTTCAACAAGCCCTTTGCTCCCACTACGCTCAAGAGCTACAAATCTAGATTCATAAAGATCGTCTATTGTCTGATCGACGAGGCGCGTCTCGACGAGTACGGCGCGTACGATCTGAATCGCGAGTTTGACATGATCGAACACCAAAAGCCCGTAGTCGATCCCGAAGAGCTGTGTATGCGCATGCACGAACTGCGTTCCGTCACCAAAGAAACGCTACAGCTCACGATAAATTTCTACGTCAACTGCATGGGCATCGAAGAGTATCGCATTCCCAAAGAGGTGATGCTGCCGCGCGACACTGAAATCAAAAACATTCGCAACAAGGAAAAGAACATTATACTGAAAAACATTCTCGACACAGTCATCGATTGCATTAAAACGCGCATAAAGTACCTCAACAGCGACTATGTGCACGATCGCGGACTGTTGCGAGGCGCGATAATTTTTTGCATCATGCTCGGCACCGGCACTCGGATCAACGAGGCGCGCCAAATTAGTCTCGAAAACCTCGACGCCATCATCAAAGACGGCAAAGTGCGCAGCAAGATCAATCTGAAGCGCAAACGCGATCGACTCAATCCGCTCCATCGACTCGAGCTGGCGCCGCTGATGTTGGCGCGGGAAATTTACGTAAAGCATCCGACCATTTTGCAGATATCGAAAAATACTTCGACTCCGTTCAAAGATTTCAAACGACTCTTCGAAGAGGCCGGTGTCGAAATGGATCGACCGCGCTCCAACATGATTCGACACTATTTGTGTAGCAATCAATACAACAAGGGCGTACCGCTACAGCGAGTGGCCAAACTCATGAACCACTCGTCCTACAAAAGCACCCAACACTATCTAAACAAATTCGACGTGGACATCGACGACACCGACAGCGACAACGATGATCGCCAACACAATAACTTCTACAACGACGACGACGACGACAACGACGACGACGACATTCAACTGCCGAGTCCGTCTAGCGGCGAGTCGTAATCGATGTTGGAATTTGTAGCGGATCCGCGACGAATTCCAATTTGCGTTCGATCTTTGAATTCATCGCCGATTCGCTACTAAAGCAAACTTCGTTAAACTTGGCGTTTCCAACATGAATCGACACGTGACGTAATCGAATGACGTAAATATGGTGCAATAATTTCGAAATTGGAATTGGTCGCCGATCCGCAACTAAAGCGAACATTGTGCGAACTTTGCTTTGACGAGATCGTCGAAATTGGAATTAGTCGCCGATCCGCAACTAAAGCAAAGTTGGACGATTGCACAATAATTATGAGATTGCGTCATCATTGTTTTCGCTTACGATGTTGGAATTGGTCGCGGATTTCAAACAAAAGCAAAGTTGGACGATTGTTCGGATTTACCGCGGATGTAAATATTGTATGTGGTGTCGTGTCGCCGGAATTCGTCTCGGATCGGCGATGAAAGCAAAGTTGGAATAAAAAAAAATAAACGAAATATAAATTTATAAACATGTTTTATTTGTCACAGTATCAATACATTGGCAGCGAATTGGGTGCGTATGCACAGTTTCGATATAGTATTTCCGTTGTACAACACGTTGACGTAGACGTTTTTCTTGTCGAAAGACACGTAGACATCGATGCGCGCCACAATCTGTATAGTGTGGTGCGTGAGCGTATCTTCGCTGTCTGTCACGTAGACGAAACCGTCGAGGCAGAGCGTGCCATGACATCCGCTCGACTCTCCGCTGATGGGCAACACGCATTGGTTCTGGTCGTCGACATAGTAGTCCGACACCACCGACACTAAATCACCGGCGTCGTTAAAGATGGGCGCACTCACATACAGCTGTGTCATAAACTCTGAAATGTTGGTCTTTTGCATGACCGCCGGCACCTGACCGTACACATAGTATTTGGCGTAATGATGGTGCGTATAGTAGAGTCTGTCGCGAAGGCGCATACGTCTCAAATAGGCGCGCTTGTTCGAATCGAACAGCATGACGCTGACAAAAGAGTTGCGAGGCAACCGATTAAACTTGACATCGCTCGCCACGCCCGGATAGTGGTACTTGATCCCCTCCAACTCGGAAGCGTAGTCGTGTTGTCCGAAAACATGAATGTGGACCGATTCGTTGCGATTGGTGAGGATGCGCACACGACGCATATTGTGGTCCGCCGTATATGTTACATTTTTTATTCCGCCGATCCTGCCGAGGACGAGATTGTCGTTGGCGTTGGCGACATCGGTGCCGTCGCTCGCCGCCACTTTGATACTAGTTGACATTGAAAATGAGATAAAACTAATCGGACGTCAAGGTTTTTATATTGCTCTCTTCCCACGCGCACGATCACGCGCCAGCCGCACACATTCACACGAACACAATCGTTTATTGTAAAAATACTTTAATTCGCTTCTCAATTTTCACTCTACAAATACAGCAAACTCTACACTTGGCAGCGCAAACATTACACGCGGACATGTGACGGCATGGCATGAAACACGTGTCGCGATGTCTATCAAAACAAATTTTACACATTACGCTGTCGTCTTCATTTTCGCTCACTGCGTCGCCTTCGTCGTTGCTGTTGCTATCGTCGACGTCGTCGTTTTCGGATACGACACCGGCGGTTTCGTTGTAATCGTCAATTTTGGTCGGCAAACGGGGATAAATGTTCGAAATGAGTTGTGGCGTTGGCGGCGACGGCGGCGGTGCCGATGGCGCATTGAAGGGACATGTCGGCGAGTACGTTCGATGTATGTCTTCGGCGCTGTCGTATTTACTCAATTTTACAATATTAAACAAACAGCCGGCACATCTAATTTTAGCCTTCTTTCCATAATAATAGAATCCGTTTTGTGCCAATCGATCGTAGTCGTTTTTGTAGCGGACTCGTGCAGTCTTGAATCGTTGAAACGATTGTTTGCGAAGAGTCACGTTCTCAAAGAGCCGTTGCGTCGCCATCGGACACACGCTAAACGTGTGATACTTGAGCTTGTGTGCGTCGAGTCGTTTCAGATAGAGCGAACAAAATGCGCACTTGTAGCCATAGTTGCCGTCGTGATAGATGCCGATCGCGGCAAGATTGCGCTTGTATTCGTCGGCTAGGCAGAGGTCGCGCAACGACGCCAGACGCACATTGAATTTTTTATAATGCGCCGGCGGCGCCAGATTCGCATTCATAATCGAGAGCATCGAGCAATCGTTTGAGGGCGCGCTTTTGTTTCGTTGCAAACATGCGAGTGTGCGGCTCGAATCGCACCGATCTCGGCGACGACAACCTTCCCTTGCACACTAGATATCTCTCAGAGTTGGCCTCTCTCGAAAACGCCGGCTTGTACAGATGATGCTGTTTAAAATTGGCGACAAATTTTTGCAACAGACTTATTGTGGTAAAATTAAACGTGTCGAAAACCTTCAAGACACAATTGCCGCCGACGCGCAACACCTCCAGAATGATGTCGCACTCTTTGCGCAGCAAAGGCAACGTTAGCGTTTCCTGATCGTTCTCGCGGCCCGACACGTCGAAAGCGCCGTCGGCCAGCACAAGATTGCATTTTTGACGACAGAAATACATGAGCTCGAAGATAACGTTGGCGTCGAACACGTCGCCCGAATCGAAGCATCCGTAGATTTTGCGAAAGTCGCGATGCGAAAACGTATAGTCGCACTCGTTGCGCAGCGTAACGCCGTAGCCGCGACACTCGCCCTCGGCGATCGAGTACACGTACTTTGCAAACTGGCCGGGTCCGCCGCAAAGATCGAGAAACACGTCGACACCGCGACACACGTCGAACTTGGCGTCGATATCTTTGATTTTGAGAAAACATCGACGGCGCACTTTTCGTCGTCCCCGTTCGAGTTTGTCTCGGACGCGACGCACGTCGGCGACGCTGTATCGCGCAAGACGATTTTTTAACTCGTCCAAATCGGATTTCAATTTAGAGTTTGATGACGTCGCCGACATTCTGTTGGTTGGTATCGAATCGACACGCGACCACTACAGTCAGTAGAACTGTACAAATAAAAGCGAGAAACACATGAATCGACATTATATTCAACGGCGCCAGCGTACCGTGCGGTCGATTCATAGCTCTCGACAAACCGTCGTTTGTTATCAGTAGCGTCTTGTCTTTTATCTGATAAATAAGCGGACGATTGTAGTCGAAATTTTCGTAATTGGCTCTATTGATCATTGTCCTAAAAGCGCCATCTAGCGGACTGTCGAGCAGAGTATCTATTATTAGATCCTTCCAAGCGTGCTCTCTGCTCTCGGGCGACACCTCGATCCTGTCCGTGTTCAACATTCGCCAGCGCACCATGTCGCACAATCACCACCACAACGACGCCGACGCCGACGACGTCGTCGAGTTCGAGATGGAGAGGATGCACCGCGCAGGAGACAAACGTAAACTGTTCGACGACAATGACAACGACAACAACGATCTAGTCGGCACGGACGAGGTAATGTCTGCGATTTCGGCGGCGAAACGTTTGAAACTGAGTCCCGTGAAGAAGCGAATGTCGGCGGGATCGACGAATAGCGATACGTCGTCGGTGGTGTCGTCGGTGTCGCCAAAGCCTATAGGCAAAGTGGTGACGGGTCAATTGGTGATGAAGAACATGTACTGCGTCAACAACGAAGCGAACTACTTATTTAAATTTTTGGTGGAAAACGAATCAAAGAATTACTACGGCAACGCGAGCCAGTATCAGCAGTTGAACGTGGACGAGCGCTACACGATCGAATCGATCTACAACGGCCGCATTTGTCTGGGCAAGGTGACGCCGTGCAAAAGCAAGGAGAAGCTTGTCGTCGCCAAACAGTTTGTGCAGCAGAGCGACTTTGACGGCGAAGACACGGTGTCGGTGGTGGCCAAGTTCAAGTTTGGTTTTCGCGTGCTCGACACGAATCTATACAAGGCGGTGTTTGTGATGAACTATGGCGAAAGCATGGAAAATTCGTATCAGGTGCAGATCGAATGTCAGGCGACGCTGACGCGCTGGGCGTCGGCCATCAAGGACGAGACTATCGGTTCGGAGAGCGAGCTGCTGGCCTACTTTGCCGATGCGCAAAATTCAATGGTAAACTTGTGGCGCGTAAAGTGTCAACAGAGCAATGGCAACTATAAAAATTTGCGGATTCAAGAGATTACGCAGATGGAGCGCACCGACAAACCGAGTATCGTGATCGAAAACGACGACTACAACGACAATATCGTTAGCGTGAGTCGAAGCAACAAGCGCGTGCTCGACGGCATCGTGCACAAGATTCGTGCGGAACGGCAATCGGACAAGTGCTTTTCGATTACGTATGTTTTGCGCGACTTTAAGGACAAGCCGGTTCGCGGCTCGTTTTTCGTCAATTCGAAACAAAACGACTCGAAGCAAAAGACGGACAAGACCAACGACAGGATGGAGCTGTTCGAGTCGGACATCAATCAGTTGGACAGCATAATAGAAATGGAATTTATTCGCGTACACATTTATGTCGCTGCCGATTTGCAAATGCCCAATTACAATGTGCTGGGTATAACTAAATTTGAGTATGACAATAACACGTACAAGGGAATGTAACAAATGTATTAAAATAATAATAATAATAATAATAATAAATGTATTTCTACTATTGATTCGTTTCATTTTGACTCTGCACCAATAGCGCCGACGATCTAGCCAATTGTTCGTATCTCTCTTCGAATTGCCCTACGGCTATTTTCGTCGAATCCATCTCCTCTTGCAGTGGCCTAATCATACTGACGAGATTGTCGACTTCGTTCAAGAGTTCGCGTCGAGAGTTTTGGAAACGTTCCTCGAGAACTCGGCTCTCGGTGCGAATCTGATCGTTGCACGTTTCCGCCAGACTGTCGCGCTGCGCGATCACGTCCGACAATCGATCCGACAGCGCTTGTTCGCTGAGAGTGTTGAGCATCGTAAGTTCGCTCTTGTCCAGAGTGGCTTGGGCGCTGACGAGATTGTTGATGCGCGCAATCGTATCCTGGACACTCGTCTTTAGCTGTTTGACGCTCGTCTCGGCGTTTTCGAGCGTAACGTTTTGTTTGTTGCGCAGACCGCGAACTAGATTCTTGTTCTGCATGCTGTCGCGAAGGAGATTATTGAGATTTTTTGCAATCTTGTCTAGATTGACTTGGGTCTGTTTTCGTGGCGAAATACCGCGCGGTCTCGCCGCCACCATCTGTTGCGGTCGTTTACTGCTCTTGGCCAGTCTATCGTACTCCCTCTGTAGATCGTTGAGTTTGCTCAGATTCGATTCGTAATTTAGTTTGGTCTGTGCCAATTCCAGTTGCAAGTCCGCAATTGTAGGTTCGTCGCTGGCGGCGGCGGCGGCGACGACGGCTGGTTCAACGACGACGACGGGTGGCGCCGCCGGCGGTGCCTTTTCCATTTCGGCCAGTCGCGCTTTGGTCGCCATCAGCTCGGATTGAACGTTTTCGAATTGGATCAATTGCAATTCCAGCTGCGCGACTCGGGTCGAGTTCGCTTCCAGTTGGCGCGACAATTGTTCGTTTCTCTTTTGCATTTCGTTTTGTATGGCTTCGGTGCGCTCCTCGGCCAATCTTTGTTCGGTTTGAAGCGCGATGGTGTTTTGCGTGAGCGTGCTGGACATTTCGTTGTACTTGTTCATGGCGCTCGTGACAAACTGCTCGACGTCGTCCGTGTTGAACGAACCCATCGTGTTCTTGTTGAGAAAGTTTTGAAGGCGCTGAAACGCATTGACTAGAAGCGTGTTTCGGTTGTCGAGCATGGCATAGTTGTTGACGGCCGCCATTCGCTCCGTGTCCAATTGCGTGTTTTTCACCGACAAGTACTCGATTTGCGATTTGAGCTGTTCGTTTTCGCGCCGCAACAAATCTTGCGTGCCGTTGGTCGAGTTGGCGTTGAATATTATCGCGCCTAACGCCTCCTCGACGGCCCGCGTCTGCGTCTGCAGCTGAGTTTCGTTTTGTATCGCGGACATGACGAGCTGTTGTTTGGTCGCCATGAAAGCTATGCGACAATACGACTGGACGACGATCGTGACGAGTTGGCATACATTGTGGTGGGACGGTATCGACCAGCCCGACTTGTCGGCGATGCAAGCGAGCAGTTCGGCGAGATCGCCGCCTCTGATGGCGTCGAAATTGCTCACGAGTTGTAAACTCAGCACCAGCATATCGATGCGGACGTATTTGCGAACGACGAAAATGGCCTGCTCCAAGAGAAACTTGTACGCGGCCACGGTGTTGTTTTGTTGAGCGTTAAAATACGCCTCGTTCAGCGCCAACATGTCTTGATCGGAAATCGACAATGTCGATGATGTCGGTGGCGCCGGCGGAGCCGGTGGCGGCATCGATGATGTTTCCATCGCCATCGACGACGAAGACGGCGCAGGCGGAGTAGGAGGAAACGGCGACGCCGGTGGCGGTTGCGGCGGCGGAATAGTCGTCGTCGTCGTCGCTGCATTGGGCACGACGTTTGTATTGTAATCGTATTTGTAATTGTAATTGTGTGTAATCTGATTAGGTATCGACGAGGTGTTTGGTATCAGAGCCTCGGTGACTAATTCGGGCAGTTGTAGTTCGGTACGTAAAGATAAATGCGGTCGATGCATCAATATAATAGAACGGACGCGCTGTATGACATCTTCAGTGTTGTTTTGATTGCGACAACGTTGGCTCATATTGTTGATCGTTTGCAACAAGTTGTGGACGGTATCGGCGCTGACATCGGTGTTTTTGTACTTGGGCGGATAACGATAGGCCATAATGTTTTCTCTGCTGACGTACGATGAGTTGGTCGGCAAACTGAAGCGTGGCAGCGGCGTCGGAGGGAGCGTGACTATCGGCGCCAACGATGTGTTTCGTATAACGCGAATGGTGTACAAAGACGGTCACTTAATTGTGTTCTTTACGGGCTACATCAACGGCGACAGGCTGTACCAGTTTTACATGGAAACCAAGTGCGCTCTGTATTCATATCGAAAATGCTATGGTATGCACAACAGCGACAGGTGCTACTACAACTGCGTCAGCTACAAGACCATGGTGATGCCGGGCCTGCGCGGCGTCCACAGCGACCGTCTCAACGTGGTCAAGTACGAGCGCAATGCGCAAAACGAGCGACACAATCGTTTCTGCCTCGACTACTTCCTCAACGACATTAATCGTGTTCACACGCAGACGAACCTGAAAGAGGGCCAATACGTGCGGTTTCTCGCGCAGCAGCGCTGCGTCGACAATCGTTTGGTGTGTCGCTTCGACGATTTCGACGGTATCAAGGAGCTGTTCACCGTCGTCGATCCAGATTCGCTGAAGCGAGAAATTGTGCCCGTCATTGCGAGCTACGATATCGAGACGCATTCGAACGGTCAGCGCTTTTCGAATCCCTCGATCGACCACATCATATCGATCGGACTGGTGGTGCGACGCGACAATGAAACAATCAAAATTTGCCTCTATCACCAAAAGGCGGGCGTACACGACGACATGGACCAATTTGCTGGCGGCGACGGCGGCGACAATGTGATGGTGGTGCGTTTTACAAACGAAACCGACATGATTGCGGCCTTTTTCAAGCTGCTGCCGATCATCAACGCCGACTGCGTGCTCGATTACAACGGCGACAAATTCGATTTGCCATTTTTGTTGGCGCGAGCAAAGAGCTCGACGATTACAAAGATTCGACGCTACGATTTGAGTCCGATGGATATCGCGACCAAGGCGCTGTTCGACAAGTTCAACAATGAGTTGCATACGCATTTTTTCGGCTACTACACCCACGTCGATCTGTATCGTTTCCTGAGCACGAGCTGCGAGCAAAACGACGTGGAAAATTTCCAACTCAACACTGTCGCTCAGCACTATCTCAACAGCACCAAAGTCGACTTGGACATTAACGAAATGTTGCGGCTGTACGACGAGAGGCGGATGCAACGAATAATCGAGTACAACGTTCAGGATTGCGTTTTGCCAATTGAGATATTTCTAAAGATCGAAATTATGGACTTTATGTATACGCAATGTGCGCTGCTCTATCTGAGCACCGACGACTTGCTCAGCAACGTTTCGCACCGGCTCACCGTCGCCTTTTTCTACAACGCCATCAACAATACCCGCTTCGACGAAGCCACCCAGACGTACGTCGACGACAAATACTTTTTCAATAAATCCGACTTGAACGTAACGTCGGGACGCAAGCGCGCCTACAACGACGATCCCAGCGCCGACGCTGTCGTCGACAGTCAGGTCGTCGACTTGTCTCAGCTGAACAGGACGCCCGTCGACGTCCAAGACATACCCGCCGACGCGTACAAGTTGTGTCACGTCAAGCAAAGGTGCGTGTATACGGGCGGCAAGGTGCTGTCGCCGAGCCCCGGCCTCAAGAAATGGGTGGTGACGCTCGACTTTAATTCGCTCTACCTGTCGATCATGATGCAAGAGGGAATTTGTCTGTCGAATCTGTTTCTCGGCAAAGACAATTATGTGTATCTGGACAAGAATCGCGAAGCGATCAATCCGAAGCTACTCAAGAAACTGCTCGATTTGCGCACCATGTACAAGGAGAAGCGCGACGGGTTCAAGCCGGGCTCGTTTCAATACAATCTATACGACAAGACGCAGAATGCCGTGAAACGTATCGCAAACAGTATTTACGGATATTTCGGTATATTTTTCAAGCCGCTCGCCAATTATGTCACGAAAATTGGTCGCGACAAATTGATGGAGGCCATCGTCCGCATCGAGGAAATGAGCAATCGGCCCAATATACTCGAGCGCTTTAATCTATCGCGTATACAATTCAAAGTGATATACGGCGACACGGACTCTTCGTTTATCCAAGTCATTTTCGACGAAAACGAAATCGCCGACAACGTCGACAAAGTGATTCGATCGATCGTCAACGATTATGTGCTCAAAGAGCTGAACGCCGGCTGGGTGGGCTACAAGATGGCGCTCGAGAATGTCATGTCGTGTCTGATCCTGTTGAAGAAGAAAAAGTATTGTTATTTGAATAGCGAAAATCGACTCAAGTACAAGGGCTGGCTGGTGAAGAAAGACATGCCGATATTTATGCGCAAAACGTTTAGGTCCGTCGTCGATTCGTACCTGCTCGGCCACAGCGTGGCGTGCGGACTCAAACTTTTGAACGATTTGATGCTCGAGCACCACGCCAATTTCGGCAAGGACAACAACTATAGCGACTATAGCATGAGCATGAGTTACAACGAAAAGCCGACGGGAAAAAAGAAAAAGACGACGTCGACGACGACGACGACGACCAGCAAAAAGGCTCGCGTCGATCCCGAAGCGAAGCCGCGCAAAAAGGTCGTCACCGTGGCCAAGCACTGTTTCGAGATTCTACGCAACTCGGGCACGGACTTTTTGCCCGGCAACGGCGATCGAATCCCGTATTTGCTCATCGACGTCAAGGGCAGCAAGACTCAAAAGACGTTTCCTCTGAAATTGTTTGGACCGCATCATCGCATCAGCTGGCTGAAGCACATAATCATTATGAGCACCTTTTTCAATGAGCTCATGCAAATTTTCGGCACGCGCGCCGAGTTTGAGTATTACTTTAGAAACATTTGCTCGGTGTATATGCGCGACCAAGAGCACGATGTCAAGTATCCCGTTTTGAAGCCCATCTCGGTGAAGCCGTCGACGAAATCCAAACGCGCCGCCAAAAAGGACAGCGACGACGACGACAACGACGACAACGACGACGAAGTTGTCGAGGAGGGTGACAACGTTGGCGACGACGACGAAGGCATAGTGTTGAATCATACACATCAATTTTCCTTGTACGCCAGACTGCCGAAACAGAGCGTGTTTGGCGAGTACAAGGCGGGAGTGTGCAAAAAGTGTCAATGTAAATGTTGATTGAATAAAATACACATTTTGTTTGAATAAAAAATTTTTTTTATTTGTCTACCAAAATGGCATTGTCGATTTCCTTGACTAGAAACTGCGACAGATCGTTGATCTCCTCGTCGTTAATGTGATGGTATTCGGTGAAGGCGCGCAGTATGTGGAGAATGTGGCCGTTGTAGTAGACTTGGTTGCAAAAGTATTCAATCTGGCCGTGAGTCAGTCGAATGCCGCCGGCCGCGTCCAGTATGTCGTACATGTCCTGTACACTGATCTCTTGACGAATAAACAATTTGACAATCATTATAAATTTGATGCAAAACTGCTCGTCGCGCTCGAGGTCCCTCATGTACTTTTTGAGATGCATGTTGACCATGCTAACCTTTGCCGCCACCGGCATCGAGCTGAACATTTGGTTGACGAAATTTTTGAAAAAATCCATTGTGTTAGTCGATTGAGCTTTTGTTCTTATTTAGTATCGCATCAAACGCCTTCTCGAGATCTCTTTTCTTTTTTATACTCTTAGCTTTACCGGTGGGAATGTTTAGCGTGGTCGATTCGTCTTTGATGTAGTAAACTTGTAGGAGCAGAATGAAAATCACAAACACCAACAGAAGGAACAGGAGCAAATTCGAGAACCCTTCATTCTTGTCGAAAATGAATCCGACCACAATTAATACGAGAAACGTAAAGTATATAAACATTTCAATTGTTTCGAGAAACCTCTTATTTGTTGTAAGTTAATATGAAACGATTACTCTGGTTGATTGTGATTATATTGGCGCTCGTGTGGACTCTATTGTCGCATTCGCGTCACCGAGCGCGGAATCGGTTTCGTGACGGTCCCACGTGCGGATCGTACTATCATGTCAACGATTTGCTCCTCTGCCCCGACAAACACGAGTTTGACTCGATACAACAAAAATGTGTGCCTATAGGCGAAAGAGGATGCACGGCCGCGTCGACTCCCAGCGTCGTGACGGCCGACGAAACGACGTGCGGGCCGGGACGAGCGTACCGTCGCAATCCCAACAGGCCGTGTCAGTGTCTGTTGAAATGTAATAGCGACGACGACGACGACGACGACGACGATGAAATTTACAGCGACGAAGGATATTGTTTTGCGCTACGCGACGACGGACGCGGTTTCGAACAAATCGAGTGTATGCGCGTGCCGGGCTGTAGAAATCTTGACAGAGTACATTTCGAAAAGTACATTGACGAACTTGACGATGACGACGACGACGACGACGTTCGTTTAGAATGTCCGTTTGTCGATCGTATAGTTCGCGACGGCCGACAGCCGTGCTTTCGAGGATGGATCTGCGATAGCGACAACACTCTAGTGCCGGTAACGTGTCCGTACTCTTGGCAGTGTATCGATACACACCCGGACTACTTGGGGTATCACTGTGTGCCGTGTCATTATAACGATCGTTGCCGTCATCACGATGTCAGCATAGTATAATAGAGGAACGAAATCGATATTGTCTCATTCGTCGCCCACACATTATGACCAACGCTAACGCCGCCGGCATCAATGGACCTACACTCGAAGTGTTGGCGTTCAAAAGCGTATTGTACAACGGTCAGAGTCGAAATGTTCCCCAACGAGTTCGACACGAGCTGTGGCGCAGATTGTTGTGTGACGAATTCACCGACACTCATCTACAGTTGTACTTGCACGAAACGAATCATTTAGGCGAAGTACTAAAACTATTGTTTGATCGGCGCTCTTTCGACATGACGACGACGACGACGACGCCGCTGATTACAACTTTAATATACCATCATGCCAACGCCGTGACTAGGTTTCACGAGTTCATCAACAAGAATCTCACTGATCTGACGCCGCACGAAACGCTGCAGTTTGTTCTAGTCTATTTATATTTGAACGATTCCAAAGAGTCGTTTCTGCCCGAAAGGTTTGCAGTGTGGTGGTTGAAGAGCGATAAAAACAAATGTAAATGGTGCAGCAGCAGCGACGACGACGACGATGACGACGACGTGTTCTACGTGAGCAGCGAAAAGTTTTTCTACACGACCGTCTGCTGCGGCAAGTTAAAATTGTCCTATCACGACCACTACGAGCCGCAACCGCTCACCGACATTGTGTCGGATCTGAAGAGCTATTGTGTAGTGTGCCATCGGCCTCTCTACATCATCAAAGATATGGAATCGTATAATTTTCCCAAAGAATTGTATCTGTGTACGCTGTGTTGACAAAATAAAAAATACAAATTTACATACAATCTCTTTATTTCATATCATCGTAAAAGTTGTCGGCGTCGGCGTCGTCGTCGTCGGCGTCGATAAACATGTCGAGTAAATGTTCGGGAAAGAGAAATTCGGAGGGCAGGACGCAAATGTCGGCGAGTTTGGTCGAGTCGTTCTTGTAGCGAATACTTTCGTTTTTAATGTAGACATTTTGTAGGACCGTGGTGTTGTGGTAAATGTCACCGCCGCCCACCTTGACGCGATTGTGCGACGAAATGTAATTGTTTAGACTCTTGATGGCGCGATCGGCGATCAAGTCGATGTCCGTTTCTTCGGTGCGGTTATAGTTTTTCGTACTTTTGACTAGATCGTTGCTGCCCTTGGCGCCGCACTTTATCACCGACTCAAACTGGCCGCCGAGCTCGAATAGCTCTTCGTCGCCGCACACCATCTCCTCGTCGTCGATCATCTGCGAGAGTCGCTCGTAGAGTAGATAGCTAGTGTTCGAACTGAGCACCAAGGCGCAGTCGCGCAGAAACAAGTCTAGTCTGTTGGCGAAGACCTGAGAGCGATGCTCGCGCCACAATCGTTTCAGCATCGGCATCGACGACAGCAACGCTTCCACCTTGCTTTGATTCCTGTACAGATAGTAGATTTGCTGCGAAACAAACGCCAGACGATTCTTGTCGAAGCAAACAAAGTTGTAGCGCGGATCACCGTACAGCAGACACTCGAGATCGATGAGCGAATTGGGCTTTGGCAGAAACGTGATGACTTTTTTGTCGCCGTCGCAGTCCGTGTTGGCGCCGGTGAAGATTCCGAGACCCACCTTGACGCTCCAATCGTTGTAGTCGGGCGGCTGGCGGACGTCCGAGATTTGCGTGCTCAGCTGCGAAATGTTGGGATGGCGAGTCGTCCAGGCGCGCACGTTTGTAACGTCGCGACCATAGTAGCGCTGGATGCTCGTCTTTGGTGGCACGATAACGTTGGGCGCGTTGAGACATTGCACGTTGGCGTAGAACGAGGCGGTGTTGAGAAAGGTCGAGTACAGAAATTGTCCGGCGTAGCCGTTTTTGCTCTGAAACTGATCCTTGATGATGCCGTGGTTGAATTTGATCTTTTGCAATTGTCCGCTAATGTCGATGAGGCCGGCGTCGTGTTTGCTGTTGAAAGACTTGTTCAGAAATATTATAACGTTGTGGTCCCAGAGTATAAAGTTGGGAATGATGAGATAATTGATGTTGTCGGTGAACTTGTTGCGTTTCAATTTTTTCAAGTACACGTTCGACGGCAAGTCGCGCACCACGATCGTCGTCGCCATCAGTATGCGGCTCAACATCTCCGTGTGTTCGTTGCGCTCGTCGCGCTCCTGATACACCGAAATGAGTTGCTCGATCAGACTATTGAAAAAGTTGACTTTGATCCGTTTCACGTCCGCTATAATGTTTCGGAGAAATACTTTAAACTCGTCAATGTTGCAAAAGAACACATTGTCAATGTTGGCGGGGTCGAATAATAGGTCAAAGTTTGATGAACTCTTGGGGACGAACATGACGGACGTGTGCGCGGGGCGAGGATCCATGGTGGAATGGTTCGTGTGTTTGCGATTAGATAAGAGGGTATTTTATTTAAATTTTTGAGTTTTCCGCAAACTAACATGACGACACCGACCGAATTAATTAATGTGCCAATTTTAAAAAGTCTTATCAAAAACGAAATCGATCGCAACGTCGCCAACAACATTACCATTCTCAATGGTAAACTCAAGAAACTCGAAGACGATCATCTGAATAGCTGGGTCGAGGTGTACGGTATACACGATTCGCGTTTGTACAATAAAAAGATTCGAAACGGCCACGTGAAAAAAATCTGCGCCTTGCTCAACGTCGACTACAAGGCCATCGTCGAGAGCGACTACGACAAGAATCACATCAAGCTCAAGCTGAACGACGCGGCGACGGCGCGCGAGTGGCAGAATCGTTCGCGCGAAGTCCGACTAAAGAATCTCGATCTCGACATTGATTTCGACGGACCGGTCAAGATCTTTGTCGCCGCCTCCGCGGAACACAAGCATCTGTTGAAGAAGACGCGCGACGCTCTGCTGCCGCACTACAAGTACGTTTCGCTGTGCAAAAAGGGCGTGATGGTGCGAGAAAACGAACGCAGCAAAATTTTCATTGTCAAAAACGAAAACGACATTTACGACATGCTCAGCAAAACGTCGACGGCCGTTCATCCGATTTAGGCGCGTCGCCGTCGTCGACGAAATGATAATGGGAGGTGAATCTCTATATTTTTAGTATACGCGTCGAACACGAACACGAACACGGACGACATGTCGTCGTCGTCGTCGTCTTCGTCGTCCGTGTCGATTTTTTTTTCCTACTTTTACTAAGCTATTCCTTACGATGGAGTCTAATATCGAAACTCGACAGCAATATCCGCTAAAATTAATCGACGACGGCGACAACAACGACTACGATGACGATGACGACGAAAACTACAACGACGAGATGGCAAGTAAAAACGAGGAGATTGCTCGTCTCGTAGAGGTCGTCGTTCTCGCCAATATACGAATCGCCGACATTGTTCGCGATTCGATCGTCAAACCTCGTGATTGTCGATTGCTACACTCGCTGGCCGTGTGCGAGCTGTCGTGCAACGAGTTTGCCTTTTTGCGAACCCAGTTGCGTTCATTGAAACGCAGCATTAAACGGCTCCGCCGTGCCGAGCAGCGCGAGCCTGTCATCATTTATCAGAGCGACTACGTGCCCAACGCAGTAAACGTGCTAAATAAAATTAAAGAGCAACTGCCTAAAGACAAATTCCGCGCACGTCACAACAAAATACAGTTGATTGACGGCGGCGACAAGGACACGCTCGTGCAACTTTTACACAATGAAATGAAACAATAAAATTTTATCAAGTACATCTTTATTTTTACTAATACATTACATATATAAGTCATGTATACGAGCATTACAAGTTTACCGACGTCCACTCACAACCTGCCGTACAACGGCAAGCGGATCTATTTGAAATTTTTCAATCGGGCCTATGAAAAGTACGGCAACGAAGCGACCGCTGCAAAGATTGCGTGGCAAGCGGTCAAACGGAAATATTACAAACGCAACGACGAGTGGATCGTCCGTGCCGACGCCAACGAATACGACACCACCACCACAGATGACACCAGTACCACCACCACCACCACCACCACATCATCCGCCAGTAGTACAGACGATGACGACGATCGTTACAAAGACTATTAGTAAGCGTTAAAAATATGTTTCACTTGAACGAGTCTTTTTACAAGCAAGAGATGCCGGCGCGCGCTAAACGTCTCTTTGTAAAAACGTTTAAAAAGTATCACAAACTCGACGGCGGCGACGAAGACGTTGCGCTTCACATGGCCAGGCAGGCGGTGGATCGCGAGTACGTCAAACTCAACGATCGTTGGATCCCCAAGAGTGCCGCCGAAGAGATTGTGCGCCACGACATTGACGAGGACACCGACACCGAAGACGACGACGACAGAGTCGTTTTGACACCACAGTCGGCGGCGGCGGCGGCAACACCGGCGCTACCTTTGGCGGCGGCGACAGCAGCGACCGTCGTAAAGAAGCGTAAGCGTCGACGCTACGAGTCGTTATCCGATTCCGGTGACGATTGTAGCTCCGAAGAAGACGGTGTGTGCGCCATCGATGATGACGACGACGACGACGACGACGACGAAGATGATGATTATATTAGCGAAGACGAAAAACAGCGAGACGTCGGCGGTTTTCGTAGAAAAAATAAAATTACATTCAAGTGAATTCGAGCAATTTTATTTCCCACTCTCTATCGATGGCGTTGCGGCGATGTTCGTCGGGCCGCACGTATTGCTCGTTGAATCGGTTCTCAAAATCTATGAATCCGCTTATTCGCTTGTGGTAGGTCTCTTGAAAGAATATAGTTTTCGCCACCACAATCCTGGCGCGTTCGTGCAGCTCAATCGACAGCGACTTGTTGCGGTCCGCTTCAATGAAGGCGACGCAATCGCCCAGCGGGCCGGGCCGCGGCACCGTCTCTCCTCGCACCGTACATTTCGTCTCGACAAACAGTAGCTCGGCGATCGACTCGAGCGATAAATCGGTGAATATTTTAAAATTTGTAAATATGGCCTTGTGTACATTTAAAAATATAATGTACTCATTGTCGTTGAGACCGTCTGCACTAAACGTCACGTGTCTTAGATCGACAGTGACTTGGTCAAACTCCAAGTAGCGCGAGCTCACCGAACAAGACATTGTGTTCATCTGATAAATGTAAACGTACTAACGGCGCGTCGCCGCCAACTTTGTCTTTATATAGTAGTCGTCCACTCGTGAAAATAGAGTAACTGCGTAACCAAACACGCCACATTATTAGGACAAATACACGCTTCAAAAGGAGTTTTAATGAAATAACTTGTTGTATCGAGTAAAACTTTATTCATACCGTAACATCTAATATGTCGTCTTTCAAAACAACAATTTCGCGCTCAATGCCACAAACTCGTCCTAAAATTTCATTAAAACTACCATGTAATTGCAAATACTCTTCGAAACTAATAGACATGGGTGCGACGAACCCGCAATTATCGCAATACACAACTTGATCATAGCCATCCACTCGTCGTTGACGACGACGGCGCTGCTGCTGCTGACGATTAATGCGGCGACTAAAACTTGTACTTTTTCTCATCAAAGAGTGTCTTGTAGTCTCGCTTGCCGACGACATCGTATGTAGTGCTGCGTCCCACGTACGAAGAGTCCGCCTTGCGCTGCTCGTAAAACGACGACAGGCTCTGTTGAGAGTGCGACTTGTCGTTGCCCTTATAACGGGTCTCGACGGTGTTGTTGATGACTTGCTTCAATTTAAAATTTACTTGCTGATTGCTCATGATGACGCCCGGGCGGCGGTGTGATAAGATAAGCGTACTGGTCGGTTGACACACTTTTCGAGATTGCGACCTAGATTCCGATGGCTCCCGATTAAATACCGGCTCGCACACGCGCTCTCAGGCCGTCGCCAACGTGACGCCAAAGTATGTTCGAAAATCGTTTATAAAGTTGTACCAGTCGAGAACAATCAACGATGTATTGTTTGTCGCGTGACGAATGTCACCGCTATTGTCTCTGTAATTGCGTCCCGCCGTTTGCGGGGCGACAATCAACTCGAAATAGCGACGATAATTGTTTGGCGTGCGCGCCCACTTTGCGTAATGGAATATTTTCTTGACCATTTCGCGCGGCGCACACATAATGTGTCCGGGCGCGTTGCCGCCGTACTGTAGGTCGCAGCATTTGATCCGATCTTTGTTGGCGGGACACTTGCCGAGCGTGCGAAATATCACCGATATATTCTTTTTGTAGTCGTTGAACGGATTCCGCTGCTTGAGCAGCATTGTCAGCACCGTGTTGTAGATGAGAAACGTCTTGTAGACGATCTGGCACTGTTGCATGTCGTCCGTGTCGGGCACGCTGAAGATGTTGACGTCGTCGTTGACGGGCTTTGACGCGTCCGTGTAGATCGCGACCATGCGCTGCGGCAGCACGATGCATCGGTACGCGGAAAACAGCAAGTCGACTTGCAGCTCGTCGATCATGAGAACGACGCGATCGGTGCACTCTGCGAAAGCGTCCATTATCGTTTTGATAACGTTGCGCACGGTGGCCACGCTCCTCTCGCCTGCCTCGTCGATGCCGAAAAACTCTTCGTCGTCGTCGACCGTCTGCAGGTGAACGTAGGCGAACATTTCGTTGGCGTTGGCGTACGCTCCTCTCGCCTGGGCGTCGCGCTCGTTAACGAGGCACATGTAGAAGGGCGAGCGGTCGTAGTTTTGAAAGATGCCGTTCAGCACGGTGATGTGATTGTCAAAGCTCGCGTCGAGGCGGTCGTCATAGTGTCTCGTCACTCTGCAGTTCGCTCGCAACGGATGAATCGGACACTGCGTACTTGGCAGTTTGATCGGTTTGAAAGGAACCAATTTCTCCGAGACACACTGATTTAATCGCACCAGACTCGTTGTCGACGACATTTAAAATTAAATAAGAGTTGTCGATCAAGTCGAGATTGTTTTCGAGAATACTCTTTATTACGTTTGTGGCAATGGAAGAACAAGACTCTAATGACATTTTCCACGAGAATAAAATTAAACTGATGACTTATGTGAATTACGTTAACATCGAGCGCTACTCGTTCGTGAGGCGGTCGGGCGACAATTACTTTTACTTGGACAAGTACACAGATAAGGAGGTTGTATTTTCATATCGAAGACCGACGCTAAACGACTACGCCGGCTATCTGATATTAGTCTATTGAATAATCCTCCCACACACACACACACACACACACACACACACACACAAACGATATGAATAAAGTCTTCAAAGTTAACAGAGGCAAGAATGGCAATGGCAACGGCAAAAGAAAATCGTCGATATCGTCGCCGCCGCCTCAACCGCAGCCATCGTCGTCGTCGACGTCGACGCCACTGTACGAATTGGAAAATGAGTACGGGCCGTACAAACCCGACCGGGTTTACGACATCGAAGAGACGACCAGCGAATTGCCCGTCGAAATGGATTTCGCCAGTGAAACGCTAAAACGCAAAATGTCGGATATGGAAAAAGAAATAAACGGCGGCGACGAAGACGACGACGACTACGAAGCGAGATTGAAACAAAAGGTGAGTCGCAAACGTATCGAAGACGACGTAATCGCCGGCGTCGAAAGAATCAAACGACTTATGAACCAAGGCGGCAACGGCGTCGGCGGCGGCGAAGTAGCCAACAAAAACGTACATTTGCGCTATGTGCCACCGCAATCGACGGTGCTCGACGAAGAGCATCAAGTCGTTTTCGTCAAACCTCCGCCTTTAAACTACATTCCGACGTATCCGCTAAACATTCGAGAAATCCAGACAGCCATTAATCATTTGTCGGCGTACATGAACGCGCTTCAAAAGAACATCGACAAGAGCACGCAAAGCCTCAAGTACTTTTTCACTCTGTACGAGGACGAGGTGAACGCGCTCGACTATCGCAACATAATGTTTGCCATGATCAATAATAACACGGTGAGCCGGCGCAATTTCAACGCACTCGCCGACATGTTTTACCAGTACTACGTTAAACTTTTCGACAACACCGTCACCGTGGCGCACATTATCGTCAACGTCAACTACACGATAGGCAAGACGAACATTTGCAAAATGATTACAGTCTTTTTTAATCTTTGCGCTCACTACATGATCAGCATCATGCGCGGCATGCTCGACGCCACCGCGTCGAACAACAAGTATCCCGAGTACGAGGAAGTGATAAATAAAAAACACTTGATGCTAACGGACATTTATAATTTTCGTCTAACCGACTTGGCGGGCACGCAATTCTTCAAGCACACACCCGACAACGACGTCAACGACAAGTACACCATCGTCGATCCGCCCACAGCCGAAATCTTCGACGTGCGAATCGACGTGCAGCGCAACAATTACAATTTGTACTTTTAGTCGTAGCACAGCAAACCGTCCAAATCGATTTCGACGTCAAGCTCGGCGGCGTTGATTCGTTCGTACTCTACGGCGAAGCGCCGGTCCACGTCCTCGTCGCCGATGAATCCCTTCATTTGCGCGAGCAGCGACTCGCATTCGTCGACATCCTTGGGCGGAAAGTTAAAGTAAAACTTTACTTTGCGATTGAACGGGTCCGTGGTTCGTTCGCGCTGCCATCGGCGTAGACAGGCGCTGTGGAACATCTTGTCGATGTTGAGCGTCTTGTAATCGGTGATGGCGACGAGACCGTCGTTTGTGATGCGATCGAAACATATCTGACATTCAACAGTACACTTTGACCACAAATCCTTAAACATCCTATATGTGTAGGCGCTCTTATCTTGTATATGCACTGTGATTAGCATAACGACAGAGGGCAATATAAGACGCAAATCGCTCACGATGCGTCCAGAATCGTATGAGTCATGGAACTTATCAAACCGTTTATTCGATATTCGAAAATGTATCGTCGCGCCACCGACGAGCGCGTCAAGAGTTTCATCTACGACAAGTGGAGCGATGAGGTGAACGTTGTCGCCGCCGTCGACTCGTCGTCGTCGTCGTCGAAGATGCAAATGTGCGGATACTGCCATACGAGCGCGGCGACTGCCTTTTGCGACATTTGTCTTTTTCCGCTGGCGGCGGCGTGCGACGAAGAACTGGCCACTTACTGTCTGCTGAGCGTGTGCTACTTTGAGAGCGTGTGCGCGTCGGCGTCGGCGACGACGACTTCGCATCGTATCGTCTACCGACAACGCTTGAAGATGACCTGGTACGAACACGAACGGCCGGGGAAGGTGTATAGAGTGATTTACCGTAAATGTTTTCAGTGTAAACGACTCACAAACGACAATGTCGACGACACGTACATTTATTTCGATGATAGCATGTTTTGTTCAAATTGTATGTTTCCTTTGTTCCAAATACACGATGTACGATAACAACCTGTCTGTCTTTATTTTTATATACGAACGTTGACCCAGCGTTTGCGGTATTTAAATTTGCTCGATCCGTAATTTTTGTTTGCCAACTGCGCAACATCGCAAACTTTACATTCGTCGTCGATTCATGATGAATTCAAAGATTGTCCTAAATTAACACGCGCAAATAAGTTTGCAAACTCGCACGAAATTGACATTCACTGGGGATTCGAGATTAAATCAAAGTTAACGTCAAAACAACAAAGTTTCAAAATCTAATTTGCGGAATCGGTGTGGGTAACAGCAAAACAACAATTGGAATATTCTTTTTATTTATATACATTTTTAAAATTTTAGCTGTTGCTCCAATTGATTAAAAAGATGGAAACGAGGATCGTTTCTCCAGGGTTCGCTATCGTTTAGTACTAGCACTAGAGGTTTGCAGCTCTCGGTCACATTTTGTGGAAAATTTAACCAATGTTCGTTATAAACAACGTCTTTCATTTGATCCGGAAACAATATGAACAAGACTTCTTGCATGGCAAACGAACAATCTTCGACCTGATGCAAGTTGCTGTAATAAAATTTCATTCCTTCCGAACAACTCATGCCAAATACCGCTTTTGCCATTCTTTGGTGATAGTCTGGAGCCGCACTTGCCAAAGTAAACAGTTTGCGATCGAGTTTGTTGTGATATCCCATTAAACTATCAAAAACTAGAGTATTCGTTTTTTCGTCGATGAACCAGACCGGCAGATGGAACGGTCGATGCAAGTCGGGCAATTCCGAGTCGTCGAAGTTGGCTTGAACGTAGTCGGGAAATTCGTATTTACATATGTCGTCCATCGTAACTGTGTAATGTTATCGTTGCGCCAAACGACTTTATATACTTAGTCGTAATCTAATCTACAAGATAAAATTCCAAGTTGGCGTTTGCCTCGGATCGGCGACAAAATCTAATTTCGACCCAAGTTTGCATTCGTAACGAAACGGCTGTGAAATCCAATTTGGTGTAATTTTGTTTCGGATTGCAAACTTAAATTTGTTCGACCGTGTTGAATTCGTCGCCGATCCGAGATAAATGTAAAGTTGGCTTCAAATTGGATTTAATCGCGGATCCGCTACAAAAGTAAAGTTTGTTAAAAAATTAATTTTAGTTTACATTCATCGCGGATCGGCGACCAATTCCAATTTGAAACACATTAACGAAGTTGTCGCGGACGATTTCGACCGACCCCGCCGTTTTGGCGGGGTTGCTCGAAGTTTGCTTCGCAAAGATAGTTGATGAGTTTTAATGTATTATGCTACTCAAACACATGTTTATTGCTTTTCGTTAATGTATCATCAAAGTTTGACGGGCAGTTTTCGTTAATGTATCATCGAAGTTTGACGGTTACTTTTCGTTGATGTGTAATCGAAGTTTGACGGGTACTTTTCGTTGTGTATTGGACAAATTTAAAACTTTACGTATGTTTGCATGGCACTTTTCGTTTTGATGTGTCGTCAAATTTACTTTTGTCTCGGATCTCGGACAAATGCAAACATTGTTTGTTTGCGCAGGATGACGCAATATCGTTTCCGAGTTTGCTTTCAGCGCGGATAACGGACGAATGTAAAGATTGATATCATATTTGCTGAGTTAATACAAACATTATCGGTCATCGTCGTCGTCGTCGTCGTCGTCGATATCATCGTTAAAAATAGAAATGACGCCTCATTTTCTTGTTTATACGCAAAGATTTGGGCGAATATGTCCTCATTCTACGTGGGCGGCGTCGCTTGCCATAATCTATCGGCCGCGATACGGTAAGATAAATGATTATCATTGTAAATATAAAGTCTAGAGTTTTCGTACACAGCAGTCATTCACGATGAAAACGATCGAAGAACGCCTTATTACTTTTGCCAATTGGCCCTCGAACAATCCCGTCCGTCCCGAGGAACTGGCGCGCAACGGCTTCTATTACTTGGGCGTCAACGACGAAGTGCGATGTGCCTATTGTAAAGTCGAGATATATAAATTTCAAAAGGGCGACAACGTCGAGAACGATCATAGGAAATGGGCGCCTCAATGTCCGTTTGTTCGCAAGCTTATCATCGAAAACACGAACGTCGGCGCGAGCAGCAGTGAAGTGGGCATCGATGTTGCCGGCAGTCTGCCTCGTATCGCCGATAGGATTGCCTATCCAAAATACGTCTACTACCAAGCGCGTTTCGACTCGTTGAGGTTAATGTTTGGATGGGAGAACTCTCACAGAATGGCGCAGGCGGGATTCTTTTACGAGGCCAACGAAAATCATCCTGTAGACCTTGCTATTTGTTATAGCGACGGTTGCGCACTGAATAATTGGTCCTGTACGGACGATCCGTTTGTCGAGCACGCCCGTTGGTTTCCCACATGCCGATACATGATCAAGCTCAAGGGACACGAGTTTATTCAAAAAGTAATTTCCGAGTCTTGCGCCATCAAAGAAGCGGCCGCCGCCGCCGCCGCTGCCGCCTCCGTCAATAAAGATGACGACGACGACGAAACGAATGACAAATTTTTGTGTGGTATATGTTTACACAATAGGAAAAATGTGTGCTTTGTACCGTGCGGACATGTGGTGTCATGCGCCAACTGCGCGCTTAAAATTCAACGTTGCCCAGTTTGTCGTCGACAACGTGAAAAGATTCAACCATTGTACTTTTGTTAACTTTGTATTTAATTTTTTTTACAAATCAATAAAGCATATTAATCCTCCATATCGCTATCGTTTGTGTTATTTATTGCGTTTTGCGCCTCGTTGACACTTTCGATGAGCAGTTGCGTGTCGACGACCGCCTGTACGAGTTCCTTTTCGGTTTGCAACTCGTCCATTTCGGACGCGCGCAATTGCTCCTCGAGCCGTTCTATGTCTTGCAGCAGCAACTGTAGCTTGTCCAGTTCGGGAGCGTAGTTAATTTTCGTCGTGGTGGCATACTCGGCTTCGGTGTAGTCGCGCACCAGAAATTTGTTTCGTTTGCTCTCGCGCTCGACGATCGCGTTGACTGAGCCCGAGGTGAGCACCTCGATGACTGCACAGTTAAGACTGGCACCGCACATGACGATGGCGACGACGTTGTCGTTTTCAAAGTAGCTTCGTAGATAGTTTTCGTCGATGATGGTACGAGTCACGTCTTCGTCGATGCTGCCGAACCGAGGCTGCGGCCACGTCACTCGGATTCGATTCGTTTTCGTGACTTTGTAGTGTTTGTTGATCTTGTTGCTTTCGATCGCTTCGTCGACAGTGTTCTTGAGTTTGACGTACAGATCCGTTTCGGCAAATTCGCGCGCGTCGTTTTCGATGCGCAACGCCTTGTTGTAGACGTTGGCCACGTCGCGCTGCAGCCGATCGACCCGCTCGTTAAAGTCTATCACGTAATCCTTGCTTTTGTAAACGTAATCGTAGACGCGCCGGCGTTTTCGGTTGCTCAGCACGGAAATACCCTCGGCCAGCACCTTTTGGATGGCGTCAACAGTGTTTGTACGTTTGTAGTCGCCGTCGTCGCCGCTGACGGCCACGATGCTGTCGTCTTTTTTCCTATATCTCTGAATCAGCAGGTTGCCGGCCGTCTTTATGTCGGTCGCGTTGGCTGTGTTGGTGACGTCGAGTAGCGTGTAGAGATCGAGTCGATCCAAATTCACCGTGTACAGATCGAGAGTGATGGTTTCGCGTTGACGTTTTACGCTCTCCGACGAACTGGTGGACGAGGAACGTATCGCCGTTCGCTTGCGCGACACAGGCTCGTCTATCGTCATTGGCGTCGTAGTCGTCGTCGGCGTCGGCGTCATCGTTGGCGTAATTGTAGTCGAAGTTGTCGTCGTCGTCGTCGTCGATTTTGTCGATCGCGCCACCGGCGTTTTCGTCGGAGACGACTTGGATGTTGCGTTTTTTTGTTGTCTCAACATTGACGACGTGGTCATTCGAACGGTGGGCGGAGTCGTCGTAGTTGTTTTAGCATTTCTACCGACAATCGACGATTGAGCGTTGGTAGTCGTAGACGTGTTTGTCGTCGTCGTACTTGTGTTGTGCGCCAGGGGATTGTATCTGGAGGCGGACGCGTTGTTTTTGATCGAGCTGCGAGTGGCTCGTCGCTCCATCGTGTCGCCGCAATGACAAACGTTATCGACGATTTCAACAAACTCTACGACAGACTCGAAAACGAGTATGCGCTCCGCTTCTATCTGAGCTGTGGCAACAAGTCGGTGAACGAGTGCACGGTAAAGTTTCTACAAGAGCGACGGTCTTATTTCTGCTGCGCCGTCGATCCTCTCGATAGATGCGTGCTGCACAAGTGCCTGCTCGTCGTCTTTGGCACTCGACTCGATCTAGAGTTTCGCGCCAACGACCCGAATCGCGGCCAACACCTATTCGGCACGTTCATGATCGACGGACGCAACCTTAGCTTTCCCAACATTATGATGAACAACAACATTCTCATACACAACTTTTACGATAAACTCTATTCGAAGAGCTGCAAACGCATGTTCCTCTACGGCAACGTAGACGAGGAGAAAAAGATCAATCGCGCCATTCAGCTCGTCTACGACAAGCACGAGAATAAACTGTTTGCGCGCGACGTTTACGCCAGCGACTACGTCGTCACCGAGGATCTCAACGCCATCCTAGAAATGTACTTGAAAAACAGCGGCAAGTGGGACGTGTTAAATTTTATTTTCGACTATGATAAACTTCAAAGCACCAATCTGGTGGAGCAAATCAAATTAATAATGGCCACCGACATCAATTACTCGATCGACAACCTCTCCAACAAGATTATCTACAAACACGATTACCTTTTGTCTTTGATCTACAAGCCTATACTGGAAAATTACGCTTTGATTAGAGCGCCGTCAGAAAACAAATTGGTGGCGACGGCGACAGCGGCGACTACGGTGACAATGGCGTCGACTACGACGAGAAAGAAAAAAGTGCAAACAATCTTGTATCCGAAGGATTGCAAAAAAATCATCGATACTATCGTAAACGGAAAACTAATCTACTCTGTGTCGAAGACGTTTAGTAAACAAAAGAAGAATTTCATCAACTATCAGGACAATAGTAGCAACAATAACATTGAAATTAACGCGCCGTCGCTCAAGTATCGCATCGGCAACGAGGTGGTGCGCATAACCAACGACACGATGCGACAAGACATGCTCATGCAAAAATACGATTTTGTCAAGTTTATCGATAGCTTCTTTCACGGCGAAATGACGGTGGCGGGCAAAAAGTTTTTCCTCTGCCGCGACGTTCGATTGCCGAGCGTCGACTATGCGCGAATAGCGTCTAAATTTCAAACTCTACACGCCGCCAAACTCATCGAAAGGGTCGGCGGCTGCGACGACGACGGCGGTAGCAATCGATTGATTATCGCCTTCAATAACCGTCCGACGATATACACGTGTCGTGCCGATCGTCTGCTGTACATTGTGTACGAATTGAAACGCAACCGGTTTCCCGTCGAACTCAAACTCACCGACAACATTCTCTTCATCAACCATCACGAAGGCATGATTTGCATCAAGAAGCGACTACGCATCACGAACGGCGACGAAAGCGCGACGATATCCGCGCTACTCACGCCCTACGAGTACCACAACTCGGACTCGATTCTGCGGCGAATGCCGGCGGCGCTCGTCGTCGAGGAGACGCCGCACGTTTCGCAGCTGCTATCGAAACTGCTGCAGTACTACTACCACGATCACCTGTACATGTTTGCGTCGACGCCGGTGCCCAAGTTGATTGTGTCGGTGACGAATCTAAAAAACGCAATGCCCGTGCTGCGCTACAATGCGATTCAAGACGAAAGCATCTTTCTCGACAATCTGCCGATGGGCAACGCAGTCGTCGTGTCGCCCGAGATTATGCGAAACGACAAAATGTTCAGACTGTGGACGCTGGTGCGAGACAATAGACTGCAAACCGCCGAAGACCCCTACATTCCCGACTCGAAGCTGCCCATTCGTTTGTACAGCAACAAGATCAACAAGATAAAAGGCAAACTGCACTATGGTAAAAACGATACGCCCTACGTCAAGTACGACAAGAGTCCGCACTACAAGCGCGTCGAAGGCGATCTCATCCTGCACGCCGTCGGTGTGGTCACGTCCAACGTGAGAATCACTTGGATCCACGACGGCAAAAAGTACAAGATCGAGTCGTGCACGTCGAACAATAAAAAAAATTACGTCTTTAAAATTTACCTCTTCTTTCGAAGCATCGACGAGCAAACCGTCGATCGAGTCGATAGCAAGTTCACCATGACCAACAACAATGTCTATATAAAGTTGGTGACGATCACGTCTACGGGCAACCTGGAAGGTATCAAGATTTGCGGTATGCACGGCCAAAAGGGCGTATTGAACGGCCGCGAGGATCTCACCCAGTGGATGGCCGAGGACGGAACGAGCGCGCAAATCTGCCTGTCGCCCATTTCCTATTTGTCGCGGCAGTCCAACTTTAAGGATATCGAAACAAAGTACGTGGTTCGCGGCGGTGATTTTAGCGATCCCAACGCCAAGCGCTACCCAATCTTCAACATTCCCTACATGTTCTTCAATAATACGCCCGACAACATTTTCAAGGAATTCATCAAAGGCAACTACACGGGCCACGAAAAGGTCGAAGGCACCCGACTCGACCAGTGGACAATCAACCAATCGTTTGCCGGCAACCGTTGGTCCGAGAGTCTGCAGTGTGTACGCGGCGGCAGCAATCTGCCCGACAACTGCGGCGAGTATAACGTAATGTCCAGTCTGCTGCATTGTAACAATACCATTATCAAATGAATAAATAAAACAATCAAATACAATATCAATGCTTTTTATTTAATTTCACACTTTTCTACAGTGATATATTCGATAGACACGTCGCGCATCACATCGAACAGCGTACACATCGATGTCGTACACGCCTTGTCCATAAACTCGTTGCCGTCCTCCTTGGACAAGAAACTCCAACCGTTGTCGGACCTGTTGTCCTGCCAACATTTTCTCAAACTGCTCAATTGCACACAACAATAATTGGCGAGTTTGCTCACCACTTGATGCGTCTGCTCTATGATCAAGACGCGCACGGTTAACGCAATACTCTTCCTGCCGACGACGAGTACGCCGGCGGTCATGGTAAAGACGATTCGAATCTTGATGGTGGTCGACATGGCGTCGCCGCCGATCAAAGTCTCGGGCTCTGCTTTGACTTTAAACTCTGGCATGTTTGTGTGTAGCGGTTGACATCGCCGGAGATATTTGTACTCGTTCGCTATCTAAGTTTGATAACTTTGAACACGTAGACGTCGCGATAGCACGGAATGCAGTATACGATTTCGTTTTTCACCACGCTCCGATATCGATCGAAGAACAAGTCTGACGCTTGATTCGAGTATCTCTTGTGGATGTACACAAACTGTTCGCAGAGAAAACAATTGGCGTAGATATTCATCGTCTTAATAGACGAAAGCAAACTGATTGGACGCGACGCTCTTGCGAATAAAGGCAAATTCGGTGCGAGCGATTTCGCCCGATTGTAGATTGTCGACGGTGAGGGAGACGTGTGCGAGCATTCGGCGCACGTCGTCAAAGTGTATCGTGTGCGTGTCGCGGGTCGAGCTGTAGGCGTTGTTGATTGTCAGCTGGCGCGTTTCGTTGTTCTTGACGAGCAAAAACGGAAAGTCGAACACGCATTCGATCACGCCATTTTGCGCCACCACCTTGAACACGTATCGATTCGGGTCCAGTTTCGTCACCGTTGTCGTGCTGTTGTTGTCGTTTTCCGTGCACAGGCTGTAGCATGCGGTGCCGCCGCCGCCGCCGCCGTCGTCGTCGTCGTCGCCGTTGATTTCGTTTCTAGAGATTATTTGGCGCAAATATCTGTGATTGCCGCCGTTGCTCAATTCAAAACTTTGTAAATTTTTATAGTTTATAATGTTGTGATGTTTGACTACGATGCCGTTGTACGAACGGCGATGATCGTGTTTGTGGACGCGAGCGTCGCCGACGCCGACAATCACACATTCCGCGTCAGTCTGCGTGCGAATCGTCAGAGTTTTGATGCGATCGTACAGCTGCAGCATTCCCGTGCGATGGTATACGGTGTACGAATAGTATTCCACGTTCAACGCGTCGAATTTGCAGTAGGACATTGCCGCGGCGCAATCACTCGTCACGACGATGCCGGTGAAGGCGGGATTCGGCAGAAACGACATAGACGTGTTGGCCGGCAGCAGCGCATCGTCGACGGGAAGCACGTATTCGGCGCGGCCGTCGAGTAAAATCATACCGCTATCGACGCCAACGAGCGCCTTGTCGTCGTCGTCGTCGTCGTCGTCGTCGATGATAACGTGTTCGTCGATGATGGCGTTGTGTGGCCAAATTCGTTTTGTCATCGTCCAGAGTAGCGCATGCCTACGGTAATGGTAGTTGGCCTGATAGTAGGCGACTCCGTTGACCGGACACACGAGACTAGCGTAGTAGTTTTCGTTGCGCACACTCACGATCTTGCTGTGGTCGGCGCTGTAAAAGCCTGGCGCGTAATCCATAATGTAACGAAGCGCCGATATAATGTGCTGACCGTTTTTGTACGCCAGCGCCGGATGGACGATGCCGCGATCGTTGCCGACGAGATGTATGCTGGCGTCGACGTTATCCATGTTGATGTAGTTTTCGCCGAACAAAAAGTTGTAATAGTCGAACGTAAAGTAGTTTTCGATGAGAAACGAATAGTTGCGCACGTTGGTGTCGACAAAGTTGACATTGTCGTGACGGATGCCTGTGCCGGTGTCGCGCTTCTCGTGGCGAAGTTCGTGCAGTACGTTGGCGACGGAGCGAATCTCGACAATGTCGCGCAGCGCGGCGCCGCCAATCATTTGCGCGTACACAAACGGCAAACACATGCGAGTGGAAAATGCGATCGGGCGTCGCCAGCCCAGCGACAGGTTCGGTTCGGGCAGATAGGCGTTGATGATGTCGGCGACGCGACGACCGTGATCGCGATACGGCCGCAGCGCGATACACAGCTGCATCAGACACTCGGGCAGCGCGACGCTAAAGACGTACCAGTACTTTTCGTCAAAATTCCACGGCAAGCGCTGTATGGGCGCCGGCATCGGCAGTCGATCGTGGATGATTTCGATGGCGCGTCCGAGTCTGTCGGCGAGAAAGTCGTCGTACTCGCCATCGGCACCGCCGCCGTCGACGCCGACGCTACCCAACATTAGAGTGTATGCGCCGAGAGCGTACAGCAATTCTGCAAAATCGTTGGCGTTCGCAAACGGTTCGAGTCGATCGAAAATGACATTGTCGTCGCCGCCGCTGCTAAATTTTTTCAACTCGAAATTGGATCGATACGATGTGCGCTGTTTGAACTTTACGTGAAGCGTTTGTCTATAAAACTGTTCAAAGCGTCGCAACTCGTCACTTTCGTTGACAACGGCATCGCCGTCGTTATCGTTTTCGTCGTCGTCATAATAATAATATTGATAAGTTTGCTGCCGTTCGGACGATCTACAGAATAGCGCAACGATCAAGAGAACGGCAACTATCACCAGTATAGCGACAAGCATACTTTGTAACTTATGGTAGTTGATGTGGCACGATCATGGCGTTTGCACGCTTTCACGTGACGCGCACGCAACCGTTGCCGCAATGTTGTAAATATTTAGCGGATCCGCTCTCGCTGTACCTGCTCTACGCGAGGGCAGTAAACGTTTCGCGAAAACGCTACGTACTTAGTAAAAAGATTGAGGTCGACGACGACGGCTTCATCGTGATCGAAGAGTCGTGCGTCTTCTTCGACATGGCCCGCCTCGAGACGGCCAATCCCGCCCAGCTCGATTGCTACGTGGACGCGACTCGACGGCCGCAAATGTCGGATCACGACAGGCGCATATTCAAGCTGCTGCTGCGCGATCGCTGGCACAAGGGCGATACGACGCGTTTACGTAGAATGATGCGGCAAAGGGACGTATCGTCGCTCGTCGCGTTCGCCTGCAACGTGCTGTGGGAGCGCGGCTACGAGGATCACTACACGCTCGGTCAACAGTTGAGCATTCGCATCACGACCAAACTCATCCAGAGCGGACTCGATTTCAAACACCAACAAGACTCGGACAACACGACGACCGTCTCGGCTCCGGGTCGGGGATGGAGCAGTAGGGCGTTTGAAAAATTCATCGCCTCCATCACGTCGATCTCGGACGTGATCAAGCGACACAAGTGTCCGCAAAAGTATATCGTCGTCGAAATCGACACCGTCAATTGCGCCATCGTCAAGGATCGTCTGGCGGAGAACTTTGCGCTCATCCACAACGCTCACATCGACAACGTTTGCGCGATCCAGCTCGACGACGACAAAAACTCGCTTCAGTATCTGGTGAAGCTGTCAAAGCTGATCGCCGACCGACTCGTCAACGTGCTGTTTGTGACCGACGTCGAGTTTTACCTCAAGCAAAACAACTACATGTTCTACTTGTACAATTCTCTTAAACTTTATTATTATTGTCTGTCTAACAAGTTTGTATTCGAATACAAAGATTATGAGATTATTTTCTTGTTAAACCTAATTGTCTCGCTCGAGTGGCACAATGGCGGTCATTTAAATTCGTTTACGCTCGAAAAGTCTCAAATTTACAATCCCCTCGAACTGTCGACGAGGCGACTAAATTCGATTAAACGAGCTGCGACACAGTCGCGAGTCGTGTCCAACGACAATGAAATTAAAATAGACTTTATCAAGGGTAAACGAATGAAAATGGGTACGCACTACGGTCAACGTTTGGTGGAATTGGTGTAATAAAACGATAATAAACTGTCCATGTTTTTTATTGTGTGATTAAAAATGCTCGATTGTCGCTTGTTGCCGTCGCTAAAGGTCACGTTGAACACAATCTGAGAGTCGCATTGCGAATCGTACGGAACGTCGATCGAATCGCATATACACTTTAGAAATTGCCACGTGTACAAGTACAAACTGTACACGTCGACGTTGTCGTCGTCGTCGCCGTCACTAGTCTTGTTGTTCACTTTGAAGTTGACAATATCGATGGGCATAATGTTGTCCTTTAGAACGACACAGTCGGTAAACATTTCGCGGCCAATGTTCTTTGCGGTCTCGAGCAGAAACCTAAACGTGTCGCTTTCGACGTTCGGATTAAAGTTTGGCGCCAACACCTGCCGACACAGAGTGTACAGTTGCTTTTTGTCTTCGTCGTCGCGGTCGCGGCGGTGTTTTCCGTTTGCATCGATACACAAGAGTCCACACATTATCTGGGCGTACACTTTGACGCACGCGACCCATTCGAAGGCGTCGTCGATTTCGAAACTGTTTAAAGTTTCGAGACGAGCGTGGATCTCGTAGGCGACGACCGACTGCATGAGCAGGCACAATCTTTCATTCTTGAGACACATTCGGCCCAGGTTTCCGATCGTGCGTCCGCCGAAACTAACACTATCGCACCGATACACGTCCGTGTTGAAAAACCAGCTGCGCCGTTCGTCGCCGACCACCAAAGGCGAAAACGTTGCCGTCGGCGACGTCCACGTCGACAGCTTCTCGGGCACGTACATTAGAAACTGTTTGGTCTCGTTGACGTCGAGGTCGGTGATGTCGGGAGGTGTAAAGATTGAAAATTTATTGTAAATCTTCAGGGTGGACACGTACTCGCACTTGTACTGCATCAGAGGACACACTTTAGAGTCTAAGAAAATCATGTTGTCGACTAGAGCGTGGGACGAAAGTGATTTCCGTCGTTGCGCCACATTGAATTTATATACTAGAATTAATCTCGTTTTATCAAGTTGGATTTAGACAAGGTATCTGGCTCAATTCCAACTTCGATAAGCTGCGTCGGTATAAAAGAGCGATACTGCCCGGCAAGTTTACTCATTCGACGCCGAGCATCCAATCGGTATAGTGCGAAGCCATGTCGAACATTCTAAAAATCTCCTTGGCCGCCGATTCGCTAATCTATCGGTTGCGGTGTGCGGCAAATAAGATTTTTCAAATTGAACTCGCCTTCATGTTCGAAGAGGACGACGTGCCCCATCTTGGCGGTGTCGACTTAAAGGGTGAATTGAACGAGATCGCCGCGCATCTCGACGAGATCATCGCGTACATCGACAAGAACGTCGACGACGACGCTACGCTGGAGAGGATACAATCGTCGATGACGCTCAACAAGATCGAGCGAGAGTACGCTTACGAATACAAAGACTATAGAGTGTTGCCGATCACAAAGTATGTAATGTGCGAGTGTAAAGATTGCGACGTCGATACGCATTATGTTTTGTCAATGTTGAACGCCAAACGAAAACTAGTCGACGAACTCGAGCTGCGACTCGAGCGGCAGTTGGCGAGTCGATTCGTGTCGAGTACGATGCTATTCTAATGCCAAATAAAAATGATAAAAATTAAAATCGTTGTTTCATTTTCACAATGGATAAGTTGTGTATATAATAAATGAAATGTTTGTTACCTATACAGTGTAGTTTATCAAACGATGCGTTGCGCAGGCCTATTTATGATTATGGAACCGGATAAGGCGGTGTTGTTGTGCGCTCGTCGATCGTACGATAGCAGCGAGCATTATCACGACGCCGATCAGTTGCGACGCGTCAACTTTTTGGAGAAAATATCCATTCCGCGCGGCAAGCGAGACGGTCGTGACATTTTCGACTACGAAACTGCCGTGCGCGAGTTTATCGAGGAGACGGGCACGTTTTTCGAGCGCGCCTGGGTCTACAGGGTGCCGTTCGTGCTGCAGTGGAACGACGCCGGCACTACGTACAAGTACGCCATTTACGTGGGCGTCGTGCAGGGCGTGCTGAGAAACGTGTCGCGAGAACCCAACACGTACTGCGTCAAACTGTGCAGCGACCGTCCCAACGACTACAAAATCAATCTAGAGTCTAGACGACACAATAACGAAATTCCTCGGTACCTATATATTTTGACGCTGCAAGACTACTTTCAGTACATGAACGAAAAGCAACTCGTCACCTACGACTCGAGCAACTATCGAGAGTTTTTCGAATTCGTCAAAAACGCAAAGTCAAAGTTTGATGAACGAGATTTGCGTAAATTTTTTTTATTATCGCTAAAACTGGACAGTTTCGATTTCAAATGGATGAGTTCGTCGAGAATCGTCAACAGCAGCGCCATCAGCAGCAGAAGCAGCGTCGGCAACAGTGGCCGTCCCGTCGTGTTGACAACGAATCGGGAATTGAAGAAGATAATCAATGTTGTTTGACTCGCAGCGAGGTGTATGCGCTGATGCGTGAAGTTATCAACAAGCGCAAACACTGTAATCAGTTTACCGACGTTACCGCACACGTGTTTGACGCCAATTTCAAGGAGCAACTCAAATATATAAGGGCAAATATCGACAGAGCAGTCATAACCGTCGGTGGAGAGCGTAAGCACTGCAAGCGACTGTCCGCACACGTGAAAAAAATCAATAAAATATTCACTCTCAATAAATCCCTAGAGGCTGAGTATAAATCGTCTATCGGCAAGTATGGCATCGGCAACGACAACGACAACGACAACAACGTCGACGGCGGCGGCGACGCCGGTCGATCAGATTAAAGGAGACAATGTGATTTACAACAAGACGCAAATGGATCAAGTGGCGACGGTGATGCACGTTTTGGAAAAGAAGAAGGTCAAGTACAACGTGATTCCGATGCCCGTCTACGGAGACGATGGCGGCTTGCAAGTGTCGTACGCGATTATGATCAATGTCGACAAGAAGGGCGTAAAGAAGAATAAAAAGATGATTAGCAACAATAAATACATTTTGTTCAACAGTTGGTACACGAAGAATCGCGAAGAATCGTGGCCAAACAGCCACACGATGTGGAATCTAATGAAACAGCAGTCGGCGGCCAAACCGTTTATCGAAATTTTCGACGTGATGGAAAAGCTGGGCAAGACGGTCGAAGTCAAGAGTCAACAAGACGAGGCGACTACGACGGAAGCGGCCGCAATCGACGACATCAAGAAGGGCAACGAACTTCGCACCAAACTGTACAATGAGTTTTATAGAATTACCACGCAAACTTTTTCGACGAATTCGGCGCCGACGTCGAGTTTCATTTACGAGCTGCGCCTCAAAAAGAGCTACAATGGCGTCGATCGCCTGTCTAGCAACATGCTCCAGCATGGCGTCGAATCGTTGAAAAAGATTCTCTACAGCGTCGTCAACAAGGATGCTAAGCAGCGAATCAAATCTGCGCCAGCGCCGGCCGTCTGCGTCGACGAGAATAGGTTGCGCAAACGTAAACAGGCTACGCCGAAGGCGGTGCCGCCGCCTAAAAAGTCAAAAAAAGAAACGCGTAACAACAATGCTTTTATCATGCAAAACGATAGCATGGACGACAGCCAATTGTCGTTTAGCTAGGATTGATCGATAACGACGACGACGACGCTTAAAACTAAACAACCACCAACGAAACCATTGCAGTGTACAACAAACGTGCGCCGCGCAATGTTCGCTTTCGAGTACAAGAACAATAAATATATTACAGTTTATTTCGATACAAAAGACTATTATTTTGACTATGACGAAATTCGCTCCATCATTGGCAAGTGTCGTTTGAAGAGGTGCGGCGGCGGCGACGGCGACGGCAACGCTTGCGACAAGATTAAAAGAATTGTGTTGCGTATGAAACGGCAAAAATTTTTGTCATTTGACGAAACGCTCGTTTTACTCGACTGCTACGAGGACACGGGTGCCGTCGAAGATTACATTATCGAAATTTTGTATCCCATTTTAATTGAGTATAAAAAAACACTTTAATAAATTTTTGTATACATGTATATTTTTTTTCATTTTATTAAAATACCCGAAAACGAGACACAATTGTAAAACAATAGCATCGCGGTCTCATTCGACCGCTAACATTACATCCCGCCACGCAGGCGCAGTACCAGGTGAATGGTGCTCTCCTTTTGAATGTTGTAGTCGCTCATTGTCATCGAATCTTCTAGTTGCTTGCCCGCGTAGATTAAACGCTGTTGGTCGGGCGGAATGCCTTCCTTGTCGGCGATCTTTTGCTTGAGCCGTTCGACCGTGTCGGTCGATTCGACTTCGATCGTCACCGTTTTGCCCGTAAGAGTTTTGACGAATATCTGCATTGTCGGATACCTTATATATTTGTAAGATGTTATCATGGCGTACTTGAACGCAGACGAGTTTCGTCGCGACATTGCCGAACAGACGAGACGAATCGGTCCCGTCTCTGCCGATTCTCGCCTCGGCGACGTCCTACAACACATGGGTCGCAACAAACTGCTCTTGCAGCGCAAGAGGGACGACGACTTTGCCATCAACGAGCTGCACGAGATTTCGGACGAGACTCGCCTCTATTTGAACGCTCTGCAAACGGAAAAACTGGCCTCGTGTCGGCTGTGCTATCACAACGACGACTCGCTTCGATGCGACTTTCATCGCAAGTACATTTTCACTAAAGACGTCAAACAGTACGGCGACGAGTACGTCGAGTTTCTCAACTCGGAAATGGGCATCGTTAGTTTTGTCGAACTCTACTATACGTATCTGAGCGTGCCGTTCTGGAAGTTGACGGCGCTAATGATGATGCGCGATCTGACCAACTTCTCCTCGATCCGAGAGCTGCTCACGTTCTACAATTACGAGTGCACCGACAATGTCGACGAAGCGCCCATCGAAACGATGGATTGCGAAACTGCGTAATAATCGACGAAAATTACTTTCAATCCCAATCAGGACCTAAATCCAATTTCGTTTCGATTATAAAATTGCGACAATCGCACAAATTGATGTTGTCTTGGCACATATCCATCGTCGTCGTCGTCGTCGTCGTCGTCGTCGTTGATGTTCTACATCACGTCGACGGTTTTTTCGCCGCCGCCAACGCTGTTTGTAATCACATCGACGCTGACGCCGCCAACTTCGTCGCCGCCGACGCAATTTGCGGCTAATTGAATATTTTCGCCGAGCAAATTAACTTTAATTGTGCCCAAATTATTCTTGTTGGCGTCGTAGACGTAAATGAGATCGGGCGAATCGTGCTTGACGTATAGACTGTATTCGAAAATGTTTGTAATGTAATCGGTCAGTTTGTCGATGCGAAAATTGAATTTTTCGAGCTCGCGCAACGAGTCGACATCGATCGTCGTCGGCACGATGCCTTTCGATAGGTTGATGAGCGTCATGTAATGTTCAAATTTGCGATAGTGCTTGGCGGAATAGGGCGCATTTTTCAGCAGATTACTCGTGGTAAACTCCATTATAATACTTACTATAAATATTACAAGTGATCGTGCGGCATAGTCAATCATTCGACAACGTTCGCAGTGTCAACAACGACGACGATTACGCCAACAGCAATTATGAAGCGATCAAGCTCTGAACTTTCAAACGAACATACAAACGCCAAACTGATTGTTCTAGAAGAAGAACAGAATCAATTGAGCGTGTACAATGCCGCCGCCGCCGCCGCCGAAGGCAACGTCGTGGCCAGCACCAGCGGCGTCAACAACGCCAACGACGATGACGACTCTGACAGCGTCGAACATCCCGACGGCAACCTAATGATGTACATGTTCAACGCGCCGACGCTGATTCGCAACGTGACGTGGATGGACAAATTTCGCTACAATCTCAACAAGAAGAATCAAACCGTTCTCAACTACAATAGTAGCGTGTTTGAGATTATGGGATTTCTACGCCAATCGCTGAGCATCGACGACAATATTGAAGATTTCCTGCCGTCGGTGAGCGACCAAATCGTCATTAATAAACCGAAAAGTCCTCGAGTCGTGTATCAGGTGGGCAAATTGCTCAAAGGCGGCATGAGCCAATACTACTTTTTCGATTATGTACGCGTCAAACGTGCCGAGGGCAACTTTGGACAGTATCTGAGCATGACTTGGCCGAATCAATATCTACACAACGATGCCATCGCCAATGTCATCATCAAGTACAAAAAATGGGACGTCAATTCGATGAAGCTGCAAGACATTACGTACATAAACATTCCCAACAACACGACGGTGGCGGGCAAGATGGCGTTTGCGAGAAAGTTTTTCGATATACGACAACAGTGCAACAAGAGCAATTTCATGTCGGGCGAACTGAAAAAGAAGGTCGTCTGCGAACAGTTTAGCGTCGAGCGGTTCGACGAAGTGTTTGCCTTTGAAGGCGAAACGAAGACTTCGGCCGACGTTCGATTGTTGGCGGGCGTCATCATCGAGGGCTTCAAACAGAGCAAGGAGGAGACGGACTACGAGACGGTAAACTGTAAGACGATTCAAGAGAAGACGTATTCGCTCTCCGTCAGACCTATGGTGTTTTTTAAAATTGAGAATCCATCATAATATATTATTGATAATAAAGAATTGGTAAAAAAAAATGTATGTCTTTTACATTAACGGTGGTCATGTCCAGAAACGATTCGGCAGAGAGTTTATCAATTACATTTGCGGCGGCAAGATTCGCCAAGACATTTGCGTGGATCGGTGCACGCGAAAACGATGCGTCGTCTGGTCGCGCTACGCCGCCGACAAGCTATTGGCGGCGAACCAGAGCGCCTTTTGGCCGGACGGAACCACGTTTCGGTGTCGTCTGATGCGGCGGAGCGATCGAGGAAAACCGTCGAGTCGTCGACATCGACAATTTCGACGATCCGACACGCCGATTCCGAGTCGCAAAAGTACTTTTGTAGACAATAATCGCGACGACGACGACGACGAGGACGATTTCGACGACTACGACGACAAGATTAACGCGAATGCAGAGGACGACGTCGACGACGACGACGACGACAAATGGTACACTTCGGCAAAGTTTGTCGATATAGATTTCAACATTATTAACAATAACAATAATAACAATTCAAATAATACGAACAACGATGAGGACTCGTTGGAAAGTTTACATCGTGATTTGCGTAAATTGGCTACCACCGAATAAATGTGTCTATGCAAAATAAAAAACTTGTTTTTTTTTTCTAAAATTTATCTGTACTAAACGCTAAGAAATCCATACGCATTTGATGTAACCGTCTGTCGATGCTGGCAATCTCGCCGGGATCCTTGGTGATGGCTCTGATTCGCTCCCAGTGTTGCATCTGAATGGTGAGCTGACGCTTGGCCTGCAGGATCTGGTTGAGTTGTCTTCGAAGATTCTCATCTTTGCTCTTCTTGACTGCCGAAGCTGTAGCGGCTGCGTCGATCGCCTGTCGTTTACCAAACACGGGCATGATGTTTTTTGTTGCATTCGCAGATTCATCTCGAGTTTTTATACCAATTCTAAATGGCAAAGGTGAATATTGATAAGAGGGCTATATAAAGATGATCTCGGCGTTTTCATTTGCATTGATATTGATGGCGGCGGCGGCGACGACAACGTCGTCCCTGTCTATTTCGTCTCCGACAATGGAGGAAATCTACAATGTAAAGTTTAGCGTGGATCATTCGAAACGAACGATGCGAGTCGTCAGCGTCGACAACGAAGACGTGCTCGTCAAGGTGGTTCCGCCTCACGGCGCGACCAACGGTGCCGACGAATACTCGCTGGCGCATCAATTTCCCGGCGTGGTCACGCAAGTCATGTTCCCTGCTGTTTCGCGCGACGACGACCTGTACGTGATGCTGAGCAACGGAGTGCTGATGCGCACGCATGCGACACGCGTCTACGCAAACTTCCACGTCCACTCGAACCGCTTTATCTACGGCCAGCTGCTGAGCTTCGTCGTCGACGACTTTAGTCTGGCGGCCAAGATCTACATCGGAGCGCCCATATTTCGCAACAAGAAACTCGTGTCGGTGGTGACTTGCCGCTACGACGAGTACGACGAGGGCGTCGTCGTGTTTCCCGTGTCGGGCGTGAGGCCGCGCCGACTCGTCTCGGGCCAGTACATGTTCGACGATCGCGTCGTCGTGCAAGAGCTGCGCGAAAACAATTCCGTCTACGGCCGCCGCCAGTTGCCGTACGCGTCGGTCAAGAACTTTGCGATCGCCGCCGACAACAATCGCAACGAGCATCGCGACCTGCCCAGGATCGTTGGAGTGTTCTACAACGAACGCGACGTTACGGTGACGCTGAGCGAGGGCGACTTTGAGATCGATCGCGTCCGATTCGACGGACCGCTGATTGTGCCTCAAGAAGAAAAATAAGTTGATTATAAAAATTATAATTATATTTGATATTAGACATGTCTCAGAATATCCTGCTTTTGATTCGCTCCGACATTAAGGCGTTGGACGACAAGGTCTCGGCGCTTCAGACTCAAGTCGACGATGTGCGCACAAACTTGCCCGACACGACCGAGCTGAATAACAAACTCGACGCTCAGGCCACTTCGCTAGAAACCATCATCAGTCAAGTCAACAACATCAACGACGTTCTCAACCCCGAAATACCCGATGTTCCGGTGTTGAATAATAAAAAATCTAAAAAATGAACGACGCCTTTTAGTTTTTTTATTCGCATACTACGATAGGATCCAAACAGTAAAATAATAATTTTTTTTTCCAAAATCCATTTGTGTAATGCTATACGATGTCGTCGTAGAGATTGTCGAACCAGCGCGTTTGCAGACGATAGGTGTGCGCGCGCAAACCGAAATAGTAGTAGAGCGAGTCTTGTATCATTAGGTAGAGCGCAATCAGGAGAAAGATGACAAACAGAGCGACAATGCTGGTGTTTCGTTCCGGCATCAGCATCAGGATGAGCGCGCCCGCTATGAAAAGCACCGGCGCCACGAACCAAGTCTGACGCGTGTCGAGCAGAATCTTGTTGTGGCGCTCGGTGAACTGCATAAAATCCAAATAGGTGTAGAGCGCGCTCGACGAGAGCGCCGTGCCGACCAGCGTCACCTCGTCAAAGTCGGTGATTTCCTCTTCGTCCTCGAATTCGAGCAGCTGACCGTTGGCGTTGACGGTGAGCGAGGCGATGTAGTCTAACGTGTCGGTCGCGTCCAAAACGTTGACGAGTTCTTCGCCCAGCAAATGATCGTAAAAGTCGGGCACAAACTCGACGAGATCGCGCGTGCCTCCGTTGATGCCGTCAAAGTAGGCGGTGAGAAAGGACGAGGACAGGTCTTCGGGAAACTCACGCGGAAACATATTGTTGTAGCCAAACGGGTCCCAAAAGCCGAGAATGAGGTCCGCGATCGATATGATGATGAGTATGATGCCGACGACGCTGGCCGCCTTCATGGCGATGCGAGTCATGGCTTTGGCGATGTGCGAAATCGTCTGTATGGCGATTCGACTAAAGGCCTGCGTCACGGACGCCTTGTACGTTTCGCCCAGCATTCGAGTCGTGATCCGCCTCGACGTGTTCAACATGGCCCGCTTCATGACCGGAATCAATTGACTGTTGATCCTGTTCAAGAGCGCCTTTATTCCGTCGAGCAGTTCGTCGAAACCGTAACTGACCAAAATGCCCAGTAGGAACGAGTTGTCTTCGAGAAACTGCGCTACAATATCGTTGAGTTGGGCGTCGGTGGCGGTACGAATGTCAACGTGACGGCGTCGATCGCTTTTGTCGGCGTCGTCGTTGACAGTGCGATATTTCAGGTTTCGCGTAAACGGCTCCCGAATGAAACCCTGTTCGGCGCGATAGATTAACTTTGTGCTGCTGTCGAGACCGATCTCGTCCAGCGTCAACATGTCGGTGAAGAGTTTTTCAAACTCAATGTCCGCCTTGGGGTCTCGAAGTTGTCGCCACTCGCGCAGCACCGCGGTCGAGTCGACTCGAGGAGGCAGCGGCAGCTCGGGCGACGGCCGCCTATAGTCGAACGAGCGCAATTCGCTAAAAACATTATTGAGCAGTAGCTTCATAGTAATGTAGATTGTGTCGCCCAAAACGAACCCTATAAGACTCTCCCAGGCGCGCATGCTGCAGCCGCCGTTGACGAGCGAGCGCCCGAACCGACGACAGTAGGCAGCGTTGAAGGCACCATCGAACTTTTCGGGAAAGAGCGGATTGTCGCTGGGCGTAACGTTAAAGCCGGGCACGTCGTCAACGCCCGAAATCAGGTGATCGTCGGTGCGTATGTATGGAGTGTTCAGGTAAACCTTCGACATGCTGTCGACCAAAATGCATTTGCCCGCGGCGAAGCGCAACTCGGGCGATTGAACTTCGTTTTCGGCGCCTTCTCGCATGGCTGAGGCGCGATCGAGGTGATAGCACGCCGGCTGCGCGTACGCGATCGCCACGTCCGACGTTTGCGTAAAGTCGGCGCCCGTGTTGCGATCGATGGGGCCCGTCTCGTGGAACGGATAACAGCTCATACTGTTGCAGCCGCGCTCGCTAAACGTCCATCGCGTCACGATGGCCGACTCTTTGAGCTTTTCGGGCACGTAGAAATCGTCGTGGTTGGCCGGTCGGATTTCGTAGTCGATAAATATGTTTGGTTGCGCGGCGCGCCATCGAGGAATCTTTCGAAGCATCTTTCTATAGTGAAGATACAGGTTTGCATTGATTATATCGACGGCTGTCAGCTCGGCGGCCGCCATTCTTATATGACTCATACCTACACGATACGCATATAAATGAGCCTGTCGTCTCGGATTCGACGGCACACGCAAACTAACCATGGATAATAGATTTAAAAAATTCCTACGCAATAGGATCTTCAACAAGAACGATCCGCACATGTACATTGTAATCGTCGACATTGCCAACGGCACCCTCAAAGACATTTACGTCGCGCCCGACATTTACACCCAAGACAGAAGCATCGTCGACGGCGGCGGCGGCAACGACAAGAAACTATACTACTTTGAAGTGAAAAAAGAAAAGAATAACGAGGGAAGCATGTTCTACTACTTTAGGACGATAAATAAAATGCCAACATCTATTAATTTTAAATATATTTGATAGTAATAATATGTATGTACATGTGTTTTATTTATGATGACGACTTGGAATAATGCAATTTTAAATCGTAGTTACACTCAAAGTTGTTGATGGCGACACGTTTAATCTCTTCCATCGTCAGACATTTACCCGTGTAAAATGCCATCAATTTTATCAGGCCGTTGTGGCGGTTGTTGATCTCTTTGCGGTTCACGCTGCTCATGTTGAAAATGTGATGATTGTACATGCGATACTTTTTAATAATGTCGCTCACGATTATATCCTTCATGACGCTCGTGATCCAAATGAACTCGATGCCCATTTTGATGATGGTGATGCGTTCGTCCGACTTTGTCGTGATCAAAATAAAATTGTCAGCGCTCTCCTCCTCCTTGCAGGCGTTGAGGTAGTTTTCAATCAGCTGCACCGTTCCATTCTCCTTTTTAATCTTAAAAAGCTTGTTTACGCCCTTGTCCTTTTGGTTGTAGAGCAGACGCACGACGCTGCCAAACTTGTACGTAAAGTACGTCTTCTCCTTGACATCGCTGCTGCGCACGTCTTTGGGACGTAACCAAAAACTCAGCGACTCGACCACCTTTTCCACGACATGTGCGCGTGACATTTTCTTTGTCTTGAAATCGGTCATGGTGCAAAACTTGAGGCCGCGCGTCAACCTGACAATGTCGTCGACGTACATGCTACTGTCGCACTTGGCCATCTCTTCGCTCGCCTCCTTTTTGAACATGTAAAACGGCATCGTAAAGAGCGTTTTATTGTCGATCATCTCGGTGAGAGCGCTGTGGACGACGCGAGCCTTTTGCTCCCCGATCGACGCAAGCAACAGACTAATCTTGCCCTGCGCAAACACCTTGTCCAAATGAAAGTAGTTGGTGAGCAGCGTCAAAAACTCAAAATCTTTGACCTCTTCAAAGAAACACTGATTCCTTTGCGTGTTGTTCAGTTTTCTTTCGCTAAACTGGTCTTGTTGCGGAATGTCAATTTCGAGCTCGAGCAGCAGATGGTACGAAATCAAAAAGCGATAGCGTTCGTACGTAACGACGAGCACGAAACGATCGTGGTGAATATGATGGGCGGTGTACTCGTTGTAGACCGAGTGCACGCAGCTCACGTATCGGACCGTGTACGGCAGCTTTGAAGGCCCCGACGGCTTGACCACAATGAACATGTAGTAGCCAGTGTCGAGCATGTGACTCGCAAACAGCCTATTGTTAAAAATCGGCTGATCGTCGTCAGCCTCATTGGCGGTGATGGAGTTGAAGAAATCGTACGTGGCCGGATCGACGGGTGTCGGCTCTGTCACGTGCACGGCGCGCACCACGCTCGAAACTGTCATCTTTTTGTATCGACCGCGCGGCATCTTCTTTATCACGCGCTTAATTCGATCCTCGTCGTCTTCCTCCTCCTCATCCACGCCTACGTCCTTGTTTATATCATAGTCGTCGTCGTCGTCGTCTTCCTCGTCCTCGTCAAGATAGCCGTCACAAACAACACCAACATTGTTGCGGTTGACATTGTTGCAATTGACATTGTTTCTGGCTCTCGCAGCGGCGGCGGCGACGGCGGCGACAATACTATTAGTCTTGTCTGGCTTTTCATCTTCCGATTCTTCCGAGTCCGACGATTCCGATTCCGACTTGTCTTCGTCCTCCTCGGCAGCGTCGTCTTCGTTTTCGTCCTCGCGCTCGACGTATTTGCGCTTTCTAGGATGCATCATATTTTTTCTAGCCACTCCGAGACCCACCATCGGTTTGTTTTTTGTCGGCGCTAACATTGGCATCGGCGTCGTTGGCATCGGCGTCGTTGGCATCGGCGTCGTTGGCATCGGTATCATTGAAGTCGGCGTCGGCGCGGGCGTGGGCCTCATCATCGAAATTGGCGTAGTTGACGGAGTCGGCATCGACATTGGCGAAGTTGACGGAGTCGGCATCGGCGTCGGCGAAGTTGACGGAGTCGGCGACAATAATGGCGTTTGATTTGGAGACGGCATAATCGTCGACACCGCCAACGACGTAGGAGTCATTGATAGCAGCTGATGGTGTTGCGACGGCGGCGGAGGTGGCGGTGGTTGTAGATTAACGACTGAGACCGTCGGAACGATCACCGATGCCGCTAGTTTCTTTGTCGGCGCAAGCTTTGGTTTCTTTGTCGGCGGTACAGTCTTGGGTTTCTTTGTCGGCGGTACAGTCTTGGGTTTCTTTGGTTTTTTCGATGGTTTAATTTTCATCGACATATCGACCGGCGGTGGCGGCGGCGGCAACGAAGGTGGAGACTTGGGCGGCGTCAACGGCTGCTGCGTCGGCGTCGGCGACGGCGACATCGCTTGCGGCGTATTGAGCTGCGACACGGGCGTCGTCGAAGAATAAATGTCATCGAAAATGCCCACGTCAACGTCGAAGCCATTGTTGATGGCCTGAGCGTTGTTCATAAGGGTGTTGTATTCGTCGTCCGTATACATTCCGGCGGGCGCGCTATTGATCGGTGCAAAATTCTCCAGGTATCGTTGAATGTCGGCACGCTGCGGGGTGCGATTGCCTTCGCACTGTTGATAGGCTTGAAACTGGCTGTGCATCTTCGCGTTGACAAACAACTGAAACAAACAAAATAATGAACGTCAATTTATACTCGCCATCAACGATAATCGACGACAATAGCAATCTGGTGACATTTACAATGTTGGACACTATCAATTCTATAAAGATATTTGTTTATAGTGTGGGCGTCGTAGACGATGCCAGCGCCTCGACATTACAAACTCGATTGGTGAGCGGATACGAGCGCGGCGGATCACGCGACATAAACATGCGAGTAGAGTGTGCGTCGACGACGACGACGACGACGACAGATAAACATGCCTACCTAATCAGCTGTATCAGAGCGCCGTACGTGCTCGCTCGGTTGATTGCGCACAAAGGTTTCACGCGAAACGTGGCGCCCGTCTTGGTGCGGTTCGGCGACGAAACTCAAGTGTGGCACGTGTTTGGCGTGCGCAAGGGAAAGGAGTCGGCATCAATCAAGCGCGTGCGCGGTGTAACCGTCTGCGAAAACGGCATCGAGAGCTACATCGCCAAAGAGTTGATCGTGCTGCGGGGAAACGTGCCGGCGGGCTTTGTGGCGGCGCTGTCGAAAAACGCTCCTCACGTGCAAGACGTTCATGTTGCAAAATGCGTCTTTACGAGTCTACTTGTCAACAACGAAGACGTGATCGTCGATGCGGCAAAGTAAAAAAAATTATTACAAGAGTAAATTTCTATACAGTCTGCCTACGCAGCCGCGGTCGAATGTGGCCTCGACGCAGCTCTGCTTGTCGAGATCAAACTGCTGGCCGTGATCGCAATAAAACAGTTGGCGTTGCGGACACAGATAGTAGGTGTTGCAATCGTACGGATCGGGTGCCAGGCCGTGATAGCCGTTGGGACAGGTTTTGTTTATGTGAAAATCATAGTGCATGTCTTTTAGTTTGTGAAATATAATCAATTTAACGACAATAAACAAAGCCAATAACAACCACATGTCTTTAATTTGTATAACTCAAGATTCCTAGATTAGCTTTAGACGCACTCTTGTCTGTGTCTTCGAGTCTAAACTTAAATTTACTCAGGAGCATATTGGAATAGTTGCTGTTCAGCGTGGGCTTGCACTTGTTCGAAAAGATGGTGTGGTCCAAGAGCGATTCCGAATAGTTGAAGATGCCGTAGTTTTTCAATATGGAATAGTGTCCGTAGGCGTGTTCGATGATGAAGAGCATGGTCAGATACTGCGTGACCTCCGTTTCGGACAGCTTCACTATGGGTTCGTCGTCGTCGTCGTACGATTTGCGCTTGCGCGTCGCGGCAAACGTCTTCATCAGTTTTACCTTTTGCTTCTCCTTCATAATATTGCCGACGGGCAGCTCCGTGTCAAACTGTCGTTCGAGCATTTTGAGAATGCTGATGCGGTCGATGGTGCAGACAATCTCTTCGCGTTCGTTCAAACGAAACATGAGCGGTTCGCCCGGTATGATGACATCGGGCCTATCGGTGACGACAAATTCCATTTTGTTGTCAAAGTTCGTGACCATCGGATGGACGCGATTGTGAACAAAGCCGAGCGAAGCAACGACAATGGCGACAATATCGCGAGTCGCCTGTCTATCGCGAAAGATCGTCAGCAGCGGCTGGGTCAATTGTAGCGTATTCAACATGGCCATGTACTTGACGATGACCAGTTTGATCTTCAACGTGTCGTAGCTCTCAAGACTGTTTAGGTTTTTAGCGTCAAACTCTTTCAGATCGTACTCCTTGTAGAGTTTTTCGTCGCCATTGATAATTTCCGTAACCGTACGAATTTTCGGGCCACCTCCGCCGCCGCCGCTGCTGCTGCTGCTACTATGACACTTGAATTGTTTCATTTTCATGTCTTACACTATGCGCGGCGTACAATTTCGTTGTCTAGAGCATGTTTCGTTGGGCGTTATTGACAAAAGGATTAGCTCTCATGGTGGCATTAAGCGGATTCATGTACGCGTTCCGCTGTTGATTGGGAGTGGGTGAACTACCATCGGGACTGCTCGATTGGAACAATAGTATCAAGAGTATAACGATCACGAGCGCAATCAACACCATCATCATAGTGTTTTGACTGATTCCGGCCAAATTGAAGCTGGACCCGGTCGTAGTTGTTGGTCTGTTGATGTCCATTCTTATGTAAACAACTTTAGTAACGTATTCTTAACCCACGGATTCTTCAGATGATCGAGCGTTTTGAATTGAGAACTTTCGTAATCTCCTCTTATAATTAAATAGGCAGGCACGGATGTGCCGAAAATGTGCTTGGTCAAAAATATTTTATGTTTCTTGTCGACGACGTACGTGTCTTTGGTGAGCACTACCGGATTGGCAAACTGTCTGTACGGAATCAGTCGATAGTCAAAGTACAACAGCTCGGTGCTACCGAATAGGCTGTTTCTCGCCAGAATAATGACGAGCTGGCTGTCGGGCACGTAGAACGCGTTTAGCGTGCCTTTTATTTGAATCAGTTCGGGTCGTACGAAAATATACGATGACTCGTTGGCGCGCAACGTGGGCAGCACGCTATTCACCTCGCTTTTTATATTTAATTTTCGATACTTATTTACGGCGTAGCGATCGATGATGATTTCGTTGTAGGCACTGCTCAACTTTTGATTCTGGTCGGTAAACTTGATGATAAACTTGTAGTTGCTCGTGCGCGTCATGTAGTCGTTGAGCAGGTCGAGCAGGTCGTCGGGAAACTTGGCGTCGTAGATGTAGTCGCGTTGGATAAATTTGATATAGTTGGCGCTATTGTCCAGCTCGAGATTGATCTCCTCGAACAAAACGTTGGGCTTTTGAGTCGTAAAGTGCTTGCTGTTGATGATTTTAAAATTGCTCTTGATCAGCGGCAGTCCCTTGTAAAAGTTTCGCATGAGAAACGGCAAACTGTCGGGCATGATAAGATTGTGCTTCAGAAAGTGCTGCGCCATCGGCTCGCCCACCAGATACAGGCGATACGGAAAATCGGGCTGATCGACTTTGGGCTGCGTGCACATTTGCACGCCGCACCAGTCGACGTAGGCGTCGTCGAACAGGAAACCCTCCTTACCGTCCATAAGGCTGTAGTGAACGTTGTTCGAAACTAAAAATCTGTCGTCAAACACCCTCGTAAACTCTTGGTACAGGTACAGCATAAACGGTTTGGGGTCGTTGACGAAAAAATTTGTAGCGTAGACCGGCGTATTGGGCTGAATGTAGACGCGCTGGTTAAACTGTACGAGGTCGACGTTGTCGCGCATACACACATACTTGAACTGGGGCTTGATGAACTTGAACATGTTGGCGTCGCGATCGGCAATCAAATTTTTCAGATTTATACCGTGCAAATAGTTGATGAACCGCAACAGGCTGTCGTCGTCGATCGCGTTAAAGTTGTTGCGCAGATACTCGGCGATAAACGGCTGCGCTTCGGGCGCAATGTACTCGACACGACTCAGCTCAAAGTACGAGACGAGAAACAGATATTTCATTTGCTTTTGATCGAGCGAATGCTTCACGTTGACCAGACTCATTTTGTGTGATATTTTCTTATTTGTGTGTCACGGCTCCACAATCTTTTTGGAACTCGACTTAAAACTCGTCTTACAAACCGGACACACGGGATACATGTTGCTAAACTTCCACAGGTTTGCGTAGCACATGCAGCAAATGCTATAGCCGCAGCATTCGTCGGGTTTAAGGAAATGCTCCTCGACGCTCGACTCTTGACAAATGTTACACTGATACAACTTTGGCTCGACAAACACATTGATGAGATGCATGCGTTCGTTCATCGCCCGAATGGCGCTCAAATACTTGTCCGCGTGCGCAACAAGCGTAGAGAGCGCGAGCGCGTTGGCCTTTACGATCTTGGCGCAGCAATAGTCCGACTCGAAACGCGAATTGATCATGCGCAATTGCTTGACGTAGGGCAAGAATATGAACATGTTGTACTGATACTTTGGCTGACTGTTGATATGGTGCAGCGTATCGATAACGTTCTTAATGTCGCCGATTAAGCGATGCACGCACTGATCACGTGGCAAAACGATACCGTCGTTGTCGTCGACATGTTCGCGCAACGCTAGCAGGTCGTCGAGTTCCGCATCGTACGACTGGCGATACGTGTCCTTTACAATTTGAAACGCGGCCAATTTAATGTTAAAATGCGCCTTGGGACTGAGCGGCAAATCGCTAGTGTACAAGTCGTGCGTAAAAACAAAATTGCTAAATACCTGAGCTCCCAGCTCGTTGCTGTAGTCGGCGGCGGCGGCTGCACTAGACTTTAAATTGCGAGAGGCACTCATTGTTGCGGCGGTCACAACGAAACTGAAATCCAATTTTGAATGTACAGCTTATATATCGCAAGATGATGCAATAAAAACAAGACTTGTGTGATAAAACAATGAAAACAGGACGCGATTAGATATGAATACTAAGTAACACACGCACGCGCGATTAGATATGAATACTAAGTAGCGCTCACGTGCACAACACGAAAAACAAGCGTGATATGATTTGATATGATATCATCGAACGAAAATGGAATTACTTCTAGATCCGCGATGAATTCCAACATCAGTACAATGTTGAATGCGCGACTAAACACTAGTTCGTCGACGAAATTGTACGGGCAAAGTTTAATCGATTTTGGAATTAGTTGCCGATTTTAAACGAAATCAAACATAAATTTAGTAGGTCAACGAAAAGTACCGAGTGAACTTCGAGCAACCCCGCCAAAACGGTCGAAATCGTCGGAGACAACTTCGTTAAGGGGTCGGTCGAAATCGTCGGAGACAACTTCGTTAAATTTACATTCATCACGGATCCGCAACGAATTCCAAAATCGTTTCAAATTGGAATTGGTCGCCAATCGGCGATGAATTTGAAAATCGTTAACGATGAAATATTGTACAATCGAACGATGACGTAACTTTCGCAAAGAATGATTAAATATTGTGCAATCCGACGAAATTGTCCGGGCAAAGTTTAATCGAAATTGGAATTATGTCTAGATCCGCATTGAAATAAAAGATCGTGATAGACAATGTTGACGAACTTGGACATGCAAACTTTAATCGAAATTGGAATTACTTCTAGATCCGCGATGAAATAAAATATCGTTTGATCGATAACTACAAAATTGTCCGCGCAAACTTTAATCGATATTGAGAACGATGTTGGAATTTGTCGCCGATCGGCGATGAATTTAAAAATCGTGATCAATTACGACGAAATTGGCTGAGCAAACTTTAATCAAAATTGGAATTACTTCTAGATCCGCGATGAAATAAAAGATTGTCTTAGTTTCGACGAACTTGGACGGTCAAACTTTAATAGATGTTGGAATTTGTAGCCGATTTTAAACTAATTCCAACATCGACAATCGGCAAAAATTCAAAGTTCGATGTCAACGATCTTTACATTGACAACTTCGACAAAGTGTTTTAGATTAAAAAATTTATTGTTAACAAAGTTTAAATTCATGACCAATCGGCGATAAATTCCAATTTGGATGTATTATAAAAAAATAAAGTTGTTTTATAAAGTTTACATTTATCTTGACTCTGCCAACATTGTCGAAGAATTAGTTTGCAAACTTACATTCATCTTGAATCGGCCATTAAATCCAACTTGGTCGATTACACAATATTAAATCATCGTGTCGATTGCACAATATTAAATCATCGTGTCACACAAACACAACACTCGATCATTGCTTTTGTCTCGGATCCGCGACCAATTCCAACTTGGACGATTGCACAATATTAAATCATTCTGTGTGCGATCGTCGCACTATACTTTGAATTGCACAATATTTTATCATTCATTGCCCATCTTTGAATTGGTCGCCGATCCGCAATGAATGTAAATTTTACACGAAAAGTGCCATGCAAAGATCGTTGACGTATTGTCGAAGTTTACATTGCAAAGATTGTTTAGTATTAAACTGCGTAAATCGTCAATGTTGGATTTAATCGCCGATTCGTCACGAATGTAAATTTTGTGCACGATATCGTCAATGTTGGATTTTATCGCCGATTCACGATTAATGTCAATTTGCTATTGCGCAGTTATTATTACAATGTGTAAAGATGGTTAGAGAAAAAAAAATCTTGTTATATTTATATGCATATATTGAAATAAAAATACATCAATGTTGACGAGGACATCGACAACTAAGCGCTACAACTCGAACAATCAATGGTGCGTTTGCGTTTCTTTTCCTCAATCTCGCTACAACTCGAATAATCAATGGTGCGTTTGCGTTTCTTCTCCTCAATCTCGCGCAACAGCCGGGGATCGACGGTGACGGGTTGCGAGTCGGCGGCCGGTTTCGTGCGCAAATAGTACATGCCCGTCTTGAGTCCCAACCGCCATCCGTAGTCGTGTACGCTCGACATGATGCTATAGTTGGGCGATTCGACGAAAATGTTTAACGATTGACTCTGATCAATGAATGCCGCACGATCGGCGGCCATGTCCAGCAATCGTTTATTCTTCATCTCCCACACGGTCTTGTAGAGAGCCTTTATGTCGTCGGGAATTTCGTCAATGTTCTGAACGCTGCCTTTATACGCCACGATCGTTTGTCGCATGCGTTCGTCGTAGAGGCCGAGACGGATGAGGTCGTCGATCAGATAGCGATTGATGACTTGAAATTCGCCGGCGAGCACTCGCCGCAACAGCACGTTGTTGGTGAACGGCTCGAACGACTCGTTGTTTCCCAATATCTGAGCCGTCGTCGCCGTCGGCATGTACGCAATCAAAAGTGAATTGCGCAGACCGTACATGCTAATGCGCCGTTTGAGCTCGTCCCAATCCCACAGATCCGTGGGCGCGGCATTTTTCCACATGTCGTACTGCAAAATGCCGCGACTGGCCGGACTGTTGGCGTACGAGCTGTACGGTCCGTCTTTGGCGGCGAGTTCGCAGCTAGCCTCGAGCGCGGCATAGTAAAGCGTTTCGGCAATCTGTCGATTGAGCAGGCGAGCACCGTCGCTTTCGAACGGCAGCCGCAACATGACAAACGCGTCCGCCAGGCCCTGAATGCCGACGCCGATGGGCCGATGGCGCCGGTTCGACGCCTCGGCGCTCGCCAGCGGATAGTGGTTGATGTCGATGATTTTGTTCAGGTTTCTCACCACGACGCCCGTCGTTTTGCGCAATTGTGCAAAGTCGAACACGCCGTCGACGACGCACTTGTTGACGGCGATCGATGCCAGATTGCAGACGGCCGTCTCGTCGGCATCGCTGTACTGTACAATTTCGGCGCATAGATTGCTACACTTTATTATGCCAATGTTCTTTTGGTTGCTTTTGCGGTTGCAGTGGTCCTTGTAGAGCATGTACGGCGAGCCCGTCTCCACCTGAGTCTCGACAATGTAGCGATGTAATTGTAGCGCCTCGATTTGCCGGCGATAACGTCCGCGCGCTTCGTAGTCGCAGTAGAGCTTTTCGAACTCGTCGCCGTAACTTTCGTCGAGGCCGGGACACTCGTTCGGGCACATCAACGACCACATGCCTCTTTCGGCGACGCGTTTCATAAACAGATCGGGCACCCAGAGGGCGTACATTAGATCGCGCGCCTTGCAGTCCTCGGCGCCCATGTTGCGCTTGAGATCTAGCACCTTGAAAATGTCCGCATGCCACGGCTCGATGTAGACGGCGAGCGCGCCCTTGCGTTTGCCGCCTTGATCGACGTGGCGCACCATGTTGTTGAAGACGCGAATCATGGGTTCGACGCCGCTGGCGGTGCCGTTGGTCGATCGAATCGGCGAGCCGTGCGCTCGCACCTTGTGCACGTTGACGCCGATGCCGCCGCCGTACTTGGATATCGTCGCGCAATCGGCGAGTGTCGAATAGATGCCCTCGATGCTGTCCCGCTTGACGGTGAGCAGAAAGCACGAACACAGCTGCTGCTTGAGCGTTCCCGCCGCAAACATCGTGGGGCTGGCGTGCGTAAACAGTTTGCGACTCATCATGCGATACGTCTCGATCGCGCTCGGCACGTCGTCGGCGCCGTGAATGGCGAGCGCGACGCGCATTAGCATGTGCTGAGGCCGCTCCGCCACGCGATCGCCAATCTTGAGCAAATACCCGTTCTCCAGAGTGAGATAACCAAAGTAGCGGTAGTCGAAATCGAGCTTATGGTCAATGATTGCTTCCAGCTCGTCGCCACACTTGATCGCGTCAACGTAAAACGACTTTGAGACGAGATTGTGGGCGTATAGACGCTCGACGACTCGTACAAAGCTCTCGTCGACATTTTTGTGCATGTTATCGACGAGCAGGCGACCGGCCAACAGTTCATAGTCGTGATGTTGGACGGCCATCGAAGCCGCCACTTTGGCCGTTTCAATGTCCAACTGTTCGGTGGTGATGCCGGTCGTAATGTTTCTGACGACGCTCACCGTGACGGCGGCGGGATCGATGAACGCTTCGTTAAGACCGAAGCATAGTCCGCGTATGCGTCGTGTGATCTGATCGAGCTCCAACGCCTCGCGTTCGCCGTTGCGTTTTACCACGTACATATTGGATTGTTTCTACACTGTGTGGCGATCGAATGTCATGTGTGTAATGTATCGCGGATGCGTGTGAATTTATAACAGCTGGCAGAAAATAAGTAATTTTCTCCTTTCGTAAAAGATTGTGAAAAATTAAATATA